TGCGCATATGCCGCAGCAGCCGCAACCAACTAAGGCTGCAACGTACGCGGCGAATAAGATGCTTCCGCATACTCCAAATCCGACAAGTGCGCCTCCGTTCGTTCGAGGATTTGTGCAGGGAGCCGCGCCTGAGCTGAAAAAAGAATACCGCCCACTTGTGTCAAATGTCTTGTGGAACAGTCCGGATATATACAACGCGATTCGTTTCGCACACCGTGTCGGTAGCAGCATCGGCGGTAATGCACAAAAATGAATTGTATCAAGAGATTGCGGCGGCAGCACTCCTGCCGTCCGGTTGCGTTGGACTGCAGTAGCGACGTTGCCAAGGCAAACATTACGCAGTTGATCGATATGTAAATTCTGACTTTAGCCGCTTGAGAATTTTAATATTCGTTGTATAGTGCAAATAAATTACTGTAGTATCTCGAGAAAGGAACTGAACTATGCTGGAAATCAGGCGGAGTAAAAGCGCGGATACGCGCAGTGCAGACCATGAAGTCACGAAGGAAGAGTTGCTGTACAACTCTGAACAGCATATCGGCGATGTTCGGCAGGCTATGCGGTATTTTGCGGAGCGTCTACTGGCGACAGCAGAAAAGCACGACTGGACCAAGATCGATGGAATTGATCAGTTTCATCAAGATTTTCAACAAACGCAGCAGCACGGTGCAAAGTTTGAAGAACTTCCGTGGTATCGTCGTCATGTTGCTGAAGAGCGCCACCATCTGACCGACCGCGTGCCCGATGACGTCAATTTGTTCGACGTACTGGAGCGGGTGGCGGATATCACGATGGCGGGGATGGCTCGCAGCGGATCGGTACTCTCCGATTCCCTGCCTCCTGACGTGCTGGTGAAAGCATATCGGAATACAATCGAACTGCTGAAAAACGAAACTATCGTAATAGACTGAAAGGGTCTGATACATGGCTACATTTGGAGAAGCACTGGATGCGATGCGAAATGATTATACCGTGCAATTGCCGGACGGCAGTTCTTATTGCCTGTGCAGCAACGAGGAGTTGTTAACGGATATCGTATCGCCGGAGATTGCCAATATGATTGCAAGTCTATCGGGCGTACTGCGTCCCTTGTTCTTCAAAAGTGATCCTGCACATAAAGTCGCGCAATTTGGATGGCTACCGACGATGGATGATCTCTTGCGAGATGATTGGATCATTCCTGGGAAGTAAACCCATGCTTGTTTGTATTCGTATGAATACACAGGTAGATTACCAGTAAGCAGACCATGCCCTGCAGATGTCATACCAATAAAACCAGTTCAGAGGCACCGGCTTTACAAAATGGTTCCTCCTCACCATTACGATCTCCCGGTGAGCCGGTGTCCTCTGAACTGCCTTTACCCCGCTGTTTTCTCTGTGCGATGAAACACCTGATGCGGGCAAAAATCCTGTTTGAAGAATATTACACCGGGTATCCGTCGTATATCAAACTCATGATGAATACGCTGGCTGTTGCAGAGGGAAAGGTACGATCCGCCTTTCTGTTGTACCAACAAGTACAGGCACACCTTGACATGTCAGCAAGCGAGCTGATCGGACACACCGATCCACTGTCGGATGAAATCATTCAGGTTGCAAATGAAATCAGAGATGCTCGTATTCGCTTGAATACGGCACCCCTGTTTGTCCCGAATTTCGATACATTGTGTATCCGTTTACAGACATTGAAGATTAGGACGGAAGCACTTCCTGAAACCGCTGATACGCCAGCGTCAGCAGAGGCTCCAGATTCGGAACAACATTAGATCGCAGCGCTTCTTTGTATACAGCTCTGATCCGATCCGCCAGATACGATTCCGGACACTCCATGTACGCATGATTCAGTTCGCCGATCATACGAATGAAATACTGCGGATAGGACCGCAACTCTGTCGCATACGCTGCAGCTGTCCCCAGATGCTTAATAGTGCATTCCCAGCAGGATTCCCGTCCGTTCGGACGCCACACAAAACACTGATCCGATTGTTGTACGACCGCTGCGGGCAGGTGTTGCACGTCATTCTGTTCGATCAACTGCTCTACAACCTGCTGTGCGTCTTCTGTGTTGAAATTGATAAAGCGCATCGGTCATTCTCCGACTGGCTGCAGGTGTACATCCTGCTCTTCTTGCAGAAGCGTAAGATCGGCGCAACCTGTGTACACGGTGGATATGATACAGGCGGTCACTAATAGCAGTATGATTCGTTTCATTGCTGTACTCCTTTCCCGGTAATTGCTGCATTGGTCTGCATTGTGAACAGCGTGTACTCATATGCGTGGTTGATCAGTCCGTAGCAATCCGACCATTCCAACAGGCTGCTCGGATATGCGGTTGGCTTGATCACAGTCACATTCGGAAGCTCTGCCCAGCCTGCTTCGAAGAAACCTACTTCTTCCCGATCCATTGTACGGCTGAACGCTTCCACTGCTTTTGCTAACATACCGGAAGACTCATCGTTGTTGATGTCGCTATTGCACAGGATGAAGTAGATGTGTTCATACATATCGATCTCCGAGATTTTCGGAGTCGGTATCATGTTTTTCACACCACCGTCTTCATACCGTACACCGTTAATTTCAACTGGAGGAAATACACAGGGAATCGCAGCACTTGCCATAATCGTCTTTGCCGTAGCACCGCACCGCATCGACTTCCCGTCCCGACAACGTGTCACAGTTACCAACGCTTTTTCCATTGCTTGCGGTGTAATGTGAGCGGACAACAATCGATACATACCGTCCGGATTCAGCAACGCCGGTGTGTAACCAGGGATAAAGCTAAGCAGCTGTCGCCACTTAGAATATGGCTGGTACAAATCCGATACTCTGGTTTTCCGGATAATGGCTTCTAATTCTGCTGCGGACAATCCAGAAGCCATCAACCCGGCAATCGCCGCTCCTGCGGAAGACCCCCAGTAACAATCCGGCTGTACGCCAAGTTGCTGTAGCGCCTTCAGACAACCCGTCGCGCACTCAATTTGGCGAAGACCGCCTCCGTTAATGACACATAGAGTCTGCTTTTTCGTATCCATCGTGAAGCTCTCCTATCGTTACCATCACATAAGATACGACGGAACTTGCTTTGAGTCAATATGATACAATTAAGACTTCGACATATTCCAACCGGATTCCCAGCGCCGTATTGCTGTTACGACCTCATCTACCGTAATCCAGTCCATACACATCGGAATAATTTGACCGGAATTGGTTTTCACAGGATGTGCGCACAGGCTCTTATCCTGAGGCTTTCCGTCATATAGCGGGAGGACCCTGCTCTTCCAGCAACCACCTTTTGCATTACAATCCAGCATACAGCATGTGTGCAGGAATTGCGTTCCACGCATCTGCTGCCATTGTACAGGTTCTCGTCCTCCGGCAACACAGACACAAGGCCGGACTTTACGGATTCGTTCTGATGGCCCTTCCATCGACGCTGCGAGCAATGGGAAGCTCACCCCTGTCAGGACACCTGCAGAGTGATAAATCAACATCAGAGCCTGTCGTAAGGACGTTTTTCCGACAAGACTGACGACGTTTTTCAATTTTGGATGTTTATGCCAATGACTGTTGTATCCAATTTGTACGAACGTGATCTCGCCCTTCAGCCGGTCCACGACTTGCTGAAAGCGGTCATACTCCCACTGTTTATTCGTGAAATCTTTTTTACCGCCCGCGTTTAAAATCCAATATCGCGTATTTAATTGAAACGGCGGTTTTGCTTTTTCCTGCTCCGTGAAGTGCAGATCGACCCAGAATCCACGCTGTGGAATCGTCAGACGGAGCTCTGATTGCAGATATTGGCGAAAACCATGAATGAAATGAAATGGATGGGTGTCTGAGTATTGAATCAGCGGATAATGCGCTTCAACGACACGATCTGCGTTATTCGCGGTAATTGTTCTGTCCAGATATGGGTTGTTTTTCCAAATATCCGCATTTGCCCCGTTTGCAGCAACATTGACCCGAATATCGGGATATTGAAGTTTTAAATCACGTACAGCGGCAGTCAACATCAGATGGTCACCGGGGCACTGGTCATTCTTTAATAAAATGGAAGTTGGAGTCATTTTGATTGTTCATCTTTCACTTTTTTCATAGCGTTTAAAATTTCGTCCCATGGCGGTACTGTTCCACTGTAACGATACCAGCGCTCCGCTTTTTTTAACAACTCGTGCAGTTCTGGATAATCAGCAGATTCGTCATAAGCGTTACCGAGATGTCCAATAATTTTAACATGATTCAAGTAAAGATTAACTCGACTCTCACCAGTTTCAGTACCAGAATCCTGTGCAGATAACGATTCTTCCCATAGAACAAGCGCACGTCCGACGTGTTTTTCAACACAGAAAATACAACTATCTGTAGCTGTTATATTATTATCTCGAATCCAACGTGTAATTTCGTCTTCAATAACAGCCATTCGATGCCCCTGCTGCCTTGTTCGAGCACCGCAGACAGGGCATGGTTTGCGTGATACTTGTGCTACTGCCGCTGCTGGAGTTGCGGTATTCTGTTTATTCGCAGCATTTGTTTTTATGTCTATGTTCGTGTAGTTACCAGTTATTGTTGTCATAGGTATAGCCCTTAATTACAAGTATAATCTACTGTTGTGGTGCTGTCTTCCTGTACATCTCCAAGGTAACTATAATATCTCATAGTGCTTTGACGTCCAGTTTCGCCAGTAGCCGGACACACGGTTTCAGCTGTATCGATGTCGCAGCACGTTGGATCTTTTGATGCGGTGCACATAGCAGTAGCATCTACTGATATTGTGAATCCGGTTAATTGCCAGTATTGGACATCAAATTTAACGCCCTGTATGGATGCGCGGACCATGCAGTCAATACCACCAACACCTTTATAGATACCTTCTATCTCGTCGTAATACCTGCAGTTATTTTTATTATAATAACCACCCCAGCTTTCTGAAATCGATCCAGAAATTGAATTGTTCGATACACTTACAGGATGTTCTGGATTTCGATCGTTATATATTTGCATCTCTACCAAAGTTATATTAGAGGATATGCTACGCAGATCAATTTCTGTTTGCGGGACGGTCCTGGTACGCGTAAACGTTATTTGATTGTTTGCGAACAAAATATCTGGAACGTTGCGGTCAGTGTCGTATATATAAGAGTTGGTATATATTACCATAGCGCTGTCTACGCGAAGACCGCCAAAATTGCTACGTATCATTGTCGCTGGACATGTGGACGTTTGTGTAAAGTTAAAATGGTTGTTTTTTACAACATCAGACGTTCTGATAGGATATAAATAGCAATATAAATAACCGTCTATAACGATTGTAAATGTACTGTTTTCTAATCGATGTAAGAATCGATGTTCATTGACGTATATTTCCGTGAACCATGTTGCAGTATTCGTCCCATAACGCTCAATACATGTCAGTTCGATGGCACTATATTCCGCGAATATCTGACATAACGTTTTATACATATCGTATCTACCATCAGATTCTGTAGATGGATCTTCAGCAGCATCGTTTATATATGTAATATTCGCATCATCTACTATTATATTTGTTTTTTCTATAAAGTCACTACCTATATTCATGTCGTGATCATGATCAATCCAATATTCTCCCACAAAAGTGATATTACAATCATAGATTGATACAGATCGGATATTGATATGATTTGCTCTAATTTCACACGACTCCATTCTAGAACAATAATACCACGTGGTACTCCATCGATTACTCGGAACCATGCCGCAATACGTACTTATCTCAAAAGCGTTGGCATAATAAAGAGCACCCCCTTTATATTGATATTCAAACACTGAATTATATACCTCTAATCCTGACTCTGATGATGAGATATTTATTAGGATTTCCATCGTAGCGCTGCTACGATATTCCATATCGTTATAATCGTTTAATGATGTTGCACCGATTATGCTGCAATTATGTAATTGAATATTATATGCTATGGAGCGAATGGATAGAATACATCCACGTTCGCCGACCGTACCAGATCCCCAGATCTGATCGGACCCATAATAATGAGAATCGAATATAAAATTAGTAGACGTGAAATTATCCACTATGATTGCGCTTAATATACGTATAAAATTGAGGCGGGAGTATACGCCAATCGGTAAATCCGTTGTTAACGTTATGTTTTTCGCATATCCGACCTTGTTTATATCACACCAGTCAATTGCCTGATGTCCAATGTAATGAATACTACTATTAATTAAACATTGATAGCCGTAAAGCCATCTATACACTACATTAACCGGATAGTAATCGGCATCTTTTCCGGTAAACGTGCAAGATTCAAACCAACAATTTAAACCATACAATAAGTGAAAGTCATCCGATGCAGAGATTCGTGACTCATTGCTTGAATCTGTTAACGCATCTACCTCGTTTTTAAAATTATCTACATAATTCCAAACAAATTCAACATTCCTAAAATACATGGAACTTACTGAAATTAAATACAATCGGTCATCCTGGTCTATTATGGCTTGCGATGCGTTGATATAGCGTATAAACCCAAGTTTTGGATTTATTATCGGTTTTTCCGCGCTATCCCAGGCTTCAACCAATACGCGCTGTCCGCCTGTGATGACACCACATGTTGTGCCTTTTGCAAAGATTTGATAATCGACAGTACCTTTCAACTTAATGCAGACAAAGCACCCGCACGTAGTCTTTACATAGCATTCAGCCAACCGCAGTGCTGTATTTAAATTTACATATGGATTTTCCTGGGTTCCTGCGCCTGTTTCAACGGGTCCACGTAATGCTCCAGTCGTCTGATCTGCTATATCTCCACCCGTTATCGAATTTACATAAATGATCTTTGCTTTATACTTCGTATAGGTCAATGTAAGCGGTTCACCATTTATAAATACGTGATTTTCGTAATCACGCTTATTACCGGTAAGCGTCGGTATTGTACACTCACCAGTTTCATTGTACGCAAATGCGGAAACCAATCGAATTCCTGAATTATACATACCGGAAATACTTCGATTCACCACGTTTCCTTCGCTATCCAGCGGAATTGGTATCACAGTATCTTCATTCATTTGCAGACGACGAGCTTTCTGGTTCATCTTCTATTTCTGTACTGACGCAACTTCTGGAGAAATACATAATCTCTGGTATACCTGACATATGATCTTGTTGTATGTACTCAGTACCGCTAACAGACAGAATTCGACCTATTTGTTTATATGCACAATATTGAATGCCCAGCGCACTTGGAGTGCTGTATGAGGACCTAATTACGTATGTCCCATATTTAATGCCGTCCGGAGGAGTCACACCGGTTGGGTATGGGGCTTGGTATATAAGCAATATGTACTGACCAGTGCCTTCCAATACCGTGTCTTTAACCGTAAAATTAGACCCATTTACCATACAGATACTTCTACCGCTGCCGGCACCGTCAATAACACTATAACCGGTTTCAGTGCTTATAATCGTAAAATATCCGGCATATCGTGGCGGTGACAGCAAATCTGCTGGATGGTTGAGTTTCCATACATAATCAACTTTTGTAGTTGTTTGATATCCGATACTGGCGATTACAAGAAACAAGCGATTGTCTGGTGACAACGGATTTGTAGTTGTCCAACTTAAAGTATACGAGTATCGATTTAATACCGCATATAAAGTGGTTCTAGTTGCAATCGCGTTTTCATACGCAATTCCTGCAATAAATTGTATGCGGTGTGGATCGTCGTATATAATACCACCAGACAGCGTGATTTTAGGTGTTCGAAATGCGTTTGTTACATATTTTACTTGAGTTACATCACCCAGATCAAACTTAAAATGCAACGAAAAGCTCTGTGAAAGCATGTAAGCATCTGTAAAGACAGAAAAGCAGTGTTCCTGCTCAATGATGGTTAGTGCATTTCTACTTTTTTCGACGCGGCCAATAATCCAGCAGAAAAAACCAGGTAAATTTGGCAATCGATATAAATCTTTCGTATCAGCAAATACCAATACACCATAATCTACCACCTGATTAGCATCATATGCGACATACCCCACAATCAAATAAACGGCGTTATCTAATGTGTTAAATGTAACAGGTACTATATTGCCTTTGATCGTACAATCTTGTGCTGCCGGAAATGCTCCATACTGAAAGCAGATCGACTTTGCTTTATTATCATGGATGTAAACACGTCCAGGCCGTATGCGCAGTTGCATGTTTGTTACTTCCATTTTAAAAGCCATCTCTTGCGATTGTACGATGATTCCTCCACCACCGCCGCCCTCGTTATATTTATTCACAGTAACGCTTGGCATTGGAAGTGAGACAATGGGTTGTCTTGCAGCAGGAGGCCTGACCGGACCAAATGTAAGCCCGTTCGATCCCCCATCTATAGAGCATTCAAGCTGCTTAATCCACTCTCGGTCTTTCTCCAATGCCTGTGCAGGAGAGAGCCAGTCAACCCATGTGAATGTGTTATAGTCAACCGCCGTATTGTCCACGCAGACCGTAGTGTTTGTATCCTCCGTGACACCATTAGATGAGACTTGATAGTATGACGCAGTCCATGCAGCATTCACATCTGCGGCAGTTAATTGATAGTCGGTTTCCAAATCTCCAGCACCAACGACTCCCGGTAATGCTGTTGGGAGCCGTAGAATAGACTCGGGAGCTGGATTGTTACAACTCAATTCCGGAATAATTGCATTTTGAATTTTGTCACTGGCAGGACAATTACTCATTGGCAGGTACTCCTACTACAATCTGCATATTCAATAAACCGTTGATCGAAATATCACCGTTCACCGGTTTCAATCCGTTGATTAATCGAATACCTTGTTTTCGCGCCGTTTCTGGTAATACAACAAGCGGCGCAGTAGCTGCGACAGAGATCGTGGTTTCCGTCGCTGTAATCTGTATAGAATCGCTGCTGTTTAATTCTACCGGTAATGCGTTGGTCACATCGCTTTCCATGTTTTCTGGGTACATCACAAGGTACGGTTCAATCTCAATATCCGTAACTTGTATTGAGGACTCAGGACGTCGGATGACAAGATAAATGCCGTCCGCTTCGTATTCAGTCAAATCGTCAGTCAACGTGATCGTAACCGTACGGGAAAACTGCGTCAACGCCGGATAATAGGAACAACTCTCAAATGTTAGTGTGGCAGTCTCTGATGTAATTGTGCCACCGCAGAGTGTCCGACCCTGTGACACAGAACCGGCTGACGCAACATCCGACGTCCTCCAATTGATCTGTAAATCCAGAATGACATCTGACAATGTGCGATACATTGTATGGTTCGACACAAACAGTGGTGCAGGATTATAAATGCTCATAGAAAGTCCATTGCCCTTCCAATCTGAATGTCGTTCGTTGTCGTCACAATTTTGATTGAACTTCCAATATCCGATACCAGCGCGATCGATTCACCGGTCATCGCGTCTGACAGGATACCGTTCGCTCCGACAACTTTCAGCGCGGTGATCGGACGTTGCGTGGAAGATACACCGATATTGGATTGTACCGACACCGTTCCATCTTCTGACACATCGAATACGTCCGAATCAAATATAATCCCTCTGACCGGTGATTGCTCCAGTAACACATCAGAAAATCCGTTTACATGACGAATACGGACGGTCGCCGGATCAAACACCAACGCATCCGCATTCAGTTCCAACTCCATTGGAAGTAACTTTGCGAACGCATAGAACATCGATGTACCGCGAAGGACTCCGCAGTATTCTCCGTTTTGCAACGCATATCCCGTTGCCGGTTGTCCCGACTGCAACCCAGTCGGCAGCGTATCGCTGCGATTGGAGAACAGAACATCGCAAATATCGGTTCCCGTTTCATCCGCAATGTACCAATGCTGGCGAAATTCTGTATCTGATGAAATCGGATCTGTATGGATTCTGGAGACATGCAGAATTACGTCCGTTGCCAGACGTGGACAAAGCAACGCACCATATATCATACCAGCCGGCAGTCTGTAGTTTTCATACAGAATGCGACTGCTGTCTGTCGTAAATGGATAAAACGATGGTTGTGCAAAATTATTAAGAATCATGGAGCGGATTCCTTTCGTACAGCGTTACACCGGTACCGTTTGCATAATACAACGCATATTTGCGATTTTCCAGCAGTTGATAATTGCGCGTATACTCCGTTTTACCATCTACTGTCCGTGACGTATACGCGTCGTCCAACGGCATCTTGGAAAAGTCCCGAACATTGCCGGGAGATAAGACCGTATCTATGTAATCTTCGGAATCGCATGGGGGAATTGCGCTGACAAGGTCTGCCTGAATGACCGCAACACGATTGCTGACACGAGTCAGTGGTACAGTACCGTACGTACCATACGACAGCCGAAGAGAGATCTCTCCCTTTTCATTCGGCATAATTCCGTTGATCGATGTAATCAGCGTGTCGTCGATCTCTTCCGCATCGGTGGAAACACGATTGAACTGGTTTCTCTGATCTGCGGACATGGAAATAGTAACCGTTCCTAATTTGTTTCGTTGATAGGAGAGCGCAGCCGCGTCGATGGATAGCTCTACAGTATCCGTATAACGATGTAGTACGCCATCGATCATGACATCGTAAGTACGGGGTGTTGTATTCGCGTCTGGTTGCACGTATATGAAACAGCGCCTGATCTGTGCATCGGGATCTCGGTACGACGCGGTAACGCCGTCCAGCGCACCAGTACGAACAATCGCGGAGATACAATTCTCGTGTTCCGCCGTCATACGCAGTATTTCGTTACTTTGATCCGTGATCAAAGATGCAAATGGCAAATTGTTTTGTCGAAGCGACAAGCTCAATACGCCATTTTCAATATCCAGACCTGCCAGATAAATCGGAGCATCGGACGCTGTCGTAATTTGAATGCTGGTGATTGCACCCGCTGCTACTCCGGCAGATGTATGCAATGTCAACCACGGTCGATTAAAACTCCGACTTTGCGGCAATGTGTTAATGTATTTCATACAGACGCTCCGCTGCTGCTACTGGTTGCGGGTACATAGGCTTGAAGTGCTACGATGCGAATATCGGACTTCTGTTTTGCAATTGTAACGCCTTCTTCTGATTCCCAGGTAACGTCCAACTGCAACACATGTTCCGGCATTTCCGGAGCAGGCTCCGGCAGATAGAAACTTTCCTGTGCATTCGATTTGTAATATTGCTGCGATAAGGAAAGAACAAACGCTTTTGTGTAATAGTCGTTTTGATGCATCTTATCGATCGTAATGTCGATTTGTCGCGATGTCCACATAGTCAACGGTAGCTCGTCTGAACCATAGCCAGATTCTTCTAGCGTTATACCGCTTTCGTACGCTACTGTCTGCTTGATCTTAGGTTCGAACGCACCGCGCTTGCTTTCACCCTGCGAATAAAGTGCAAGCCAATATGCTGCGCTGACATATCCGTCTGCAGCAGGTTCCGCATGCTGCAGCGTCAACACTGCATGAATTTTTACGTTTGTTTCCGTGCAGCGGACGCAGGTATAGCTCAGCTCAATCGTCAAGGTATCCCGCAACGGCACCACTTGGAATTGATAAGATTGCTGCCAGATAAATGTGTTCCAACGCGCCACCATACCCTGATAGGACATCAGTGTACCCCAATACTGTCGGGTTGGATCAAATCCCAGCAGATGATATGCAACGTCATTTAACGCATGATACAGTCGCCACACAAATGCGTTCAGCTCTACATAACTTTCACATGGATCGCAATTGCTGCCGTCTTTACAGAATACGATGCTTTGCTGATCTTGACTGGCAATTGCATCGATTCCGACGCATTCGCTGGATAATACCGATAGGTTGCCGTCGTCTGCGGCAGACACCGTCTGAATCGTCTTTACATACGGATGTCCTTTCGGTGCATAAATCGCACCTTCATATCCTGCGATAAACTGATAGTCTACGTCAGTAACGCCGGCGCGTTCGTTTCCGTAAGCCATTGCCAATTGCTTGCTGTGAATATACTGCTGGTATCGATGTTCCGGCGTGTCTGTGAACGACGTTGCGATCATCAGCGCATCCGTATCGGTATCTTCGAATTGAATGTTCTTTCCCGCAATCAATTGTACGGTACGCTGACCGCAGAGTGTGTGCCATGCCTCTGCGGTTGTATCGGCGGGAATGCACTCTGTACCATCACCATTTATAAATTTCAGCATCAACCCACCTGTGTCAGATATGTGCTGATCATATTCAGCATGGTATCCAGGTTAGACTGTGTCGATTCCATGCGGGCGGCGCGCTCATTCAGCTTTCCTATGTTATCAATAATAACCTGCAGGTCGGCTTGCGTACAGCATGGTTTTCCGTTGGTATCTTTGATGATCAGCGCGCCTGTCGATCCTACTACACTCTCAACAGACAGTCCAATATCATCACCGTTTTCAACGACGAACTCGATATTGCCGGCGTCATCCGGAGGCACGTCGTTAATCGTGCGAATCGGTGCCCCATATGCATCATAGATGTAATCCGCGAGATCGGTATCGCTCATGATCTGACTGTTGGAATCTGTCATCTGAAAATCGCTGCAGGAGATCGTAACGGTTGGCGTCTGTACACCGTCTACTGTTTCGACTTTCGTATCAAATGTAATTCCAGTACCTGCCTGTATATTTACGACGCCGCCGAACAACTCGTTGTTTACGACCAGCCCAGCCAGCCAATCCGTTACTTCCAGAATACAGCCGGGAGCGATTTTACCCTGCTCCAGGGTCAGACTTGTTGCGACGGACATCGTATCCAACATAGCGGTTAATGTACCTACGACGATGTATCCGTTGATGATATGACCGCTTCGCGGAAGATGCGCTTGAACTTCCACCTCTGTTCCCGGTGGTGTGTTCAACGCAACCGTGCAGATGGTACCAAGATTGATGGTGGTACCGTTCACCCTGGTGGAAAGACCGAACTGCGCAGACACGCCGTCCATGATCACAGAACTGATCCAAGTCTGATTCGGATCGATTTGCCCGCCGACCTGTAAAGTCATATCCAGCAGAATAGACGGAGGCAGCGTACCGGCTACTGAAGCTGTGGACGGATCCAACGGATATGCCCTATGATAGTTTTCATCCAACCACTCTCGCAACAATCTTCCCATAGATCCTCCTTATACCAGCTGCAAACCGACTGTCATAATCGAGATGTTAGCGGTCGGATTCACCGCTGCAATCTTCAACACCAATAATCCGTTACTTGGAAGATTGGACAGTGCGTCGCTCTCCAGATAATACAGGCTTTGCGGACTGCTGGAGCTGATATTGCTGAAGATGAATTCGGTTTCCGCTGCGATACTGACTGGATTGCCTGCGGCGGGTGGTCGTTGGATAGTGACTGAACCGCGAATGCCGTTAATCGCGCTTCCGTTCCCCTTCAGCCACAGGACAACTTTCCCTTGCTGATTGCTGGATTCATGGTACGGAATGCGTACAGTCCCGGAGATCGAGCTATTGATTCCGGCGGGAAGTACGTAACAGACGTTACTCGGAGCTCCGCCGAGCATCGCACCGTCCGCGTTGACCAGCATCATGTCGATTAATGATTGCGCGCTGGTGGAGGAGCTGATTTCCAGGCATCCCGGTATGGTCTCTCCAGATGCGTTGGTTCTTGGATTGATCGCAATCCCTGCACCTGCATACAGTTCCTGTACGATCGGACCTGTTTTTACACCGGATTTGTTAAATGATGTAACTCCGATTCCCGTGTAATCATTTTCCTCTGAAACGGAAAAATCCATGCCGAGAATGACGGTGCCGGCAACTTTATTTGCAGTCAGCAGCTCATTACCGTCTTCGACTGCAATCGCACGTACTTCCGGATCAGTGCCCATGTAGGGAGTAATTCCGTGAAGCATACATACATCCGACGTACTGATTGTAAAATTGACATACAATGTGTTGTTATACACACCCCACATGCTATCTGGCTGCTCCGCTCCTTTGTACGTAAAGGAAAGCCCAGTTGTATTCGATTGGAGCAACGCGCGAACCGGTGCATCGTTAGTATCCAGATAATAAAACTTGGCTCCGGCGGGAAAACCGCCGCTACCTGATGTGACGGATCGCCAATTCGCGCTGCTCAATGTCAGTGCGGTATGCGAATGTCCTCGCGTTTCCGGCATTCCCGGATCCAACAGGAGTTTTCCGGATGTTGTGTAAGTGAAACAGAACACCGGCAGGTTTGCGGTAAAAGAATTGCTGTTGGATGCTTTTCCGTTTGTTGTTAGAAAATAACGTCCGGCAACTTTATTCGGGACCATCCGTTGAATCAGATCCGGATCGCTGATCACACCGCGAAGAAGCAGCGTTCCATTTGTGTTTTCTCCGACATCGGTCAACAGTACACCTGCCACGTAAGCGCTGGCAGCGGGAAGCATACTCCCGTCAGCCGCCGGTTCTGAAGCCCACTGTGCAGCGGCAGGAATATATCGACCGGTCGTGTCATCGTATGCGATCAGCATCCCCTTCTGACAGTCGGACGTAAATCCGATGTCCATTGTGATATAGCCGCCGCTCTCTGTCGATGTCGCCATCGCATTATACAAAAAATCAGTTCTGTCCGTCAGCAACTGAATAATTGGATTCAAATCCGCTTCCGCAAATCGTGTCACACCATCTGTGATCTGGGGAATGGTAGAGGGCCAATTCACACTCATACTGTCAGCACTCCTTTCGCGGTAATTTCGGCGTTCGCAGCCTTTGTCACTGCATCAATCGTCGTATATGTCAACACTAGATCCTCTTCCTTAGTCGATCCCCGCATCACCAGCGCAATCGCGTATACCTTACGACCGTCCGTGAACGACGCTCCGTATGATTCCGCACCTGCCGACGAAGAAATAAACGACATTGTATTCTGATTGCTACCGGCAGGTGTCACCTGTGCGGTTCTCAGAATACCGCCGAACTTCGATGCATTGGAAAAGAAATAAGATGCCGTGGCATTGCTGGGAACACTGGGGGCGGTACCTGTCGTGTTGTGGAACAAATACATGCCGTCAATGTGACGACTGCCACTCAGAGCCTGATACAGAACTTCGGTACTTTGAAGCAACATAAAAAATCCTCACACAATAAATTGAACTTTCGCTGAATCTGTGATTGATATCGTTTCCGCAGCAGACTCTACGGAACTACCAGCAGCGCCGCTGTCTATTAGCGAACATTCAGACATCGTAATTGCTGCAGTAATACACTGCTGTGTTAACTGCATACCGTCCTGTACCAGGTACCGACCAAGCGCTCGCTGCGTTCCACTATCAGGTATACCATACCACACATTCAATAGGTTACAACCACGCGTTTTCAGGAGTTCGATCAGCTCCGCGCCTTGAAAAACACCGGAAATGACCGATAGCTCCGGATATTCTTCCAGGATGTTCGGAAAATCTGCTACCCGCATGTCGCCCATGATTCCTGCAGCATACGATCCGGACAGCGGAAAATAAAACATTGTCGGTTCTTGTTGGTCTGCTGTCGTCCATTGAGCGCCTTTTTGTAGCGAGGATTGTGGCTGTACATCGTTTTTACGAGCGCAACGGGATGCACAGACATCACCGCTGTCCAGCTGCAGAAAGTCATACGATCCCTCTGCCCACACTCGATATACAAGATCTGCATGCATCGGAACGCCAACAGATCGCGCAGCATTGACCGTAGTACCGCTGATGCCGCAGGTAACCTGCGCGTCGGTCAGTGCGTTACCGATTGCCTTGATCGCAATCGGATCTGTTGCAGTGCTGTAGTAGATCGCATCCTGCGGTCTGTGGGTAATCCGCATCTGTCCACCTACTGCTAGAAAGACGCACCGTACTCCTTTTCCACGGTGAATGATCGTGCCGTGCTCTGCAGGATTATCTCGAAATAAATAGCCGGTATCGCACTCTTTGAAGTCCACGCCGCGCATTAAGAATTGATCCGCCGTTGTGGATCCGATCAGTGTCAACCCGGTTGGGAGCGCATCAATATAATATGTCCACTCGGAGTTTTTCTGAGAACCTGCGACAGTCAATACAGTGACATCATCGCCGGCTCGATATTGATTTTGCACGATCCGCTCCAGCGGGATGTCCAATACCGTATACCGGGCTCTGGTTGCAGGGTGCTCCGACATCGTGCTGGATACCTGTTCCGTATTGGACAGACGATCCGTTGCGATTCTAAGCACACGCATCGCATATACAGGCAATTGCTTCGGTTTAATCAGCTTCCACCATTCCGGTGTCAACAGTGTTGTAAGATTATCCAGCATAATTCACAGCAATCCCGTCATTGAAACAGTAAACAGCGATCGGACGCGCTGTCGATGTCAACAAACTGTCAAGACTCAAGCCGCCTGTCGTCGTCACAATCCTCGGCGCGTCCCCATACAAAATACGAGCTGTGTAGAAGGTCGCAGTCGTCAATGTAATACCGCGTTCGCGTAAAAATACGGTGATCGTACTGTCATTCAAAGCGTCCGTACCGAGCGGAAGACTGGAAATGTAAGTCTGCAGCTCGTTCAGCACTTCATCTGTGACTGTGTCGCCGGCAGCTACATGCAGCTCCAGATCAATCTGTACAATGACCGGGAGTTTCGATAGAAATGTATAAGGCGTACTCGGCTCTTCTCCCGCAAACACGGTTTGTACAGCGCTCAGGGTCTTCAAACCACGAACCCTTACAATAACCGGGGTTTGATCTCGAACGCTATCTACGACGATGCGCACCGTGCTATTCGCGTCCCCTGTTGCCTGTGATTGATCATATTGAAAGTTGTAGGTAATCCCATATTGATTGGCTACCTCCACCACTTCATATACACCGGTGCCGTCGATTTCACATATAATCTGTCCGTTTGTTGAGCGGCAGACAGCGTCGATATCCCAGACTTCCGGAGCATTCACTGTTTTTATATAGACAGGAACCTGTCCGATCGCACTGTCCTGTTTCCTGCCCGGTTTTACGGAATTCACAACCAGCGGCAGTCTGCGGCGAAGCGCCGCATTCATACTGTATTCCCCGGAGAATGCTGCTGGGAACAAAACATCCTGGATTGCGGCGGCTTTCTCTGCATCCGTCATTTCAACGCGTCCACCTGTAATCGCAGAACCGACGCAGACGTCGTACACCGTACTTGGCGCGTCCGACCAGTTCAGCGGAGACCCTTCCGACAGCGCAATGTTGGATTGATCATAGGCAGTCACCGGGATTACCGCTTCATAGGCATTGGGTCCCCGGTATGTCAGCACGTTGGCACCGTCCGCAGCGGATATGAACCATGTTGTAGTATCGGATACCGTCAATTGAACGTTGTTCCAGGTCAGTATCGTGCCTTCCATAATCGACACAGGAGTGGACAACTTTGTCATCATGATCCGAGCAGTCCCGGATGCCGCGCGGTTTCTCGTCGAATCCAAACCGAGCCGTTCCATCCACAGATTCAACTCAGCGGAATACTGCGCCGGATTTCTGAGAATCGCCGCCAAATTCAGTTGCTGTTCCGCGTCTTGTATATATTGATCGGTCAATGAACCCAGTGTCGCCACTGGTTCCGCGATCAATTCACGTACAACGCTGCCGACTGTCCAGTCCACCGAAGGATAGGCAGCGCGCAGCTCTTGAAAGATAATGGTGCTCAATGATTCTGCCATATTACTGTATCACCACGGCGGATACCGTGTCTCCTGTTGTTTTCACCATATGCAATGTCACTTGAATCGATGTTCCGGACGTGTCGATCGTAAAATACAAATCCGAGATCTGAACGGTCGGCGTATTCAACAACTGTTTTAAATATGTCTGACAGCTGTTAAGTTCACTCTGCAGCGCGGATGTTGCACCGGTTGTCACTTTCGTCAGCGATTGGTAGATCCCCTCTCCGTTAAAAATACGGAGTTGCGGGTCATTTCGCAGCAATGCCAGAACCATCGCGCGTTGAATCAGCGGGTCTACCATATGCTGCCGCTGTACTACGACGTCCAAGGTATCGACCGCCTGATCCACAGGTAAATCCAATAAAAAATCATTCGCCATCTTCTGTGATCTCCACTGCTGAGTTCTTAAACGTCGTCAGCGCGTCTTCTCTGGTGCTGCGTGCCATCAACAATGCGTTATACGTCTTTGCAGCTTCATTCAGCGACTGCAGCACCTGAATCACCCGATATTCGGGAGCATCTTTTTTCAACAGCGTTTCCCGCATCTCAGAAGTCAGCATAGACGACATATCAGACAGCTCCGGAAGCGTATTCAGCGCGTCCACAGGAGGTGCATCAGCTTCCGCAAGTTGCTGAAAGTACGTATTCAGCTGCATTTTGATCTGATTGACGGCATTCAAACTAGTTGTTGGCATAAAACGCTCTCCGAATCATCTCGCGGTCTTCATTGAACTTTCGAGCGATTGAGGACGCACGTTGGCTGACAGCAGATTCCGAGATCCCCAGTCGTTTTGCCATTTCGAAGCGGTTCAGCCGTTTTGCTCCACCGAACCCGGTAGACCATTCGTAAATTTTTTTGTCTATGCGGTCCAGCTCTTCGTAAATGTATCGATCGTACAGATCTAACGCGTGTTCCACAGAAGAACCGGTCAGCGAGTCTCCATGTTCATCCTGCGTGGCGCTTTCCGAGGTCGTTCCACCATAACTCATCAGCTTGTTGATCTTCTTAATGCTGATTCCCATCAGATCGGACAGCTCTTCGACCGTAGGCTCCTCTCCGTGTTCCAATTCATACTCGTCCCGCGCTTTTTCAATTGCTCTGCGTTGAAGTGCCGCATTCTCCGGAACGTAGATCAAGTTGCCGCGCTGCGCCGACAGCCGCTGCAACCGCTGCAGATGGTTGAATACATGAGAAGACAGTTGCGTCTTCTTAGAAGGGTCATAGGATTTCACTGCATTCAACGACAAAATCCGAGCCTGCGTTTTATAGCTGGGATCATCGTTCGCGAATGTATGAATCGCGCGATCGATCGTAGGGGTCAACTCTTGCAGCAGCGCACCGGCAACCGTCTGATCCCCTTGTTGATACCTCTTCCACGTAGGAAATCGCGTGTTCACCGCATAATCTGGACGTTTCGTCAACGGCGCGGTAGACAACAGTTCGTCAACCGGATCCGAATCTGTTTCGACATTAGAAGCTGTGCCTCGCGCCTGATACACGGTGGAGAATACCTGATTGACGGGATTGTCGCCATCAGACCCAGGATCTAAATTACGAGGTGTTCGCTGACGGTTGAACAGCGCATTTTGCGGTTGTTTGATATCGGCGCTGCCCGGATTGGTATGAAATCCTGGTTCCGGCATGGCTGTCTCCTTTATCTATAAATCGTAGAATCTACACCCAGCGCCTCATTTTCCTCCAGATTCCGCACATGCGTTAAACTGATTCCAGCGCTTACGTTTAATGTACTGTTTGTCAATGTAATCGACAAGCTCCAGGATTGGAATAATCCAACAACCGTATCCCGCTCCGGATCGCTGTCATCGACGATGCCGCTCGTACTTACAGTGCTTGGAATCACAGCGCTGACAACATGCCCCAAATGGCTTCTGGTATTCAGTAATACGATCAGCGGTACATTCAACACGGCAGTCGACGTCGCACGGTTCAATGCCGCGTACGAAGATTTTGCCAGAAGGATCGCCCACTCGCGTGCCCAGTTGTTCATATACTGAATCGTCTGTGTCGTTGTCGCAGTATTTTCCGTAGCAGGAGTTCCGGCACTGGTAACCGGCGTTTTATTCGCAGTGATCGGAACCGACTCATAAGCGTCGCGCATCCCGAACGACAGCCAGAACGGTAATGTGATCATGACAATCGAACGAGTTGTGCCAGCCTGCCGTAACTCAGAATAATCGCCTTCGATCAGCTTCGGCTTTCCATCGACAACACTTTCCATACAGACAACGGTTTGATTCAAACTCACCATACCCTGTGTCTGCGGTTGCGGTACATACGGTGTGTATTTTACAGCAACGCCGTCAACCTCATTCCGGCCTTTACTTTGAATCGTATGCTTCGGGTTGATAATTTCGCCCAACGTAAACGCATGCGAAATCTCCTTGCTCCACGCCATCAGCGGTATCACATTCATTTTCAGCCCCGGCATGCTGGTCGATAAGAAATCCGGAATCACCGACAGATAGAACTGGGAAATGATCGATGTGAATGTCTGATAAAACGTATTGCTCTGGATTCCGCGTAAAATTTGAGATTCCAACCAGTCAGTCAGAGGACGAAGTTTACTGGTGGACAATCGCATGGACGGACATGTATTGGTGTTTACAACGTCCATGAGCTTTACTTTAGACGGAACTGCTTGCTTATCCGATCCGATATAATCCAGCATCTTTGCAGTATACTCCGCCAAATTTGCTTCTGGCATTCCATTTCTCTGCGCGATATTTTGATCGATAGCAAGCTGTCCCGACAAGCTGCCGACACGGTTAAAGGCGCTCTTTGTAATCGTGCTGACGCTGCCGGGAGCCTCTGCAGCAAAATAGAGCGTACCCGGAGAGAGCGCATCCGCAAACTCCGCAGCGCATGCGATCTTCAAGGTTCGGTGCATCGCCATGCTTTCACCGGTCAATGCCAGATCCGTGGCGGTCAATAAAATTTTCCCGTAGATCAGCACATAGTCGGTAGATTCACCTTCTTCTGACGACAGCGTCAATACAACCGATGCTTCTGATCCATACTCAATTTCCGGCAACGTGGAACCCTGTTCTTCAGCACTCAGCAGTTCGATTCCCTGAGCCACCATGACCCGGCATTCCGGAAATCCTCCAATCTGTGCCTGAATCTGGATCTGCACAACTGGATACACACTATCGCCCATGTGCAGCTCCAGCTTTTCAATCATATACGAGCTGTTGAATGTATCACTCATACCGCACCGTCGCACAAAGCGCCTTTATGACCCGATCCACATCCGTGTCACCGGCAAACTGCACCGTGCTGCCGGTGCCGAACGGACATACGGACGCCCACTGAACAACGTCTCGAAACGGCGGTAGTACGACAGGCTCGTTCGATTCCTGTGCTTCGTATGCATACGTGTTATACGGATCAAACTCCGTGACCAGCGAAACCCATTGCTCAGAGCTCTGCATCAAGCGAATGCAGAATTCCGCCATCGCTTTTCGCTGCAGAGACGGTGCTTTCGCAGAGATTAAGCGTTCCAGATATACTGCGCGGTTTGCGGACAGTATGCGCCGGCTGACTGTCGTATATCGATAGTATGGCCCAACTTCAGGAACACCGTCCACCAGAATCCCATAGATTTTATTGATGTCATTGCTCATGGTTGCCAGGACCCCAGAATGTTTACTGCGACTGAAAGATATACCATACCTTGATCGTCCACCAATCGAACCACCATATTATTCAGGATGCCGACGAATCGTCCAATCGATTGGGAGCTTCCGCCACGAGTGCCGATTCCTTCCCGGAAAAACGTGACTTCTGCTTTCCGTTCCGACATCGTCTGAAGATTGATATATGTACGCATCAGAGAATCCGGAATGTCTCCATCTGAACCACTATCAGTACACCGCGTATACGGACCTTCCAGAAACTCTGCCTCATAAATACCGATCCCTCCTTTGCAGCCAATCGCATACAACGCACCATCCGCTGTCGCATCCACCTGCAGCCGCGCGCGTTGCTGCCCTTGAGACACATTCACCATATTAAACGACGTCAGTGTTCCTCCGATCCGCAAACTGACAGACGCCTGTACTGCGGTAGTAGGCAGCGGTTGCTGTATAATCCGAGGATTTAAAAAAAGCGATGACGGCATGAATTACCCCCTGCGCAGATTCTGCAATAGAATCGGCAAATCATTTTGCAAAAATTCAAAAATACCCTGAACCGGATCATTGGAATCCGCCAATCGCATCAGATCTAATACCATTGCCTGCTTTGTTTCCAGACTGGTTTCCTTTGCGGATACTTTGCTGACGGTCTGTGCGGCGCTGGAGAGCATGGTTTCCGCGTGTGTCAGAGCTTCGTCGTCAAAACCACGCGCACGCAATTCACGACGCGCTGCTGCTGTCAGCTTGCCACCGGACACGCCGGAAACAACGACTTTATCGTTTTCGATCCGAATATGCTTCCGTAGCTGTGAACGTTGCGCGTTCGTCAGATGTTCTGACGCAGTATAAACGCGTGTCGCAACATCCAACCATTCTTTTTTCTGTTCATCTGTGATGGAAGAATCACCCAGGAACAGTTGCTCGTTCACATACTGATTCACCCGTGATCTGCGATCTACTGCACGTTGCAAACGCTCTCTTCCCGCGCTCGTATACAAATCTTTGATCTGATTTGTGTCAAGCGCCATTTGAACGAGGTTTCCGGACGTTTCGTTTTCGGTATTGGCTGCCCATTGCCGCAGTGCTTCCTGACCTTCACGATCGTTCGGATTCTGCTGCAACGTCAGCAGCGCAACCCGCGCAGCATTCTGTGTTTGCTCGTATTCCGTATCAGTCAACGTAGAATCTGTACGTTTCGCGCCGGCGACGATATCTCCGGTCAAATGCGCGTTTTGAATCAGACGACTGTAAATCGTCCGCAACTGTTTTGTAGGGTCGGTCTCTTTCTGATCGCCGGTAATTGCGGTATACCGTTCTTGAATCCGTGCACGATCTCGATCCGAAAGATTGCGCAGCGTCATACTGTTCAGCTCGCTGGCGTTGTTGATCATGCGCACAGTGTCCGAAGACAACCCCACCGCGCCCAGCAACATATCGGACAATGTAGAACGCTCTTCACTGCCAGCGCGCGTACGACTGACGATGTGCTGCAGAATTCCTTCAAACCCGCCTGCGCGGCCGCTTTCATCCAGAATAGAAATCGCTTCTCCGTATTGATCGATCATCTGGTCTCTATAGATACGCGCGTTCCTCAAACGCTCCGCACGGGGCGCATTCAAAACAGTTTGCTCCGCTTCCTGTTGCGTCATTTCCGGGAACAGATTCCACGCCGTTTGAACTTGAATGTCGCGAGCCCGCTCTGCCAATACACGAGCATCCTGCTCCGTCATCCCTCGATTACGGGCATTTGCCAATACATTCTGATAGATGTCGTTTGCCCGCATATTGGTGTAGTCACCGCCAAGCAGTTCACGGACGGATCCGAACTGCCGGTATTCACCGTTCGGCCCTACCAATGCCCCATACTGCTGTGCTCTCAGTTCATTTGCAGTACGAGCGCTTTGTCCGATCATATCCAGCGTCATGTTGTGCTCTTCGCTCAGCTTTGTCACCATGTCGGAGTTTAAAATCGCATTCAAATATTGAGGATTCGTTCCATATCTGCGGGACAACCAGTCTCCGAGAGAGCTGGCGTTCAGCGCGACATTCTCCTGTCGTAGTGTTGCCGTAAATTCCCGATACGCATCTGCGCTACCGGTATCCAGCAGAGACTGCCCGGCAGCGCGTCTCCGCTGATTCTCCGCATCTACATACGCGACGAATGCTGCTGACATATACCGAGCATCGCCTGCAATGACACGATTCGCCTGCGCCATCGCAAGGCTTGATCCGTACACATCGGACTTCACTCCCTCTACACTGATGCCTGCTCCCATATAATAGGCAGATGCATTGGCGATCGACTGCCCCTGGGTTTCTGTACCACCGAACGGTGCAATATAGCTGAACCCGATTGCACTTAACGTTGCCATATTCTGAATATCCATTCCGGATACTGTCATCGCATGACGCATGTTGTTCGCCATGTTCTGCAGGCGGGTAGGGCTCATATTGATGGCACCACCGCCAAACAAGCTATCCAGTACACCGAGCATCTGCTGGAAATCACCACCGAGTACATCTCGCAGGGAATTCAGCGCTTTGGTATATTCTCGCGTGTCGCGCGCGATCTGACGCGTCTTTGCAGCGATTTGACCCGGTGTTTCATCCGCACCTGTTCCAATGGAATCATAACGCCCGGATGAAATCAGTGCGGATGTCAGTTGTCCCACATCCGCGAAGTTGGCATTACCGAATGCGCCCTCTTGAAATTGCATACGAAGCAACGTATCGCCCAGCTGCTGATACCGTGCGGCGTATGATGCGGAGCGTCCGTTCGGGCTTTCAATGTAACGGCGCTGAAACGCGGCTTCATAAATGGTGCTGAGACCCGTATTCCATGAGTTTGACAGGAATAAATCGACGCCCCATCCAAGCAGATTCCCTCCTGTCGTGTTTGCGCGGTACTGTGCGGAGATATCATCGTATCCAAGAGACCGGTACAGTCCCTCCACTACAGTACGGGACAGCCTACGGCTTTGTTCTTTCCGTGCATTGTCGAACAACGCTTTATACTGTTGCTGGTTATATGCGGTTTGATAATTCATCTCGAACGATAAGTTCGGATTCATATTCGAAAACCGCAGCAGCGAGCTGTTTCCTGTCAGCGCGGAATCTACCAAATATGAAATCACCAGCTGCAGCAACGTAGTCAGCTGAGGAGGGAGTACACCGTTTAATTGTTGAGTTGCCGCATCGAGCATAGTTACTGTTTCCGTTGTTCTTGCTGTTCTCGTTCTACTGCCGCGCCAAACCTGCGATACCATTCAGCGTATCGCTGTTTCTGCCGAAGCGCTCGATCCCGTTCTTTCCATGGCATCAATAAATTCCGTACATGCGATACATACTGATTGGTCGTATATAAAAGATCCGAACCGTCTACAGACGGTGCGGTCAGATACGATTCCTGTTCCAGTCTGGCTTCCAATCGGCGCTGAACGACGGTTTCAAGCAGCGGATGTACCGGTTTTGAATAATCGATTGCACCGGCGCACCTTGCTTCTACGCTTAATACAGCCCAGCGCCCTTGTAAAAATTTTCGTCTTGCCCCACTTCCACCAAACCGGCGCACAACGCATTGAACATGGTGCAAGTATTCCGCAACGTCATAATCAGCATCTGGTCCATACAGGTCGCCAGTCGGTTCATAGAAGCGTTGACATCTGTCACAGCAGCGGCCCTGTCCTCCGCAGATGCTTCGTATAATACCTTCTCCTGCATAGATTCATCAATCACTGCGACGCGTACCAGTGATCCGATCAGGATCAGATTTGCCAGCGGCAGCAGATCTGCGTCTGTCTGCTTCATACTCAGACCGTAATTGACCAGCGTATCGCCTTTCATCGTCTCATACGTGATCAGCAATTGATTGTCGTACAGACGATACGTATGCGAAAACGGTCTCTGACCGAGGATCGAGCGAAAATACTCCTTCTTGATTTCTTCATCAATTTTCAGCGGCGCTGTTGCAGCATCCCGCCCACACCGTTTACAGGGAATCGGCTGATCCAGTTTTGCACGAAGCTGCTCCACTTCTTCCGATTTCTTCTGGTACTCCGCCCGCAGCTCATTCAATTCCTTGGTCAACTCTTTTACTGTCATTGTACGGTCTTTCTATGTTATGTTTGGGGTATTCAGCTTGATGCCGTTTACCGCTTTTACTGCCTGTTCCGGCGGTTCTCCGACCAACCAGTCTTCTGTCCAAGCAGTCATCCCAGAGCTTGTCCAGAACGCTTCTCCTGGATAAATATAGGTAAGGTTGGAACGGTTGTCAATGGCTGTGACGCCTGTGAATGCAGTGCCGCCGGATCCTTTTGCACTGAACACAGGCTCCTGGATCTCATATGCTTTGCTTGTATGCGTAAATGCAAACAATCTGGAAAGAAATGATTTGATGTCAATTGCGCTAAGCGCAGTGCTGAGTTGTGTTGATATCCGACTGAGTGAGTTGCTGATGCGTTCACTCTGCGATGTCGGACGATTTGCCTGCTGGATATTCGAGCGCAGTTTTACCAGTGTTTTTTCATCGTTGGGATGCCGTGCATACACATTATCACCCATCAGAGCATCTCTGGTCATGATCGGTCCGTTGCATTGAATCACTGTTTGCGCTGTAACACCGCCCTCTACGACAACGGACGGGCTGTAGCTCTTCGCAGCGGTGATCGTAGATGTTGTACCACGATTCAGATTTGGTACGACCGCTGTTACGTCACCGCTGCAAGCCGTGATATTTCCGGTAGATTGAAATACGCTGCAACCGGCGACGATCTGTCCACCAGATACCATGAGTGCCGTATTGTCTGAAACTAGCTGCACACCGGTCGTTCCGTATGCTTGTACCTGAGATCCTGCGAGCACAACCGGTCCTGACCCATTTAGAAGCTGAATAGAGCCACCACCCATATAATCAGACGACGCCGGATCTTTGGAAATCAGCGTAATATCCTTACCGCTGAGGTAAACGGCGGAGTTTCCATTTAACAGAACGCCGGACGTACCCTTGCTTTCAATGGTTGTCGATCCATCACCGTCAAATCCTCCGGCAATCTTGACATCGTGATGTCCTTTGATCAGCACATCGCCTTCTACCGTACCGAATTCAATGCCACGACCTGCTGCGATAGATTGAACACCGGATACGATTTCAAGCCGATCGCGACCTGCGATTGTAGTTAAATTATTTGCAGAAGATAGCTGGATATTGCCGTGACTCATCCGAATTTCCGAACCCCATGCGTCCCGCAATATAATACTGCCGTCTGGTAACTGACGAATCACAGACTTGTTCGCAGCAGTTTTATGCACGCCGAACTCATCTTCGAATACATCGATCAGCTCGTCAGAAGCCTGTGCGCTGTTCTCATCCACAAACGCATACACTTCCTCCCATGTATCCCGAATACAGCCATCCTCCCATAAATCGGGAGATTGCTGAAGATAGGCAGTCGGTTCTTCCGCATTTCGTTCCGTACTCTGCAGTGCATCGTCACGCTCCAACCGAGATCCTTTATATTCGAACACGTGCGTATCGACGCGCTTTTCCAAGCTGATCGCGAACGCAGTCGTATGTCGCAAGCTGCCGTCATATCCCCGGCGCACAACACTGACCGGCGTTTTACCGTCAGGAGCCCGCATAACGAGCTCCTGTCCGTATAGGATATCACCTTCCTGTTCCAGGCTGCGATACAACGGCGTCCATGCAGCATCCTGCGGCTTTACTTCGACATCGCTTTCGGCAAATCCATTCCCATAGGCGTCCAGCGGATTTCCTGCACGTTTCGACACATAGATCAGAGACTTGTTTACAATGCACAAGTCTTCTGTACTGCCGATTGTATTAACAGTACGCAGCAACGACGTCTCTTCCAACCGGCGATCCAACCCGTTCAACAGAATTGCGGCTTGTCCAGCTCGCAGTCCCGTATAATCGTCACTCAACAGCAAGCCGGTCTGTTTTCCATGCACAGACCAGTCGCCAGACCAGATATCAATAGGTCCAGAATTCGAGAAATCTCGAATATACGACGCTCGATCGTATTGAATTCGATGCGTATCGTAGAAATCGGTATTCCGATAATTCAGCCCGTTATGGAACATGGACTGCAATGTGTTGGATCGGAACGCCTGTGCAACATCCAGCTTACCGAGAATGACTGCCTGCGCAATACACTGTTGCTGCAGCGTGTCGGTCAGCCACACGTACAGCACACGTTCTCCGACCTGATAGGTCGGTTGCTGCTGTACACCGGCTACGGAAAAAGATTGCCCTCCCAACACTGTAGCATCGATAAACTGCGGATACTCTTCCAGTGTTATGGAGGGTCGAATCTGATACCAGTTCAATACCGGATTCGCCAGAACGACGATACCGGTATCGAGACTGAGCGCCGGTGCGTAAGTTTGCGGGAACGGCCACATACGCACTCACTTTCCTGTTACACGGTGGTTCGAATCCCGGTACTTGCGAGGCCTCCCACATAGTTGCCGGTATACCCGCCTCCAGTGCTTGTACTCGCAGATCCGCTGGAATTTTTCGAGTTGATCTCCACACCGCTGATCGCAAAGGTCATATTGCAGGTCTGCAGCAAAATGCCATTGTCCTGAATCTGTCCTGTAATCCGGATCTGCGCATGAAGCAGTCCGGATACTTTGATCACGGATGCACCGCTGTCATTGGACGAACCGTCGCTGGAGCATGTCTTGAATCCGCTGTTCGCTTCGATTGTGCAAACAGGAAGATTACAAACGTCTTCACCAGAAGTCGCGTCCATCAGCTGTTCGAAGTCGCCTGCACGACCGATCAGACCGCTCAGACTCAGCTGTCCTTGTCCGTATCCAACAATCGCGACGCGGTTGTTTCGATTGAACACGCGTTTCAGCTGAATCGAGCGCTGCCAACCAATCGAATAACCATCGATCAGGTATCCGTTCTGCAGCGTGTAACTGCTGGTGCCATTCTGCAGGTTGCTAAAGGTGATTGTATTCCCACCTGAAGTACCGTAGATTGCATCGATTGTACCGCCTGTGTCAAACACTTGGGCCATGTTATGTTACCTCCTTACACCAGGTTGAATGTGAAATCACCGTTCAGGAACGGCTTCGGCAACGTCGGTCTGAATGTTCCGATGATACCGGTGTTGTTCGCCGGGTCTTCCTCCAGGCTGACAATTTCGAACGCGGTCATCTGCGGACCGTACTGTGCCGCATACGTCCTTCCCATGATCTGATCTGCGATCGCATAAATATTTGCGCGCATCTGTGCGAGAAGCGCGTCGGTCACGTTCGCATTTCCGCGAAATTCATGCAGCCCGAACCGAAATTCCCGAACGATACTGTCGGCATTCGACACAACGGAATCTTCCTCTGCGATCGTACCATCCGTACGTGTCGTGATCTGGTGATACGTGATTGCGTTGCCGAACGAGTCGTTTGCAACGATCCATACGCCACCATCGTTCATCGCTTCGTATTCCGAATCTGTGAACTTCTCCGCATCAGTAACGGTAATACCGGGAACTGTGACGTCGGACAGCGGTGCATGCGGTGCCGATGCAGCACGCAGCGCTGCCAGAATACCGGGAAGATACGCCAGATCGATGTCGGTATATCCGAGCGCATTGATCGAGCTGGCCCACACCAGATTGATCCGATAGTTGTTCCAAGACCGTGCTTCCGCTGCCATCGCATTGGCATACTGTGCATTTGTCATCTGCCGGCTGAACACAATCTGCGACATCATATCGACGTCTGCTGCATTTGTCAGCGCCACAGTCGAGTTATCCACAACACGAGCCACTGTATAGCTCTTTGTCTCATAGGAGTCAGTAACCGCGTTAAAGCTGTTAACAACCGTGACTGTATCACCGGCACGAACTCCGCCGCTAACAGCGTTACCAGGCGCTTCCAGGGTAAGCTCGCTATCGTGGATCGTACCCAGGATGATACTGCCGTCATTATTTTTTTCATAATAGGTGCTCACCTGCGTTGTCAGCGGTGTGAACCAGCCACGCTTGAACTGTGCAATTTCCGGCGCAGCATACTTGCCAATGACTGCGCTGACAGCTGCCTGCACTGCAGCAGTCTGCCGGAAGCAGACAATTGCGTACAGTTCCTCATATTTACCGGCCAGCGCAACCGCACGTTCATAACCGGCATCGGTATCCTCTGCAACCGACATCATATAGAACGCAGTACCGCCGGCTGTCAATGCCAACCGATACCACATGCCCATCGGATTCTCCGGAACCGCCAGTCCGGCGAACTCAGCGGCATATTCGCTGCGGGCGTCAATCACTTCCAGTGATTCATCCAGCAACTGCTCACGATAGGCGACGTACATATCACCTTCCATCAGCATATAACGCGACTCGCCCACCGACACATAGACCGAATCTTCGATTGTGATATTGCTGGTTGTCGCATGCCACATCGACTCGCCCACCGACACATAGACCGAATCTTCGATTGTGATATTGCTGGTTGTCGCATGCCACATCGACTCGCCCACCGACACATCGCCGAGCGCGACATTACGGCTGCAGACCGAGACTTCCAAATTTCCTGTCAGATGTGTTTCGGGCAGTTCTTTATTGATCATAACGATATTGACTGCACCGTCCTTTGCTGCTGTACAGGAAATCTGGAACCGGTCATTCACCTTATATGCGGTCGATGTGATTGATGCGAATGTCAGTTTCACACCGTATGCATCGATTGCAGTTGCTTCACCCGCAGTGAATGCAATGGTTGCCTGGTATGTGGCACCAGCAAGCGCGATGACGCGAGCAGAGAGCGTACCACCTGCAGAACCAGAACTGGACGAGCCGGTCCCTCCATTCACACTGACGATCTCCAGCAAATATGTGATATCGTTCGATCCCGTGAATACGGATCCGGTTGTCGCAGGAGCTGCGCCGGTACCGGTATTGTCAGAGCCGTACACAGTCGAAGACACGTTCGCCGCTTCTTGTTGCGCCTGCACATCAACAACGGTAGCCGTTACGGTCTCACTGCCTGTTTTTGCGATATACAGCGTGTCGCCTTCCCGTACATCGTATCCACCGAGTGCAGGAGCGCGTGTGACACCGTTCTCCGTTTGAACTGCCTGCTCAAACACCAGCTTATTCGATGCATCCTCTGTGCTGGATGCTGTCAACGGTGTCTCATTTACCTTCAACAGCGCGTTCGACACATACAGCGTCGCGCTGTCCACGTCGATCAGCGAATTTCCCGCATTCGCAGGCCACGGAATATTCTTCAGTTCATTGTTGGTTACATCGTATGTTCCGAGAGAACCATCCGCATACCCGTCACCGACGCCGTGCACCGCGTAACGCGGCGCAATCAGCACTGGACTCAATGCACGGCGATCAGCAATGGTACCGATGGGTCCGTACGTCTGGGTGATTCGTGTTCTTGGCCGAGCATTTGAAGCCATGTTACCACCTTTGTTTCATTGTTTAACACTTAAACAGGAGTGTTGATAATACTTACCTGCCTTAATATATCTTGTATGCCTGTCGTTTTCCAAATGGGAATCGGGAGCTGTAACCCGATCGACACCTTGCCGATGTAAAAGTTTGGATGCTGGATATGATCGTGTGTAATTGACGAAAACTGAATGTCCTGAACAAGCGCGCCTTCAGATCTCAGCTCCTGTGTCAGCGCGGATGTGCAGTAACACACTTCATACCCCAATTCATTCGTCAGCGCATCCGCATACGTCGAAATCGTGACAGAACACGCGGTGCTCATAAACGATCCGTGTACTTGGCTATTCGGATGAAACGGTTTAAACAACAGCGTTTCACGGTTAAATGCGACAATCGGATTCGCGGATTCGGTCGGAAGCGCCGTTGTTGCATCCTGAAAGACGATCTCACGAGATTCCGGCAACAGTTCGTTCGTCAAATTGGGATTGATGAAATCCCTCCGGCTCAAATGCGTTTGAATCGCGGAGACCAGTACACAATATCCGTGCATCGGATCGCAGTTAGTCGTCGCAGTCATCTGTCATGTCCCCAATCTGTTGTCGAATATACTGAATCAACGGACGGTACCGAGGCTCTTCCGGTGCCAGTTGTTTTGTTGTCAGTGTATACGCTGCCGGCGCGTTCGCAATCGACGCCGCGACTGTCTGATCTACAACATCGTAAATCTCGTTACCGACTACGATCAGATCGTATTCGCGCAACCGTCCGTCGAACACAGTACGAAACGCATTGAACACGATATTTCGCTGAATCTCCTGCGGCGCTTCTTTTTTGTCATCCTTTGGAGGCACCAACAGCATTCGTTCTCTACGCGGCCACAGATAGTAGCCGTCTTTGATTCCCGTGCCGAAGCAAATCGGACAGGCCGGATTCAGCGCAACACCACCTCCGCCACTGCAAATACCGTTCCCACACAACGGACAGCTCTCACCAGCTTTACGCCGCATCAGAATATAGACCAGCGGCGCTCCGTACGGATGCGCCCGCATCAGGATCTCTTCCCGGCGCTTGACCTCTTTAATCAGAATTCTGGCCTGCCTGCCCAGCACCAACGGTTGTACCATCGGGCTTTCATCCTGTTCGCCGTCTGTGCATGTGGCAATCACTTTATACGCGGTTGTAAGTCCATCATTGTACCGTTTAATCATGACCTGGTCTGTCGTAACGCCCAGCTTTACAGGGGTCCACTCCTTTCCGGTCGTTGTTCCATATACATCAAACCGCATCGGTATATAACCGTCGCGAAGACCCCAGAATACAAGGTCTCCGTTCAATACCTCCCGGCAGTTGATGAACTGAAACAACTCGTGTCTCATCGTTTTACACCGACCTCCAGATCCAGAAATCCTTCCGGATACAGGCCCAATGCATCCATGGACGCGTTCGGTCCTTTAATTGCAAACGAAATCGGTTTTTGAAAATGATTTCGAACATCAGGGTTCGACAAATCATACGAGTGCTTCACTTGCGTCGGAATCTCTGTTCCGTTGCGGAACGATCGTTCCCCTTTACGAGCACCTGCGATTTTACGCAGTACATTGTTTCCCGCACCTGTCATAAAGCCTCCTCCCTATACGTAGTAATTCAATCCTTGGAATCCACGCAGATTTTCTTCGTTTTTCATTTGAGACATTCCATCGATCCATTGCCGCTGATAGACAGCGATCAATTGTTTGACTGCATCGGCACGTCTCTCTAAGTCTACAGTAACACCACCCGACTGATATGTCATACGATTCCGTTCCAAAAAAGTCCAGAGCGACTGCATCAGCATAAAAATCGTACCACACCGCAACACTTCCGGATACGGAAATGACGCACCGGTGTAATTATTCAACACCGGACCACGATTGTTCCACTGCTGAATCGCGCGATTCACTGCTTCAATAATATCGCCAGTACCGATTTCAACGCTTTCCAGCAGCTTGTTGTCGTCTTCACAGATGTCGGCAAACTGCATACGAACGGAGTCCAACGTCATATAGTGGTCAGGCTTGGGATCCACCGCTTTGTCGACGCACAACCAGCCCTGATATACATTCACCGGCTGTTGCGCCTCATCCCGAAATACACAGTGCAGCTGATAATAACCACGTGGCATGCAACCTGGAACCGGCAATCCGACGTCAACGCATGTAGAGTCTGGTGGGATGACGACAGGATCTGCTTTTAACCGCACAATGTGCAATGCAGGAAGATCTCGAATTGTCAAGATCATATCCACAGCTGAAATCTTCCGATGGGACGCAGAAGACGGCGAATCTTTCAGTTCAACTGTAAATTTGTTCAACATTCCGGATGTCAGGACAAGTCCCGGCATTCCCTGCCGCCACTTTACCGGACGTTCTAACGATTTAAACAGTGTGACTCGATCCATCTTCTGCCTCCACTCGGATTATTTCACCTGACGCCGACCGCGCTTCGGTTTATCTGCTCCGATTTCCACGACTTTCAGCATATCCGGATGACCAGCCATTGCATCCAGCGGGCTGTCCGCAGACTTTTTGCTGCCGGCTACATCCACCGTCTTCATCTCAGTAACCGGGGTTTTTGTCTGCTCGAACATTCCAGCATAGGCACGATCTGTCGGGTTCCCCATCGGCAAATCCTCCGGCGCTTGCACATTGCTGATTGTCATAGCCTCCGGCTTGGATTCCTGCAGCTCCGCATCCTCGTGTTCATCTGCAGACGGGATAGTACCGACCTCGCTGAATGACTCTTCCTGTACGGTCGGAATCGCCGCTTCCTTTTTCTGAGCATCTGGAATCAGCTGCGCAGGTTTGGCCGGAGCCAGCGGAACAACTTTCTGTGCGCCCTTGATTTTATTCCGGGCGCTCATCGACAGTACGAGCGGAGACCGATCCGCCTCTTTTACGGTAAAACGATCATCGCATTCATACGAAATCGAGATCCGACCATTCAACGCATCCACAACCAGCAATTCCGATTCCACGTTGTTTTCCATCCGGGTAAACAGATCACCGCTGCACACATATTTGGATCCGGTTGTTCCGGCAGGTCCCAGAAAAATCTGAGTGCAGCTGAACCGATAATTGACAGCGCGCTCCGTGCAGTTTTCAACAACGGTTTTAATTGGGGAAATCATAGCTTATCCTTTCTATTTGTGAGAAGGCAGGTAAACAGGCAATCCACCCGTTTACCTGCCTTCATAACAGTGTCAGTTCGTATTACGCACTGGCACTGGAGGTCTCTTCCTCTTCATCGTCTTCTTCATCCAGCCAGTTGTCCTGCGAACTGCCCTTGAAGTCGGCGCGGAAGACGGCTGCCGCATTCGGGATCGACATACCGATGGTTTCATGCGCATGCATTTCAATCCAGGTATCATCGATGGTATTGGTGAAGATCGAGGCTTCGCCGTAGGTGACGAAGTCGCCGCAATACTGCGGCTCCGCGAAGATGTACATCGCCTTCATCGGGATCAGACCACGATCCAGCGCGGTCTTCCAGCTGATGCCGGCGAGCCTTTCCTCAAGCGCACCAATCCGACCGAACAGCGTCGGCTCGGTGAAAGTACGGCCTTGAGTATCGGCACGGAATGTGGCGATCAGATCAAACCAGAACGACCGGTGAACCAGCGCCTGCGACGGATTCAGGTTGTTGGTGCCGAGCACCATGCCCTTCACGGCATACTGCACACTTTGCGTGGTGATGGAGGCACCAACGTTGATGTACTGACGGCAGCCGATTTCCGGATTGATCACGCCCTTCTCGCCGACCGCATAGTTACAAAGTCCGACGCCCATCTGGTCTTCCTGAGCCAGGATATCCTGCAGCATCAGGTCGTGGAACACATCCACGAGCGATCCACGGAAGGACACGAGGTAGATCTTGTCCGCCCGATACTTCGGGGTCCAAACCCGCTGCATGAAGATCCGGTAACGCGGTGCGTCCATCTCTTCCGCGAAGGTGCCGGTATCGTAGTTGACGCTGATCGCGCCGGACGATTTCGGGACCATCTGACGAATGATAAACGGCGCGTTGGTGTCGACAGCCACGTCGAAATCCGCATCAGTCACCGGGGTGGGCGGCATGATCTTGCGAAAGATACCGTCCTGCCGTTGATAGGTGCGCAGCCACTCGGAGAGGCGATCGCTGGCTTTCTTCTGAATCGAAACGTCAGCATCAAACAGCTGATCGATGATCTCCTGATTCTCAGCGCGTTGCGCTGCGGCGGAAAGTCTTGTATTTTCCATCGTTATTGTTCCTCACGTTTTGTGAATTAGGCTTCCTGGGCGGGCAGCCAGTAGCAGGTGAACGACAGAGCGGGAAGACCTTCTTTGTTCAGATCCACCGGGGCATCGACGGAACCGACAATGACGTTCTCGTACGGCTTGTTGTTCTTCTTGGTGACTGCCGAGCAGGTCTTACCCTGATGCTCGATTTCGCCGACAGACAGAAGGTCGCCGATTTCGTAGGTCAGGGAAGAATCCGCGTCGAACACGGTAGTACGGACACGGTAATAACCCGCGCACGGCAGCAGGGTCAGAAGACCGCCGGCGGCATTGCCACGTTCGCTCTGCACTTCCATCCGATCGTTACCGACCGCGACGACGTAGGCCATCGGGTGATTGCCCGCAGTGCCTTTTGCGACGCCGGTCTTCGCGACGTTGTTCTTGTCGATCGAGCAGACCGAGCCGGTCGGGAACCAACCGCCTGCGGCGAACGTGACCGAATTGTACATGCGAGTATCGGTCGATACATCGCCCTGATACACCACGTTGTAATTCTTCCGCTTCCATGCGGGCGGCATGTTTGCGGTATTGCCGAGCGGATAATTTTTGTTGGAGACTGTTTGACCGTTCATGATGATCACAATCCTTTGTTTGTGTTAGTTGTTCGAAGCTCCACGCCACACCTGTACGAAAGACCTTCGATAGCTCGGAGCCGTATCGACAGGTCCTTTTGCAGTGGCGTCAGAGTCATTCGAGGCAGTCTTCGCGACTACCTGTCCGACCTGTGCGCCGGAAACGACATTGTCGATATAGTCACTCGCCATCTTGGACATCACACTCAGCAGCTTGTTCGGGTTCTGCTGAAATGCGCTGACCAGGTCATCCGGAGTGTATTTGGTATTTCCATACATTTGGCAAATCTTCTCAGACGCCTGTTTCAGCAGCTTTTCATCCAGTGCCGGAGCACCAGAAGCAGATGCCTGCTTAGACAGCGTTTCTGCGTCCTTCTTGGCAGCTGCCAGCTGCTGGGTCAGTGTATCAATCGCACCGCGTTGGCGGTCGATCAGCGAAGCCTGCTTTTGAATCAGCTCGCCACTGGCCTTGACATAAGCCACGGTGTCCGCAGCGTTCTGTGTAATCACTTTGAAATCCTGATTCATTTCGTTGCTCCTTAACATTTACCGAGCGTCTTTGCCCGAAATGCAAAGACAGACGGATCGAGGTTAAACGCCTGATTCAGCATTGCGGTGGCAGGCCCGCGCAGCGGGAAATCCGATGCGGTGCTCGCCATTTTGTCCATCACCGCAGCAGCCTGCTCATCGGGGACCACGAATGCGCCGCTGTCATCAGTAGCACTCAGCGCCTGCTGTGCGTCTGCAGTCGCACTGGCGTCCTGAATTGCAGCGATTGCGACCTGTGCGGCTTCTTCATCACTGATGCCGGGAGCCTGCGCTTTGATCGCTTCGGTGAGCTGACCAATCAGCTCGGCAACCTGACCTTCGATTGCCGCGCTTTCCACAGCAGCTGCATCGGCTGCAGGATCGACGCCGGCATCTGCAGCAGCGGCTGCGGCAGCAGCATCACTTGCAGCAGCGTCGGCAGCTGCTGCGTCATCTGCAGCAGTGGCAGCGAGCGCAGCCTCTTCATCGGTTGCTGGAGTCGTTACAGGAGCAGCGCCATCATTCGGTACGGCGCCTTCTCCGGTCTCATCGTCGTCGTCGTCTTCATCATCATCATCATCATTCGCAGATTTAAACAGGCAAGTCGGATCACGCAGCACCTGCTCATCCAGCCATTGGCACAGTTGCTCGGACGTCACTTGTTGCCCTTCCGCAGACGCACGCTTGGTCAGACCATCGACATCTGCAGCTTTTGCATCCATGCCCGCATAGTAGGAACACATCCAGTCAATCAGCGCTTGACAGGACGGATCACCAGCATCGGCGCGTTTGGCGATGAAATCTTCCAGCAGGCCAGTCATGGCCTGTGGGTCACTCTCGGCAGATGCGAATTTCTGCATCAGTGCGCCGGTCTGCTGTTCGTTCATACCGGCGATTCTCTCCGCAGTCACCAGCAGGGCGGCAGCCTGCTTCTGCACCACGGTGCGAGAGTTCTCAATATCTTTCACTTCCTGATTTTCGGGATCCTCGTTAGTCGGGATCTTGATGTCGATACCGGTTTTATCACCGGTGTCCGGTGCCGATGTCGCGGCATCGCTCTTGCTGCCCGGAAGGTCGTGCTTCTCATTCGAGTTCACATCAGTAGTGACATCGGAGATAACGCCTTTCTGGGCAGACGCCGGATCTTTCGCGTCTGTTTGCTTCACGCCAGGCTCTGTCTGATCCTCAAGCCCTGCCTTTTTCTGCAGGGTTGCGGCGACGGAGACTTTTTGCAGCAGCTTTTCAGTCAGCGTATTGGCCATCTTTATGGTTCCTTTTATTTAATGTTCCGTCACAGCATCTGCTGCAACAACGTCATTGTCAATTCAAGCGGCGAAAACCGGCGAGTTGCGGACACCAAATAGTTCGCATACTCTTTCGCAAGAACATCCGGCACAGTATCTGCCCGCCTACAGCATACAATAATAGTTTTTGGATTTGTTTTCAAATCAACGGAATCCATCACATTCTCCAACATACCAGATACAAAATGTGAAGGATCCATCCCTTTTTGTTCTTTATACCGATCAACCGCTGCCGTCAGATTCCAATCCTTATAGGGTTTTGGTTGGAACGTCATGTCTTCGCAAAACGCATCTACATCAGGAGACGAGAGCAACTCGCCAAATACACCGGGTAAATGTTTCCGCAGAGATTCTGCGTCAGCGCCCTCGGTGCATCCACACTGTCCTGGCAAAAACAACTCCAGAAAATCTTCCGGAGACAGCACGCACTTTCGATCCTCCAATGCACCGAGGAACTGATTCTCTCTGCTATACTGAAGGAACTTTTTCAATTCTGCAGCACTATTCATGCTCGACGCATTTTTATGCTGTTTGAAGAATCGGACAATATTCCGATCCAGCGAACCCTTTTCAGCAGTCGCAATGATCTCTTTTTCGATCTTCGACAGCTTTTGCAACGTATCCAACCGTTCCTGCCCATGCGCAGTTTTCAGGATCAGTGGGGCAGACGCGGGATGGATCGGATGCGGCTTCCATTGTGTGAAGTCAGTTGCGGAGGCGACTTTCTTAATGGAAAACGCAATCTTTTCTGCAGGAGAGGCGACACGGCTGATGTCGTGATACAGCGTCTTATCTGAAATGACGTAATACTGCGCACCCTCATCGTTGATTTGTCCGCGCTGGTACTTGTAGTGGTCGCAATGTTCATCTTCCGTATGTGCAACTCGTCCGCAGTAGCTGCAGATATCATGCGCCGCATCACACCCGATGGAAAACTTCATAGGATGACCTTTGGACAAATGTTCAATATCATCCCGCCAGAGATCAGTTTTCACACCAATGATCAGCTCTCCGCGATGCATATCCGGATTCACTTTCGCTGCGACGATGTAACCCTGCGGTTTTGCACCATCACGCGAAGAGAAATGCTCCGTATATACACCTCCATGTTTCATAAACGTTGAATTGTGATACTTTCCGATACCGCCATCCAGATCCATATAAGCCGTCGCATTCTTTTCCGGGTGCGGGAACTTGTGTCGATAGCTGCAACCGTTGTAGAAGTCCGCGCGGGAATTTGGACCATAATAATCACCGGCGGCAACCGAGATCAGATGGATGTAGCTGTGCCCAGGTTTCCGCTCGAATGCGTCGTATTCTTTTTCAAAGATAGAAGCCTGCTTACGCAGTACAACCGGATCGAATCCCTTCGAAAACGTCGGAAGCAATACAGACGATGGGAATTCACTCCGATCGTCATACCCTGACATCAAAACTTTTTGAATCATGGAACGCCTCCGTTGCGTTATTTATTAACAGAATCCACCTGGTCATCTATGTACCGTTGCTGACGAGACAACGCTTCGGCAGCTCGCAAAATCTTTTCTTCATCCGCCGCAGAGGGGATATTCCCTCTTCCGAGACGTTCAGTCATGCGACTGACGAGCAACTGTTTGTTCCAGCCCGGACGCTGCTGCTCCGTTGGTGGCAACGATTGCAGACTGGCGTTGTATGCTTTTACGATGTCTTCCAGCGGAAAGCTGGAGATATAATCATCTTCCAGAGCGTCATAAAATACACGCTTTGTCTCTAACTCACGTAAATTGTTACGAAGTTGCGCCGATTTCAAATTTTCCCGAACTTTTTCGTTGTCGCCATCACGAACACCAAACGCGTCCGGCATCTGATTTCCCAGTGTATTCAACATCATAGAGCTCGCGAGAATACCACCAGCTCCCGCCTGCTTTCGCAACACGTCGAAATTCATAGATTTCAGACAACCGAGCACATCCTGCAGCGCACGCTCTTTAATATTCGTAGCGCGAAGCATCTGTGAATTCGCCTGCTTCACCAATGCGACATGCTCGTACACTTCATGTCGGGGAACTTTAATAGATCCCTTGTGCGGCAGTTTCCCATAAGAAGCCACCTTGAACATCGGACGTGCCTCGTTAAATCGCGCAATTAGCGAATCACCGAACGTACCATATGCGGTTGAGATCACAGCGGCAGCCTCTTTTCGAAACGCTGCCGGTTGTACCGTCATCACACTTTGATATCGATCCAGCGCACGGGACAACGCGGTGCCGGCATTCGCTTCTTTCGATGCCAGCTTAATCAGCAAGTCGCCCCACTTACGCAGTTCAGAATCAAGCTCCGCGCGCAGTTGCCATTCCGGACGATTGTCTTCAACGACAGACGCTTGTTTTTGTACAGGAGCAGAAGCCGCCTTCTGCATCGGAGCGGTGTCCTGCTCCTCCCGTGTAAACCGAGGTTTGAATCGTGGCGTCGCAGACGCGGCTTTCATCAGAGTATTCGTACGAAGACGTTCGACTGCCTGTTCGTAGATCTCCGGTGTATTCAGGATTGCAAAGCTGTCGCCCCGTGTATTGTCGTCACTGTGACTCAACTTGTACAAAGACTTCGTATGATTGTATGTTTCACAGGCGCGGCGCAGCAACTCCGGATTATCCCCCAACGACTGAATCAGGATATCAGATGCGACTTTATTCAGTTGCGCCGCGTCAGTAATGTGATTGGTTTTTTCGATACAGGACTTCAGCGCCTGTTCACCCCGTTGTCTGTCATAATCAGAAAGTCTTGCCATGTTTGCACCTGCGTTATCGTTCACTCATTGATAGTATATGTAGTCGGCGTGCATTTTTCAACCGCTTCCGGAAGCTCCGGCATAAAACTGCCGTTGGTACTGACCAGCGACTCTGATAGCTGACGCGGTTTTTTAATCAATGTCACTAAACCGTCCAACATCGTTCCGTATGCGGTTTCTGTCTTTTCCTCGATCTCTTTAAATCCGTTTTGCTGACGATTCGGATTACGGCTACTCTCAAATTCTGTGATTTTCTCCAGCATTGCGGTTGTCGCAGGACTATCTTCCAGAAACGCAGAACCGGATGCGGTATAATTCAGCATCATCGTACAGTTGCGCATACACCCAAGATGGATCATATAATCCAAATCCTCCGCAGTGAACGGTTCATTTCCGAATCCTTTCCGCACAAGCGTGCTCAAACCGCCTGCATGTGCAAGCAGCTTCCAAATATGCCCGATCGCTAGTTTCGCACCATTATACTGCATAATCGGCAGCATTACGAATCGATTCATCGCAGCTGAGTTGTGCTGATACGGACGAATGTGATAAAACAACTCATGGTACAGGGCTAGAAATACCCGATTGAAACGCACGTCATTCCCCAGCACCTGCTCCAGCTGCGCATAATCCGCTTCCGTCAGCAACAGCGCTTCAATCATCCACCGGATTGAATTTACAGCATCATTTTCAAATACGTCAAACAACCGTGCGAACAACGGCCATTCATCCTGATACCGGTATCGATCTGCATACTGGTTGCGGTGCTCCAGCATATTGACCAGTTTTCGTACCCATATGTCAGAGGAACGGCTGTATTCCGGATGTTCCAATTCAAAGACGGCCCTATGATACCGACCATAGGGACCGTCAAATTGTATGGCAGACGTATAAGAAGACATAGAATGCTTTCAATCAACCCAACGTATTTGCCAGCGGACCTTCCAACAGATCGTGCACGTCATCGATGCGTCCCTGCTGCAGATAGATGATCAGATCTCCGATGTCCGTCACAAGTTTCTTCAACTTTTGCTCCAGCACATCGATCTTTCCTTCTCCGTACGCACCAGCCATCGAGTCTCCTGCTCGCGTCAAATACAGCAAGCGGGCAACGCGGTCCATAGCCTGATACAACGTAGGAATGTACTCCTGAACAAGTCTTACCGTCGTCGAATCTTCCGCCAGCATCTTCAGCAACGATACGTCAAAGATGTCCTTTACACCAGCATCGGATGCGCGTTCGATGGTCTGCTGTACATCAGGCGGCATAACCGCACCCATATCCGCCACATCCACTTCCCACTGAATCGGATTTTGACCTGCGAATGCCATCGAAAATTCCGTGTCTTCCGCAATCTTCAGCAGGTACCGCTCTGAATGTACACGTTTTGCACTGGCTTCTTTCACCATCGCCTCTGCGATTGCGGGTTCGATCGCATACTCTTTCACCAGCGTATACTCGGCTGCAGTCTTATTCAGGTCTTTGAATTCACGCCCGCTGTTGTCGGAAATCGTATGTACACCGTCCGCGTTGAATACTTTCACACCGAGCAGCTTTGCTCGCCGCCCAATCGCATCCGGCGCATTCGCCAGATCAACGAGCTTCAGAACATTCGATTCCATGTTCTGCGCAATCGGATACAGTTTGCATCCATCCGGAACATACAGTGTATTTTTATGCACACGGAGCTCTGCAGCATGCGGCAGCTTTACAACTGTCGTAATCTGATTGCTATCGCCGCAGGAATACACATAACAATCCGCATCACGAGATGCCGCATGACTGATATCTTCTGCTTCCAGATTACAGCCGCTCAATACATCGGAATCACCACCACGCACCCACTGAGCATTTTTGACACGTCCATGCAGTTTAAAGCCGGATCCATTCACATCGAGAATAAGCGCATCCACGTAAGAAGCGGGAGAGTCTGCATCAATGTCACTACAGTCACTGCATGTCATTGTTTTAATTTGGTCGATCGTATAACCACCAGGCAAATCCAGGTCACTGAATGGATATGGTTGCCCGACGACTGCTGCGTCACAGCAGTATGCAGCGCGTCTTTTTCCGTCATCCACCGGGATTACGAATTTGGTAGACAACATATTGTTACCGTTTGACTTGGTATTTAGAACGACATACGCAGTTGTTGTCGTACCATCGACATTCAACAGCTCATACAGACCATTCGAGGACACAGTCGTCCACTCGTTATTCTGCTTTGCTTTATATACCTTGGTCGGAATCAAACCACGCGTATCCTGAATCACCGCGCCATCGCGCAGAATCTTGGCCTTCGCCACATCGTCCAAATCACGCGATTCTGTCGATGCGGAAGTCAAAATCTTAACGGTACCTTGTGGTTCTTCTACCGGTGTCTGCGCGGTTGGAAATTTCGTTTTTGCTTCCAACTTATCGATCAACGCATTCAGCTCTTCGTCCGAATAATACCGAGCAAACGCGTTGTATACGGTCGGCTCGTCCTTCAACGCAGTCAGCAGCTTTGCACTGGCCTGCTTTGCAAGGTTTGGCAGAAACTCGGTCGCTTCCGGTACACCAAACGAATCCGGCACGTCGTCGCGCAGAAGCACCTCCAGCAGCGTATCTCCGGCAGACTTCAACAGGCGTTGATTGCCCTCGCGCTCCAGCAATTTTCGAAACCCGCCGGTTTCCGATGCCAACTTGGAAATCATATTGAACGGCAGATCCAATTTCACACCGCCGGAACTTCCGCCACCCATCGACGGCATTGTCTTACGCCCTTTCAACACTGCCAACATATCCGGCTTTTTCGATTTCAGCATAGACACCCAGTTGTCCTGAGACGGAATCCACTGATCCATCTCCGGAATATACATAATGTCCATGTCGTAAATCTTACCGTTTCGGTAAATCGCAGGGATATAGATGCACGTATTACCCAGCATACCGATCTCAACGCCAATTGCAGCATTGTTTTCCTCGTTGCTGGTAATCAGTTGAAATCCCTCGATATAATCGCGGAGTGACGGCATGCTCTGAGTAACCTGGCTGTTCGCCAGTTGTGCCATTGTGTCTTCAATCGCCATTTTGACATTCCTGCGTTAAGTTTTTGTTCTTTAATATAGAGCAATTTTCACATTAATCTACCTGAAGAAGATCTGGCTTCGTTCCCTGCATAAATGCCAATCGCGGATAATAGGAGATACTGTCCTTCTTTGTATCCGATCCATGCTGCACATGTTGCTGGATGGAACGCATCAGATTTTCCCCGGACAACGCTACCAGCCAGTCGTCATCAGTCGTAGAGAATGTGCGGGCAGGAACCATCAGCGAACGAAACGGAGGTTCTTTTCGATTGACAGAAATCGTGGAGACACCAGCATCCTGCAATGTCTTTATAGTAGATGGTGTCACTCTTGTTCCGATCGAATAGTGCAATACTGGGCGTTCCAAATACGTGCCGATGGCGGCAGATGGTTCTCGGTCCTCAGTGCCCTCTCTTGGTTTCCAACGGGATTCCAATAAATTATAGTCGGCGATGTCTCCGACAAGCCATCCTTGCAGCCCGTCCGGATCGGTCACCTCCACTTTGTTGACATATCCGCGCGCAAACGCTTCGATATTCCTGCGCAGCGTACCGGCCCCGTTCTGCCGAAGCAAATCCGTCAGTGCACGGACGAATTCACGACGGCCTTCTCCGATGCCTTTATATTCTACGATTTTTCGCATGTTCGGCATACCGTCTGTCAGCAGGTCGCCCGCTTCTACTTGATCACCGCGTTTTGCTGTAATTTGTTGACCAACCGGAATATGGTACTCACGATCCCCGACCGTAAGAAGCTGTCCGCCCTGCGGAGCTGTCCGTGCAGTGCCCACAACACCATCCGCATCGGCAATTACAGCGCCTCCTACGAAGTTGTCTGGCATGTTGATGAACTGATCGACGGCTTCCAAACCTCGCTTGATCCGTTTCGCGCCGACCGATTCTCCGCCGCCGTGCTTTGACGAGTTGGACACAATAAGCCCATTCGCCAGGACAAACAGATGGTCTTCGGTACGCAACTCAATGTCATACGTGTGAGCCCGTCCGTAATAAATCTGCGACTCTACCTGATACCCCAACTCCGCTCTGAACGCGACATCGGGATCAGACGATACAGGCAGTACGACAAACGGATCCGCTACCTGGTCCAGCGGAAGTACAGAATATTCGGTAGTTCTGACATTGAACACCGCCACCTTGTGATCCTTTGTCGACTGAATCATCTGCATCTCGTTTCCGCGTCTGAGCGTGGTATGATATACATCTTGAAAGCCGTTATGATGCAGCATTGCAACAGGAGCTGAAAACGGTCTCCCGTGTCGATCCGCAGCAATCACACAATCTCCGGGCTGAATATCTTCGATCGCTTTTACAGTGCCGTCGTCCATTTTGACCAATGTGCCTTTCAGCAAGCATAGACCACCTTGTGTCAGGCTCTCCAGAAACGAGTTGACAGCGTTCAAACCGATCCGATCCCCGATATCCGGTAGCTTATTTCCTTCCCGGATTCCAGCACAATACGCGCAAACACCTTCTCCCAAGGTACACCCGGCAGCACTGCGAATCTGAATACGGTCTGGGAGATCGTCCAGCATGTCTGCGGTAATCGGCGTGTTGGCGCGGTAAACACGACCGGACTTTCCTTTCACATCACGGTATAACAAGGAGCCAATATTGTCTTCATCATCCGTATCTACTGTAAACGGTTTCGGATGACCACAGTCATCTGCTGTTACAACCTGCTTATGTGCGGCTTGCCGAATCATTTTGGAAAAGTATCCGGCATCGGCCGTTGCTTTCTGCACGCCGATATACCCCTGCCGTCCTCCATGAGATGCGACCCAGTATTGAAGCGGTGTGATGCCCTCTCCATATGATCGAAATGTCGGAACCGGAATATCCCGGTGTTTGGAATCCACACTGAGTAAATCACCGAACACCAGCTGTCGCAACTGTTGCGGTTTTCCCCGCACTCCGGTCTTTACCTGTAGCCCGAACGAATTGTCTGTATTGCCCAACGTCTCCAGCACTGCTTTATCGATTGCGGGAGTCGCTTCCTGCACCGTGTGGATAATTGCGCGCCTCCGCTCCTGTGAAGACAGCCGTGGATCCTGTGAGATCGCATACACTTTTTTCTGTAATGCGTCTCTCATCGCTCGCAAATTATCTGGCAGCCGCAGATCCCTGAGATGGATTGACGCAACACCGCCGTATTCAGATGCAATTGTATTACCCAGGTTGTTCAGCCGATATGTTACCTGCGTATACTCTTCCGGACTCAATTCCTTCGCCATCTGAGTAAACAGTGCGCTGGCGGCTTTCGCATCCAACGCCCCGTCGAACTGCTTAAACCGATCTGGAAGCGCTTGCTGTATCAAGTATCTGCCTGGAGTTGTCCGCATAGTGGCATCCTTTAGTCGTTATACACCGCCGGAGGAGTATTTGTACTGCTGTCGTAGACAGCTTTCAACTCCGGATCCGCCTTTCGCCTATTAACCAGTATACGCATCGCATCCAGTCCGATCCCCGCCAGAGTGGTCGGAGCAATCCAGAGACCTCGAAATAATCTGGCTGCATTGCGCCCTTTTATCGGAATCGGATGTGCAGCGCGACGCAGCATGTTATTCACAAACGGAATCGGTGAATGTCGAACGTACCGATTCGCGACGGCCTGTGTCTCAAGCAGATCCTGAGCTCCGGAATACCGGTTCACTTGGTTTTGTGTATTAGACACGATACGGTCAGCTGCACGCGCTTCACGCCTATACGTATCATCCAGCTGTTTAAGCAATTTTCTCTGTTGCGGACTCTCTGCGGTCTGCATCGTCCCGGCAACAATCGCACGTTGCGCATTTGCCAAGGTACTGGTCTTATTCGCCTCATCCAAATTGTTTCGAAGCGAATTCACATATTCACTTACTGTCGGAGCGCCGCCAGACTTGAGTCCGCTCGTCCGATATGCGTTCATACGCTGATTCCAAACGTCAGAACCGATCTTAAGATCGGCATTTCCAGAAAACTGCTGCGCATACATCGTTTCCGGGTCATTCAGAAAAAACGCTCCAGGCCCGCCAAACCGCTTACCTACCGCACGTAACAGCATACGCGAGAGATCGACCCCCGCACCCAGCGTAGTGCCTGGAATTGCCTCCATTTTCCGCAGTTCTTCCAGCGCTCTGTGCATCAATAGAGCCCGCTCGTTTTCTGTCATATCACGTCCGTGTTCCTGTTTGAACGTTTCGTTCAACTGATCCACATACTGGCTGGCCGCATTCCGTTGCCGGAAGTTGGATACCGTATATTTCAGCGGATCTTGTTTTTGCGCTTCTGCTGCTTTTGCATCGACAGAGCGAATTGCTTCCACGAGTCCTGTTGACGCAGTTCCCCCGAGGATTGCCGCAAGCGCATTGGAACCCAGCGACTTGTTCCGCAAAATACCACGGTTGAGCAGAATACCGAGACCTGCTCCGGGGAGCGCTTCCAACGCATATCTTCCGACAGTATTCCAGTCAACCGCCGCTTCTTTGTGCAGATAGCGGAATTGCTGAGGACGTTCCGCGTCCAGTTGCTCTTTATCGATAATCGTTGCCAGTGTATTCATATCTGTACGCCCTTCTTGTTATCATTATCCACGTATCATCTGCTGTTGCCAATACCAGTCGTTCAATGCGCGCTTCCGCTGTTCAGGGTCGGGGATATCCTGCTTCGTCGGAGGCGACACGACCGGCTTGGGTGCAGGTGGTGTCTTCGGGGGGACAGGCTGGGCAGCGGCTGTCTGTGGCTGTGGCTGTGTCTGCGGACGCAATCGCTCCAGCCCGCTCATCGCATTAGAAATCTGCGCTCTCTTCTCTGCAGGCATCTTCATGTATTCCCACAACAACCGCAGTTTACTGCCATTGGCTTTGTGCGCCAAATCACCAACCACTTCCAGATCTGGAGAAATCTCGTTCAAAGTCTTTGCCTGATTATACATCGTCTTCAACCGATCTCCATACCGATTCCAAAGATATGCGCCACCCCCTACCAATCCGGCAATGCCCAGCCACGGCAGCATAGATTCCATACCCTGCGATTGCTGCTGTTGCATGAGCTGCGGTTGTTGATACTGTTGAAACGCGCGAGGCTGCTGCGGATAAGGCTGTGCTGCCCGCATCATACGCTGCACCGCATACCCGGTACCTGCGACACCCAGCCCGAGACCAGCTGCAGTCAGCGCCGGCGATTCTTTGAATGTTTTACTCAGCCAGTTGCTCGTTGGAGAGTTTTGCCACATGTTCCAGCCGGCAGCAAGGTTGTTACCGAGATTGTTAAACTCAGTCTTCATCCAATTCGGAGTTCCGGAAGATTGCTTTCCGGTTGTCGGAGATGCGGTTGCAACCTGATGTGCATGTTGCTGATTCTGAGTCATCTCATTTGCTGCTCGCTTCTGCAAAAACATCATAGCACCCTCCTACTGCGCAGAAGCCGGGTCCGCTGCAATTGGCTGAACACCGGGTCTGCCGTTCAATACGGTCTCCGCGATATTCACCAAATTATCGATACGCGCCAACAACGTTTCCTTGTCGTCTGATTCCTGTTGAATCTGCCTGCGCAAACCTTGGATGTCCGCCCGCATGCCCGCAACCTCCTGGGTCACTCGATGCATGTTTTTATCCTGCGTTTCCAGTGCGCGATCCGTGTCTTTCAGCAACTCGGCCAATTCATCATTGGCCTCGCTGTCTTGTCCGTCTGCCGTCGAAACCGGTGCTGCAGGCTGACCTGTTGTAGGGCTTACCATTTGACCAGTTGTCGGATCGATCAGATTGCCGGTTGCAGGATCAATCGGCATACCGGTATTCGGATCGACCATCATGCCGATCGCCGGATCCACCTGTCCTGCAGGCATCGGAGGCTGCGCACCTGCTGCAATAGGAGCACCGAGCATGTCCGCAGGATTTGCCATAGGATCGTCAGCAGCCATCTGCTGCATCGGAACCGCGCCGCCCGCAGCGTCCGGCATGGGCGTTTGCTGCATCACAGATTGACCGGCATTCATCATATCCATAGGTGGCATACCACCACCCTGCGGCATGCCTCCTTGCATCGGTGCGGCAGGCTGCGCCGCCTGTGCAATCAGTTGCATCGCCTGCTCCGGGGGAAGCGGCTGTCCATCAGGACCGACGAACTCACCCGTCGACCGATTCAGACTGATGCCGGTGTTCGGATCGACTTCGATACCCTGTTGCGGATCTAATACGATCATACCGGTTTCCGCGTCGATCGGCTCTCCATTCGGTCCAGGAACCATCTGAATCTGCATGCCACCGCTCCCCTGCGGCATACCTCCCTGTGGCATCAGCACACCACCAGACATATCCGTAGGCATAGGAGGCATACCGCCAGCAGCAGCACCTGGATTTGCGGGACCCATCGGCATACCACCCGCCGCAGGCATCGGTGCTCCCGCCATTTGCGGATTCATTGCTGCTTCCTGTGCCGCTGGCGTAAACGGCACAAATGCCTGCTTCGCCAGCCCATAAGATTGTTGTGCCGCCAGCCGAATGGCACGAGCGCGATCAAGAACGGACATAGTAGCCTCTGGTTAGTTTTTATGATTTTAATATATCAAATTTGAAAATAAACGTCAACGCTTTGTTTGCGGAATCCAACGTGATGCAAGCGCTTTCAACTGGGGACGATATTTATCGATCAGGTACGTCGTGCCAACGGTACCCAACGCACCGGTCAACGGCAATGCAATATCCAGCCACCGACCGCGCAGAATATTGCGCTGATTATCCTGCAGCATACGAAGCGCTCGTTTTTTCTCCGCATCAGACGAGCGGGACTTTGCGATATAATGTGCGCCCAACCTTGCTGCGTCCCGCTCATCCTCATACAACTTATGATTCGCGAACAATCCGACTAATCCACCAACACCTGCGCCTGTCAGCGCACCGCTGTACCGGCTATTCGTCAGCTTTTTCGCCAACAATCCGGAACCGGCGGCAGCGATATATGGAGATGCACTCAATAGAATACGAGACAACGGTGACAGCGTCTTGTCGCGCGAATGTCCGTATTGATGGGCGGCTTCATATAGACTCTTCGCAGTTGAGTCTGGATACAGCACGGGAAATGCACGTTTGAAGTCATCCTCGTAGGAATTCGTCAATCCCTGTCCAGTCGCATCCACCGCTTTTGTAAGCAACGAAGTGTTCTCCGCAGTGCCGGAACGTCTCCGCATCTCTTCGAGGTGTTTCATATATGCTGCATTCTTATAGCTACTGTACAAACCAAGTGCACCTGCTGCAGCAAGCGGCGTACCCAGCAACGCAACACGGGCACTCGTCGGTAAACGATCCAAGGCACGATTGATCTCTGCATCCAACGTGTTGGCTTTCTTTTTGATGTCCTGCGGACGACGCTTTCTATAAATCGTCGTCACAATTTTCCAGAACTGCTCGTCGTCTTCCGACAAGTCAGGATGTGATTGATGGACAGAAGCCTTCGCCTCACTCCATACTTTCTCACCTTGTTTTCCTTTTACAAATGCAGGCATAAAAAGCTCCGTTGTACATCTCTTCACCATTAACGTACAACGGAGCATATGACTGTGCAAATCGATTATTCGTTTGTAGCAGCCAGCAGTGCCGTGGCGCTCCTATTCAACTTGTCTCTTTTTCCGAGCCTCTTCTTCCTTTTTCCGCCGATACCAATTGTACAACGCAACACCGCCTGCGCCGAGCCCTACGCCGCCAATCCCTGCCAGAGCAGCACGTCCCTCTGGAGTGTCAATAAAGACACGAGGTGCCCGCGTTGCAACTCCGACTGCTACCTCTTTAATACGCTCCGCCATCTCCTTAAGTTGCTTCGGATAGGTTTCAGCACCCATCTGCACACCGGCTGAGATGCCGGATTTAATTTTTCCGAGCGTTTTCTTCGGATCTTTTTGAAGCATATTTCCTACTTCTCGCAGGGCTGCACCTGTATTTCCTTGAGCCATCTGTGAATCAACAGTCTGCCAAGAATCCATGGGAAGCGCTGATTTCTCCGCTGCCGCGCTGCCGCGCTGCCGGCGCTCCTTAATATACCCTTCAATCGGGCCTGTCGCATTCGGACCGCCGATGATTATCTCTGTCGGACCGGGTATGTGTGCATACCTCCCATCAGGCCCATACAGATGCTGCTGCGCCGTTTCTTCTGCAGCCTGTTGCACACCTTTTCTAAACATATGATTGTTATAAGCCTTCGCGCCCGCCGCCGCTAAAGAACCTCCTGTGATCACAGATCCAGCGGCTGGCAGCAGCTTAGGGTTGACACCACGCAGCACGTTTCCAACCGCCTTAAGCAGCATCAGCGGATTTGCAGCTTTCTTTGAAATCGCTCTTGTTTGATCAGATTGTTCTTTGTCCTTCTGTTTCAGAAAACCGTTCATTGACCGGCTCTGTTGCTTACGTTTTTGCGAGTTGCCGACCACAGCGTCGGTCATCGGAGCATTCTTCGCGAGCTTTTCGCGATACACGGAACTTGCAGCTTTTGTCATCATAGTAGATACTACCTCATTGTTATTGGATGCTGTTTTATATACCGAATACGGATTATTTACAGCAGGTTTACGGTTTTTCGCAGTGTATAAAGACCGAATAGCGTTTTCATTCAGATCCTCTTCCAGCAATCGTTTCTGTTTTTTCCATTCGATTACGCTCGGAGACTTCGGATTTTCTCGTATCCGACGATCGAGCGCTTTAATTCGATTCTCTTTTTGCTTCAACTGATCTACGTATCGAGCTCCTTCCCATAACAGTGTAGAATTCTTTTTGTAAAAATCTACCAGTTTATAGTAATCCGTCGGTTTCCGTACTGTAGTAGGAAGCGACTGCAATTCCTTCAAAACAGCTGCATCATATGTTTTAAATAAATCAGGATTTTTTTGTACCAATCGTTGCACAGCAGGATGTTCTCGCTGAAATGATTGCTGTGCTCCGACCTGCTCTGCTAAATCTAAACTGTAATGAAAAATTGGAGCCTCTTTTTGGAGATCCTCATCGTTCCAAAACAAACCCGTCCGATCTTTCCTATATTGCTCTAATGCCTTCTGGATTTGCGCAATCGGTGTCAAACGTAAATACTGCAGCCGCGATTGATTTGATAACGCATGATTCAATTCGTGTATATAGTCGGCTCCAAACCGTCCCCACGGTGTCAGCACAGCATCAGCTCTATCGAATCCGGATGTCGCAATATCTGCAGAATTCGCGTTTGGAATATAATAAAGATCGTTTCTTGGTCCGTATGGTTGAACATCAGCCCTTGCATGCGGTGTTAGCTCCTGCATACGGATATAACCGGTATCGTTCCGATCTCCGGATCTTCCTGGAAAAAATGCAGTCGCATATTTTTCATCCTGGACACTTGTATCTGTAGGATAAACAGCGACAGAGATCTCTGGTGCATTTTGCTGAAATAACCGCTTTACTGCCGGGATAGACATCTGCATAGTGCGTGGCTTCGGCAGCGACTTATCCTGCCAGTTTGCTATAACCTCTGCCATTCGACTTTTCATGTAGCCCGGCGTATTTGCATGCGCGTCTATGGTACCAGGTATATTGCGCGTCCAGAATATAGCGTGTGGGTCCATTCCCGGCGTTTCTCGCCATTGAAATGTCGGAATTATATTCCGTGCAACATTTTGATATACGCCGTTTAAAGGATGCGTTTTTGGAACAGGATGAATCGATCTATCTGCTATCCGTATTGCATTATTTCTTGGAAGTAATTCACGTTCCTGCTGTAAATCCGGACTAGGGTATTGTGTTCGCATAAACCAGTTCATCCCCTCCATGCCCACTGTCGGATGCGGCTGTTTCCGTGCAATTACCGATGAAGGCGGTGCTGCAGGCTTTGGCGGTACCGACACTAACGGCTGCTCTGGTTTTACTTGTGTAATCTCAATAGGCATAAAAAAGTAACCCTTGTTCATACTTCCTGTTGTACAAGGGTTACTATACTTGTTGAATCAGAGTTAATCTATAATTTCGACTGGTGTATCATATGTGATCTCACCGCGTCGCAATGCTTTCAGCATCTCAGGCGCAGAGCGAAACCGCACCGGTTTCTGATCCGGTCTGCTACGTGTCCCCAGATACAAGCCTTGCAGGAACTCCGCCTGCGGAAGATAATGCGCCTTCATGTTTTTCGGTGACAGAAGATTCCGGGACGGCAGCATTTTTTGAATCACATTCTGCACCGCTTGCTTTGATACCGGGGTGTGTAAATTCATTGTGTCCTGCACAATCGTACCGTCACTCAGTGCGAACGTATACGGACCCGGAACAGTCAGATCCCAGGCATCCATCACACCCGCAGGCTGCACATCTACGACATTTCGCCAACTGATCTCAGTGTTTTCTACGATATCACACCAGGCTGCTACCAATGCGGCTGCTTGTTCCGGTGTGTGGTATGTGCGCTTCTCTTTCGCGATATAGAGATTCTGCGTATATTGCGTCCAATCTACGTTACGAAGCGTTTCTACCATCTGCAGGGCAATGGTCCTCGGCATAGATCCACGTTGATCATAAGTCGTAATCTCGGATGCTCGAACGATGTGATACTTTCTACCCTGACCTCCGATACCCGCATACGTGAATTCACTCCGCAATTGCCGTGGAAACGGCACCAGATCATACTTATCCGGTGCATCGGAGTTCTCAAGAGATTCTACGATCTTCTCCAAAGAGGCCTGATCCACGCTGTCCAGCATACGGAACTTTGGTTCTTTCCGATACAGCCGTGCGGTATCCGTAATACTTAATGCAATTGCATAACAAGTATGAACTGAGTTCACGCCTTTATATGGAGATGCGGTAGTACGGACACCGAGCTGTTTACAGATCTGCTGGATGCCATCGCGCAACAATGGGCTTGTGGTATGCAGTACGATCGATTTTGCAACAGTCTTCTTACCCTTAGGCGCTTTTGTGCCACAATGAATACAACCGTCTGTTGCCAGCAATCCGACCAGCAGTCCGAGCAAATGCGCTCTTGACCCATGCATACATGCAACAGGGATTCGCTTATTGATCGCACCTGCTCCGATTAAATCACGAAGCTCTCTACCCACCGAGCGCGGAATCCCGCAGTTAATTCGATGTGCAACCGCACCGCCGAACCGATCATGCGAATCGTATTCATACAGACGCGCGCCCGCCTCCGTCTGTACAATACTCAGCTTATTTCGAAGCAAATCAATCAGTGCATTTTGAATATCCGGATGCTCTGCCGCAATCCAGGCACCGTCCTGTGAATCAACCCATCCGTCACCCAGCATCGCGCCAATAAACACACCCAGATCAAACGACAACGACTGCTGTGTTCCGATCTTTATGTACTTTGCGCAAAAGCCAGGAGCATTGCCAGTATCGGTAGCAACCAAGTACGGAATCGGATGTCCTTTCACCTCTGCCGGGGTCATCAATGCCAACGTACCATCATCCGCATATGCGACCAAGCTCTTATCCGCAGAACAAGTAATGACTTGCGTGTATGCTCCGGATACTGCGGTTGTCACATCAAACATCTGGATATTTTTATGCAGCGACTTCTTTGTAATCGGAGCGAGACCACAGGCACCCTTTTCTCGCTCCATCGTATACACAAAGAACCCCTCCGGAACATCCCATTCCTCATTCCCATTATCATCAACGCGGTGAGACTCTGGGATAATCGGAATGTCTTCGATTGCAACCGTGATGTGATTCACATCATAGATCTGCGACCCTTCTTTCAGCATAGTAATTCCTGTTGTTGTTGTCTCTGACATACAAGATACGCTGTTTTCGGAAAATATCAAGGGTCCACTTCCGTTTTCTTTGAAAATTTGTTTTAGATTATCGAGCTTACACGCTATCCTAACCAAATTCCATATTGAATCCCCGTCGTGATCTAACCCGAAGGGTTTGGCAATATTGGGATTTGTGAAGATGGTATTACGCTCCCCCGGTTTCCCGCGCAGCTTCGGGAAAAATCCCATAATGCCATACCTCCATAGCGTCGGTGCCCGGTTTACCAGAATCGGACGCTCTGCCATCGATTCTTCCAGCAGTTTTCTAGCTTCCGGCGTCCGATCTGTCGTATACCGCAGCGCATCCAGCATCCGATACCCCCGTTGCCGCAACTTACGCAGGACAAACGGTTCGAACATCTTCCAGGCGGTTTCTTCCGGCAATCCCACTTCATCGATGGTCAGGCTATTATCCGGAACAACGACACCGCGTCCTCCCAAGTCCACTGCAACACCGAACAACTTTCGATGTGCGGCGGACAACTTCGGACTTCCTTTTCCGAACGCCCATTTCAATACGCCTGCTACGTTCTTCGCCTGCAGTTTCGGATCATCCGTCTCGCTAAGACCTGTAACCGCTTCCAGTGCCTGATACAGAGAAGTACGTGCATCCATCTGAGCTTCTTCCGGAAGTACGCTCTTCGCTTCTTTCAGATCCTCTGCCGCGTCAATCATTCGTTTATACAGAAAATTGACATCTGCTGCGATATTGACGTCGTTCGCCATCTTGGAAACAGGCCGATACCGGGGCGGCAGGATCGGAATCCGCGTCAGCAGGAAATCAGTCGGTTCCACGCCGGCATCTGCCATCGGCTGCAACGCGCGGATCTTCTTTCGCGCCTGATCCCGTTTCGACAACGGTACTCGTGGTGCGCGCAGGGTCTGCTTTGCCAGGCGAAGCTCTTTGTCGATATCCAGATGTTCGAGCGCGTCCCGCAGACCGTCAATACCGACTTTTCCGTTGATCTGGCGCTCGCCCTTCAGCACACCCTCCAGTTCCTTATCTTTCCAGCCCAGCGCGTTTGCCGTTGCTTTGAACATCATTGGATTCAGGACAGGTTCCGGAAGTTCATAATAACCCCACTGCTCCCCATCCGCACCGAAGATTGCAGGATCGAACAGACCTCCTGGAACCGGCTGCAGATGCTTGGAATCGAATGTATTGGCGAATGTATTGGCGAATGAAACACGACGCTGTCCTGTCAGCTTTTTAATGTCCTGATCCGTTGCGCCATACATATGAACCCGATCCGGGTACTCTTCCAGAGAAATGCCGGCAGCGCGTAGATGCGCAAAGAATTTCTGGTTGACAAGCGGTGACGATGGCGGTGTCGGCGTCATCCCGTCCCGGAACGAGCGCCAGAATTCATCATTTCGCTGTCCCCGGATCAGCTTGGCATCCCGCAACACCTGATCAGCACCATGTGCGGCCAGCGCAGAAACCTCCATATTACCGAGCCGACGAGCGCCTGTCTTACCGCCCTTCATCGGAAGGTCTTCTGCCGTATATTCTCCGGTCGACCGCGCACCCTGTTTCGATTCCGACATATGTTTGAGCTTATAGTGAAATACGATACCGGTAGCTACGTCTTTCACCGTTTTACCGGACACAGGATCGAACAGATCCTCGCTCTCGGTCAAACCGTGCTTCTTCAGTTCCTTTTCCACAAAATCCGGGATGGTATCGTCGGTTAAAAAATCCGGAAGGATTACCGGTTTTCCTGTTTTCTCCGCGATCTTTCCCAGATTTGCATCTGCCAGTAACGCGGTATTCAGCCGGCTTGTTGTTCCCAGAGGGCTGAGTTCAATATGAACTGGACGACCCTGCGAATCTCGCAGCATTTCCTCTTTCGGAACGATTGAGTTCCCGCACCACATCGGTTTTCCGTTCCGGGCAACCAGCAGAATCCCGGTCGATACGGTACAGCAGTAGACAAATCCGTCATATTCTTTTGTATAATATCCATCTTCTCTTGCACGCTGCTTTGACTGCGCGGTACGACAATCTGAAACACGGAGTCGAAACAGCGTACGGGAATACTGCTGCTCCTGTTCAATAATCGCGTGTAACCCATACCGAATGCAAGCGCGCTGTCGCGCCTCCGCAACGCTACGTACTTCTGTGACCGGATCCCGCCGAATCGTATCCAGCAATTCTTTGGCACGCGCTGTCTGGTGCGCAAGATCACGGTGCGGAGCCGCCACCGGATGCAACCATGCGTATCCCTGTACCGTCTGTACGTTGACCCGTCCGAATTCCTGATACGTAGTATCCCCTTTGTGATTCCGGTGTGCACGTTTACACCACATGTCATGCGTCGGCGTCACAAGCCAGTCCAGATTACGATCCCGATATCCGTACATCAGACCTTTGTACGGTCCGGAATGAATGGCACTTGGATGTTCAAACTGGAAGGTATTCGACACCGGATCCAATACCGCGACCTTATCCTCAACTCGAAGTTGACTGAACGGTTTGAATCCTTGGTCCGTAAAGACCGTCGTGTCTTCATCGTAACAGCTTACCGTTCCTTTCGATCCATACCGGGAGCTGTTTCCGCTCCACACCGTCTTACCGTTTCTACGGACAAATACGGTATGGGTATACGGTACTTCCACACAGTAGATCATACCGTCGTAATCCACCCACTCTTCTACAGCACCTTCGACCTTCGAGCATTTATAGCTGTTCTCATCCTCTACGCGGACATTCGTCAAATGATATACACACTTTCCGAAAATCTCGGTCGAGAACATCAACCGCATGTACGTACAGTCACAGTTCCGCGCAACCAGATGTCGATGGTTTGGTGTTACAAGGATATCCAGGTCTGGCGTCTGCAGAGAATACATTTTTCCCTTATATGCGTATTGGTACGCACGAACAAAGTTAATCAGATACGACTCTCCAGACTGTGGATTCAACGTCAGAACACGGTCATCCCCTCGAAGATCCTTGAAATACAACCAACCTCTGTCGGTAAAAATCTGAGTCTCCTCGTCATAACACATCTTATCTCCGACCTGCATCGGGGTATACGCCTGTGTATATACCGTCAAATGCTTACGGCCGCGTGCGACATCCATCACAGTTCCCGGATAGTCATGTTCCCAGACGGACAGGTACGGAGTCGCCGCGTTGCGGGCGATCCCACGGGTAGATTGATCTTTGTGCTGTACACCCATCATAATAGGATCGCCTTTCTTCAATACGGTACCGACTTTCACAACACCATCGTCTCCCAGCTGATCCAGCTGCTCACGTGTAAACTCATTGCTGCGGAACAGTGACAGATACTTCTGTTTTCCGTACTCGATGTCGGGGGTCACGTCACCCCGCGTTTTATACATCTGCTCTGAACCGAGAAGCTCCGCTGCTTCATCCGAGATACGGATCGCATCTTCGAACGTACCGGCATTCCTGCCGTTCCGAAACGCAACGCGCAGATTCGTACCGAGTGCTGCTACACCGTTCTCATCCGTATAGTTCGACGGCGCGAGGATTTCGTTGGCTTTCACCTTCTGTCCGGGTTGTACAACAGGATGATTCGTGATATAGCCTTTCTGATTTGCGGGAAAATTGTGATATAGGTCAATCTCATACTTCTTTCCGTCAGTCCCCCGCATCACAATGCTGTCAGGCTCTACGCTGAGAATCGTACCGTTTACCGGGGCGAATTTCGCCCCCAGGTATTTGCCGACGTAACGCTCCGTCGTTGTCTGTGTACCATCCGGAAGCGTTAATAGCCGCTGTACGCCGGGAGCCTGGCGATGCTTTAACGGAAGCGCCTGAATCGGGTACTTTGAATTGTGTGTAAACACACCATTCGCCAACATGTACACGTTGTCGTCTACATCAAGATCCACGAGATATTCCGCTGTCCCTACCGGTGTAACGCTGACAATGCGCTCCCATTCTGTATGATCCAGAATCGGAGACACAGGGATACCATTGGTTTTAAAAAAATCAGAAGATATACTGCCAGCACGGATGCGCTTTAACTCCGTCGATCTTCCTCCGAATTTAGTTAGACACGCTTGATACATATCAGCTGTGTACGGCGCTCTTATCGCATGTCGGCTGTAGCACCTATCATACTTACGCATCCGATAATCTTCTACAGGGATAAACATATCCTTACGCAGATCTGTTGTGGTCAGCAACTCACAGTGATCATTTTTGTTTGTGAACGTCAACCACTTATGAGTTCCATTCACAACGACCGTTTTACCTGTTGTTGTCTTGACTTCATATACGTCCAAATCCTGATGCACGGTCAACACCTGTCTGACCGGCCTGAAGCAGGGATTCATCTGCGCGTCCAGCGACAGTACCATGTCGCCTGCTTTCAATTGTGTTAGATATTCTTTGGCGTATATATGCAACCGCTCATTGTTTCTGTAGATACAGAGAAGCGTATCCGGATGCAGACACCCCATTAACGTGCGATTGCTTCGAATGCCGCCAATTAACGGAATCATCCCGGTACCAGTGCTCATCATATTGTTAGATGATGCCAGATAGAAGTCGACGTCTTTTCTTGGAACGTACTCAATGCCCTTTCCATGGAAAAACGCAGGAATCCGTTCGCTCGGATCTGCTTTCGGATCGTAAAATTCAGGCGTTGCAACGATCGCATTTGCGGCGGTCGTCATATCGACGTAATTGACAGATCCGTCTTTCATACGCATCCGCGTATAGAGATTCCCTTTGCTGTCCTTCAGTGCACCGTGCGTCAGGTATACGTCAAGTCCCACTTTCAACGATTCAGGACTATTCATGGAAAGAATATTAGATGATTCTTGATACTTGACGAACAACCGCTCGCCGGGAACCGACAAACAGTACACGAACCCGTTGTAGGGAACGCGTTGAATTTCACTTTGGTGAAACAGCGATGCGGTCAGTGTATTATCTACCGTCAACGAAGCGAGTGCAACTGTCTTGCTGTTCAGCAACTCATCCGCGCGTACAACGAAGTGTGATACAATACCTTGATCGTCTGTGCCGATTTCGGTCGCCAGATCCAACAGTCCGCGATCCATCTCTGACGCATAAATGACATGCATCCGGTGATTCGGTGTTACAAAGCAGGCAGATGTCCCGTTGTCAAACAGGATCAACTCTCCATCATACGGATACTTATGGATCTCCAACGGCTTTCGGAACTGCAGTACATCATCGATCCAGCAGCCGACGAGATCATCCATCGTGACGATTTCCAGCGGTTTCCAGCGCTCTACGCCGTCAGGTTCCCGAATTAAAACGGTATGTCCTACAGCAAAGCAGCGAATCGGATCGATAAATCCGGCAAAACTGTCCTGAACGCCGCGACTCTCCGCCGGTGCAGCTCGTGTGTCCCCGATTCCTCCCTCTCCCAGTCGAGATACGCCGGTATTGAAGTCGAGAGACTCCATCGGAGAACTGCCTTCGATATAACCGGCGTGCTTCCCTTCCATGAATACAGAATCTATATGCGGCTGAAACTCGCCAGGCTCTACATCATCCAAAGTCCCTTTCCGCGAAATACGATTGAACAGCGTTCGAAGAACACCTCCACCATCCCGTACAATACGCTCCGCAATATAATCTGCCGGTCCCAATACTTTCTGGAACTGCAAACCATCACGGTCGTCTAGATCCAGTGTATCTGCCTCCCTTGCGATCTTCAGGATCTTTTTACTCGTCTGCAGCAACGTATCCGGCGTAATACGGTCATAGGCGACTCCCAACGTACTCTTTGTCGTCTCCGGATCCAGCAATGTTTTGCTGATCTCATTGTTCCAGAGGTTCCGGTACTCAGTCATTGTTGTAACAGCTTTCTTGTTCTCGGCAGACTCATCCATCAGCCTGTCGTACTTACTCAGATTCATCTGATACAACTCGTCGCCCCATGCTGTTCGGATCGCATCTTCCGACACGCCGGCTGCACGCAACATCGGAAGCACGCCATACATACGGGTACCGCGTGTCATATACAGAACACCGGTTTCCGGGTCAAGCTCCATCGACATCTGTCTTCCTGTTGTCTGCGCAGGATTAATGTGTGCTGCAATGATGCCGTTGTCTTTGATTCTCGCATACACACCTGGACGGAGTCGAAACATGTGCTTCAATGCCAGTTCCGATCCATTACGAATAAACGTCCCTCGTTCAGTCATACGAGGAACGTTCATCAACGTTGCCGTTTTACGCTGCAATTCCTTTCCCGTCGCATTGTCGATCAATACCCAATCACCACGCAACCGGTCACCAAGCGACGCATTGTTCAAGATCGCTTCTTTCTCATCCCGCAGATGCTGGCGTTTCGGTTTCTCATACGCCAGATTCTCAATGCGAAGCGTGTACTGATCATTGGACAGCGGGAATCTGCTCAGGACAGCTTGTTTTACATTTTCCCGAATGCGTTCACCAACGGTCTTGAAATCGGTCGGATCGTATACGTCCTGATCCGATGCGATCTGTTCATATGTCATATAAGGCAGTTTTGTTGATGTTCGCACAGGTCGTTGCGCAAGCATGTTATAACGTGTCTGTGCAAAATTAGTCAGGGTAGGAGCGGAGTTCAGCGGAGTTCCCAAATCAGCAGGATCGAAAGCAGCAGGTGTATCCATGTGTACTTCCCTTTGTTAAAGGTGAATTGGCCAGCAAACCTGCTGGGTAACATAGCATACGACCTGTTTTTTGTCAACACAAAAAGCGCGTTATTTTTGAAATAACACGCTAGATAAGCGAATAGCTCAATTGTTGTCAGTCGCTGGACTAGTTCCCGCTTACTTTCACATTGTTGTCCGCGTCCAACTCTAATTGAAGGCGCGGCACCATATGCGTCATATTCGTCGCAGCCAGGGACTGCATTTGCTTCAACTTTGCCCGATTCTCATCCCGGCGCTTTGCAAACTGATATGTTGTATATGCGCTAAGCAGCGCAAGCGCACCGGCACTCAGCGACGGAATATCTGCGAGTGTCCCAATCGCACCCCGGCTGGCATCTGTCCCACTCCTCGGAGAGCGACCGAACAGCGATTCTTTAACGTCACGAAGCTCCCCTTTGATACCATGATATGCCGTACTGGCATCATCCGTCAAAACACGAGCAGGAGCCGTAACTGCCGCAGCTATGTCATCCGCCAATGAAGATGCTTGTTTCGGTACTGCCGTTTTTACATTCCTTCCACGTAACCGCATATCCAGAATCTGGCGATGCAACGAATCCAGTTGATTGCGTTTGGCTGCAATCTCCCGATCCAGTTCCTCTTCCCTAGACTCCTGCAACTGATTGGACGCAGTCTGTGTTCCAAGCCACAGTCCAAGTCCCCCTGCAGCGAGCGGCAGCGCGGATCGCGTGATATTCGTCAAATACCGCTGCAGAATATTCGGTCCGCGCTCCGGCGGCTCTTGCATAGGCGAACTGCTCTGTTTCTGCAATTCCCGCACACGCCGTTTTTCACGCTGCTCCGTATCTGTCAGATCCGTATCCGGATGCGACAATGGCTGAATCGCATTGACCTTGTCCGCTTCTGCCGCATCTCTATGTTTCCGCCACCAATTCGCCTGATCTGCGCCGGTAATACCTTTGACCAGTCCGCCGAGCGTCAATCCGGCAGTCAGGGATGCGAGGCTATTCCACAGCATCAGATTTGTACGCGGATTGTCCGCCAATTGCGGAAGTCCGACCGTCGCACGGTCCGATCCTACCAATGTCAATAACGGATTCAACAGCTGCAACTGATGCCATGCCGGCTTGAACTCTGCTTTCTTTTGCATACTATCCCTCAATGTTTGTCGTTTTTGTTACGTCTGCCAAATCCAAATACGTAATGTATACCAGCAGTTGTCCAGCATCCAGCTTCATGCGCTCTTCCCACACCAACTGAATTCTTGTACCCGCTGCAATCTGCGCGCGCAAATCTCCATACTTGATCCGATCATCCGCGTTCGACAGATCAAAGCACTCACATCGTCCTGCCATCACGGTACGCACGTCTTCCGGCACTGCTAATTCCGCATCACTCAGGAACGGACGACCCTCATGCGTCTCACCAAGCCGTCCTTGCCGGTACATGCGGTCCAGCGCAGCGGATGGGATGGGCCTTAATGAAATATCAAGAGGACTCATACGAACTGATCGTGTTTAGGTCTGGTTACAGACTGCTGTTCTTCCTGTTTCATTGAATCCAGCTGCCTTTGCAGCGACGCGATTTCCGTCGACAGTGCACTGGAATACAGCTCCTTATCCGCATTCTCCGTGATGTGATCCGGACTGGTCATGCGCGACAGCCCATATCCTGCGCCAATTCCCAACATCGGGGAGAGCACGTGCATCAGGTTCACACCGCCGATAACTCCTTCTCGCACTGTGTTAACGACTGATTTTATCGTGTCTTCGACAGCCGCGACCTTCCGCATCCGAATCGAATCCAGTTTTTCTCGATATGTCATTTGTCATCCCTCACAAATTATGTAACAATGCATTTCCGATCCCAGTGACTGCTGCCGCTTTTGCCGGGCTAGGAAGTCCCAGTGCCGCCGCGGTCAGAAAACCGACCGCAGCTCCTGCCGCAGCAGACGCTCCTGTCGACACCGCCGCACCGACGATATCCGCACCGGAGATCGGTTGATTCCCGGTCGCCGGTATTGCGTTCAGCAAACCCAAAGCGCTGGCCTTCATCTCCAGCGACAAGTTCTGATTGGTCAGAATCCCTTCTTTTGCCATACTCATCGGAATCACGTCGCTGCGAGACAGCACCGATTCTGTCTTGCGCAGCATCGGGCGTATCTGCTTCGGTTGATATCGCAGTAGTCCACCGAGCGGTCGATTTTTATCCCAAGACAATGCTGCACTGCCCCCGGCCCCCAACAACCCGAGTGCAGTCGCAAACATCAAACGATCCTTCGGATGCATTGGCATCGGATTGCCATACTCATCCGCCACCGGCTGTCCGGTCGTAGCACCGTACATACGCATCAACGCAGGTGCTGCAGCGTATGCGCCAAGACCGAGCGCACCGCCCGTCAACAGTGCCTTACCCAGTGGATTTACCGTAATCGTACGAATCGCATTATCAAACCGATCCAGCGGAAGTTTATTCAAAAATCCGGAACCCGCTCCTCGATATTTCGCCATCGTAAATGCAGGAACCAGCGGATCGTTACTCCCGGTGGCAGGTCGGTTCAATGCATCCTTCACCCAATTGTCGTCCGGTTTCGCTGTAGGAATTTCCGGCGCTTTCGGCAGTTTAGGAGGCTTCACCTTTGCTGCTGCTTTTTTCGTCAGAATGTCTTCAGGCGCGACGCCGACAAACACGCTGACCGGAGCTTCCGTTCCGGAATCCGGTTTCTTCGGAGGACTTGTCAATGGTGTACCTGCGACACCTGGAACCGTGCTTCCAGTATATGTGGCAGTCGGCTTATTTCCCACGATCAGTGCTTCGTTGGTCTTATCCTCACCGTGTTCCACACCGTCAGTTGTATGACGTTCAGGCCAGTTGTATCCGGAAATCGTGCCGGCGTATGCCTGTTTGGACAATGTTGCAATTTTATTCCATTCCATACCATCACCCCTGTTGCCTTGCCATTTCCAAACCCTGCTGTCTGGCTTGATTGTCAAAACGCTCCAACGCGGACTTCGCAACATCATACAGTGTCGGATTCAGCTGCTTCACCATCGTATAGATCTGCTGTCGTGGTGCACCGACCGGAGTTTTCATCAGAATCTGCGCCACGACTTGCGCGTCTGCCTGCACCTGTTCCATCGAGATCCCCTGCGGCGCTTTCACCGACATCAGATTCTGGATATCGGTAATCGGATCACCTGTCATCGGCGATGCAACCGGTACGCCACCCATTGGCTGAGCACCGCCTGGAGGAGCTGCTTCAGCTCCTGCAGGTGCACCTCCCTGTGCCGCAGGATCACCGCCCTGCGCATTCATCGCCGCCTGATCCATTGCCTGCTGATTTGGCATGTTCATCATAGCATCCAGGAATCCGGCTTTTTGCAGACGGTTGCTAATCTCCTGTTGCTCTTTCGCCATTGCAACGGCTTCTTCCACCCGCAAACGTGCTTCCATCTTCGGATCGATCCGCATTGCCCGCATATATGTCGCTTCCGTCAACCGCTTATTCTGGTACAGTTCCGTCATCGCGTTAATACGGGCAGGGTCAAATACAACGCTCTGACGCATCAGTGCACCCTCCAAGTGAGGCCATCCCAGCAGCTGTTGGCATTTCGTCAGATACCAATTCAGATAATCATCCAACGGCTCGATCTCCCGCGACCAGCTCTGTTCAAATGTGCGCAACGACATCGGAAGCGCCTGACTGCCCAGCAGGGAAGATTTGTAAAATTCAACAGGAACACAAAGGGTATCCAACAACTGCTCCTTGGTGTACTGCAGCATGTCGACAGGAACGATCGCCTTGCCGTCCCCACCCAATGTCAGTTGCTGCACAGCGGTCGGGATCATCTGCCAACTGGACTGATGCAACGCCTGCGAACGTAAAGATCGGTCAATCACAGATCGCAAATAACCCAGGTTGATGTTATGAACAGCTCCGGATGTCAGGTCCGAACCTCTTGCCGTTGTCGCGGGATCAGGAAACAGCAGGCGGATCGGCAGCATAAAATCTTTGACGACTGCTTCCGTTTGACGCTCCAACAGCATCAACTGAATGATGTATTTGAATGAGGTCAGAAAACGGGGGAGTCCCCACCCCTTCATCGTTTGTTTGTTCATCGCATCCGATGTCGTAGCCAGATGCAGGCAGGAATCTCCGTTAAACTCAATCGCAGACTCGTTCACCGTAGCATCTAGCAAGAGCTTCGGCAGTGTTTCGAGCGCAACCGACTGCGCGACATTGTCGATGAAATCCCGATCAGCTTTCGATGGCGTATACGTAATTTTCTCAGCATCGGTCAGCGCACAGAAGTCAATATCGATGTGAAGCGGGTTCCAGTTGATCACATTCAACGGCTGCGCGGACGCACGATCCACATAATCAACGTATGGATGAACCCCATTATACTTACAGCTGGGACAAACGGTCGTGAACTCCCCTCTATTGAAATCATAATCCCGACCCCGACGCAACTTTCGCAGATATCGGAATGTACCGCAACGCGGGCATTTCAATGTCCGCGTAATCGGAAGCATCGCCGTTGAAAAACTGTTGCCATAAAATTGGAGGTCCAGTCCGACTGTAAGAATCTTCTGTTCAATTTTATGCTTCATCATCAGCTGTGTCTGGAAGTGATCCCGACTATCGGAATCCTCCAAATCTCCAACGATATCCACACCGTTCAGAAAATATGCGATCGCACGTAAAATCGCAGCAGTGAAGTCGCCATGTCTCGACCGCAACCAAATCGCCCACATCATAGCATCACGCAGCGTGACGGGATACAGCTTATTGGAATAGCTATCCCACAGTGGTTGCGCCAACATCTGTGCATATTGATTCGGCGCACCCTCTAACGAGTATGGACGAGCAGCATTGTTCATTATGGTTCCTCAAATTTCGTCATCTGACGAATATAAGCCTCTTTCTCCGTCGCGCACTTTGCGCAGACCGGAATCTCACAAATTCGTTTTACTGCGGGCGCACCGCAGAGTTGGCACCGAATATCATTGGATGTCTTGCGCAACACAATTAATCCTCCAATACATCCAGAATCGAGATATCATCCTCATCTGACACCGACACGGCAGGAGTTGTATTTACAGCGCTCTGTGCCGGTGGAACTGCTGCCTGTGCAGAGAGTCTGGCTTTTTTGCTGAACCCGCTGATATCCGATTCCAACAGCTCGTTATAATCAACAAATCCGGACTGCTCGATCGAAAACCGTCTTCCAGCAGATTTCGATACCAAGTTACCGGTATTGTCATGAGTCATCCGCTCAGCGCGCAACGCAGGAAGCGGTACTTTGTTGGCAGCAGCCAAATGTCCAGGTACGGGGAGGATCGCATGATTCAACGCCTCTTTTGTTTCCTTGGCGTCTTCGACGATGCGGATATTGTCACCATAATGCCGTCGTAAGTAAGCACTCTTCGAACGCATAATCAATTCGTTCTGTCGTCTCCGATCGTATGTCGCTGACATAATCGTACCCTTTCTCCAAATTATTTCGATTCTCGTTTCATTGCCTGTTGATACAATTCAGACGCAGATCTCGTCCGATCCGCATCAGAAATACCAGATTCAAAGTAGAGAGGATTCCGTTTTACCAGATCCTCGCGCGCTTTCATAATCTCTTTGCGGCTCAGCCCGCGGGATTGTTGCGCCGCATACCAGGATCGATACAGCTCCGGATTGAACGTACCTCGACTGACATACGATGCATAAGCTGCCGGCTCCAACTGCTCAGACACGCTTCCGCCGCCCAGCTTCTCATACCACGGCATCGCATTCCAGATCGAGTTCCGGATACGCTGTTCTTCATTATTTCCCTTACTGTTCAGTGCGTCCGCATAGGAACGGCCCATCGCAGATGTAGATCCGTTCGACAGCAGAAACAACCACGGATTTCCAGTGACTGCACCACCTACTGTACCGACTGCATCCGATGCGCGGTCAGCTTGATCCCCCAGATTGTACAACACCCGTCCGAGCCTCGCCGCCGTTGTGTTTCCCTGGAACGAATTACGTACGGCCTGCTCCCGCTGTCGCTGTTCTGCCGCAATCTGATGAGGTGCCTTCATCCATTCAGCGCCATGCACCAACCCAGCGCCAAGCGCTCCTACGCCGGGAGCAAAACCACGCGGAAGAAACTGAAAACTGCGAGCAGCAGGACCGGCAGCAGTCAACGCCTTTGCCGTTGCAGACACCAGCGGAGCCCCCGACACGGTAGCTCTTGCTGCCGCTGGTCCCCAGGTACGTAAGGGCATTTGCGCAAGACCCCAGAGACCCAGTGCACTGTGCAGTTGAGTGCCGTAAGAAGCCACTGGAGAACTTTCATTTGTCTGCTGCAATCGTCGATACGCATTCGAAGCGCTCTGCAGATGTGCCGGAAACAATCCGCCTTGATACACAGGAGCTGCGGTAGAACCGGCAGGACTGAGCGGATAGCCGAATTGCTGCTGAACCCACGAATTCAACACAGGGTATTCCATACCCGTGCGTTTCTGAAAGCGCGCCTGTTCCAACGGTGTGACAGGACGCGGATACATCAGACGAACGGGACCTTGCGAGATCAGACCTTGGTTGTTGTATTGAATTCGTGGTGCCATAAACTGTCACCTCATTACTTAGGCTGTGCAGTCAGATATCCTTTCGCAAAGGCAACAGGTTCCGGGCTCCTGCCCAGATAGCCGAGGATCAATGCATCCGCATTCAGCTTCGGTTGATACTGATGCGGTTTCTGTTCGTTCGCCATAGCGCCTATTCCTTTCATTTGTAAACGTGATAACTTATGACAATATAATAGTACCGACACCAACTTTCAATTCACATAGGAGGCGTGATCCCTGTATGAACTCCGCACAAATCACACTACTCGCCGTTGCTGTTCTACTGACAACAACGGGTTGCCAGACACATACGATCACAACGTACTACCCGCCGACAGAGCAGTTCCATACAACACGGAACGGCAACGTATACGGATCTGTTCAATCAGAAGAACGGATCAGCGGTGCCAATGAGTTTTCAGATCACAAAACACTTCATGTATCAGCATTCAACTGATGAGAACATCCGGTCGTCGAAAAGTCAATGGGACATCCCCTGAAGAACTACTGGTACGCAAGTTATTTCAGCAACTATCGAAACGTACAAACTTGCGGTTTCGCCCTACAGAGTACGATAAGGACTTCGTGTTTACCCGTGCGCTATCATATCTGTCGGAAGAGAGCAGACTCCGTCTGTTGTTGATTTGTGCGCGTCGTGGCTATATTACGAAAGAATAAAAAAGCATCCCACCCGAAGGTGAGATGCTCCCGGTAGTCCTATACAGGAATCATGGATGTCAGTAGTCCCGAACCAACTCCCAGCGCTGTGACCACCGATGCCAGCGCTCCCTTTTTCTTTCCGGTGTTCCCACTCGCAGGCTGTTCGACCGATGTTGCGGACGACTCAACCAGCGGAGCTACTTCGGAAAACAATCCTGCTGCTTGAACGGTGTTCGCGACAGCAGAAGCGGATTCAGCTGAGCCGCCAGAGGAACTGCTCGACGGCGTTACGCGTTTTTTGCCGCGATGGCAGAAAGGATGCGCTGTTCCCGGACCTCACACTCCAGATTGGTGATCTTGCGTGTGGCCTGCTCCTGCCAATGGTTGCAGAGCGCATTCAGGATCGCCTGTGTATTGTCCTTGCCGGAGTTGATGATCGCGCAGGTATTGCGATCCATCGCAGCGCCCAGCGCGGCAATGCCCTGCTGCGTGTTGCAGCAACAACGGTCGATCGCCTGTGCAAGTTCGAACTTGCTGTTCAGGATCGAAGTGTTCAGACCGTAGAAGCCGTTTTGCAGATTGGTGTTGATCCCGGAGAAGCCTTGGCACAGTGACTGCTGGACACCGGCAAATCCTGCGGACATGTTGTCCTTGATCTGACCGAGCGTATTGCCTTGAGCCGCCTGCGATTGACCCAGATAATTCAGGCCGGCGCGGGTTTCTGCCGCATTTTCTGCAGTGGTGACACCCAGGTCGGCTGCAGTCGCGCCAACACCGTTACGATTGCCGAATCCGTTTCCGCCCCAAAGGAACAGCACCAGAATCGCGAAGATCCACCATGCGCCGCCGCCAAAGCCATCACCATACCCGCAGGATGGCATCCGATCCGCAAAGTCGAAATATTGCTTGGTTACAGGATGCTCGCTCATTTCCATCATGAAGTACCTCATTGTTTATGATTTGTGATTGTGACGCAAGACAGTCAACGCAGTGTCTTGCCCTCTATTCACTACCATAGACAAATCTTCGCTATCGCTCTGAAATCGCAAAAGTAGTTTTGCGTCCGTTTGCAAAAGTAGTATTGCAGATGCTAATATCGAAAATAAGGAGGAAAGGATCGCTATGAAAAGCAGATTTGAGCTGTTTCAAACAAAACTGGGGAAGTCGGATCGCGACATGGCGCTCCGATGCGGTGTCACGCGGCAACAAGTCAACTACTGGAAAATTTATGGAGTTCGTCGCTAGGAAGTGGCGGAACGGTTGGCACAACGGTTGAATACAACGCCGGAAACATTAATCGGAACGATCAAAGGAATTTAACATGGATTTGGATTTAATCAAACTGGCAGACCTGATGGAAGGAATCTCCCGCGAAATCAAGCGCGTATACGGGGAATCACCTACTACGACTGTGATTACAGCACCACAGGAGCAATCGGACACACAGTCACAACCGGAACCAACGGAAGAAACTGAAACGGAAAAGCAGAGTCAGCCGGAATCTAAATTCGCCGATTTAGAAGACGCCGGCACATCAGTCTCTACGACAGAATCCAATACGCCGACAGCACCGACGACAGAAACTACGACAACGCCGTCCATTCCTCCGGTCAGTTCCGGATCCGCCGTACCGTCTGTCACACAGGACACACAAAACGCGGAACAGCGAATCCAAAAACTGCAAGAAGAATTGAGAGCTGCGCGATTAGAAGCTGCCAACCAAGGCACATTTAATTTCCAACCACTGCACCTATAACAAAAGGAATCAAGAGTATGGCAAGTGCAATCATTGAAATTACAAAAATTGACGGAAAACCGAAATACGCGATCACCAAAAGTGGCGATGCGGATATCGACAAGCTGGCGGATGTTGCAATCGGTACTATGGGCACATTCCTGAAAGCGGGCGGCAATCCACAGAATATTCTGTCTCAGCTTGCTCCGATGCTGGGACAGATGGGAGGTGCCGGCGGCATTCAGAACCTGCTCGGCAGTATGATGGGAGGGATGAAATAATGAAAGAGCTGCATCAAGTAGAACAACCGGCTGCAAAGCAGACCGAGCAAGAATCTTGCGCACAACGCCGTGAACAGTTGGTCGAACGCGCATTCGAGCACTATGACTTCTCTGAATTCAAACAATGGGCAGCAGACAAGTCTGCGGAACTTTGCCAGCAGATCATCAGACTTCGCACACCTAAGTGCGATAAGGAAGAGTTGATTCGCACGATATTCATGACCGAGGATATCTGCTGCATGCTTCGTATGCTGTTGCGGAAGGAGGAATCGCTGATTCAGGAGATCGCGGAAGACATCTACTGCAACTTCGAAAAGCTGTTGCAGGAACATCGGCTTACCGTAATCGCGGATCGATATCACGAAAAAGCCGCAGAAAAATAGCAAGAAAGGGGAAGAGTTTAATAGCTCTTCCCCTTTTTATTCGCTCACTGCAATCATTACTTCAAGTGAAATTCCTTCTCGTGTGCTCGAATCGCTTCTTTTATATGCGGTTCCGCATACTCTTGAATCATCCGACGCACCTCTGTGTGGTCAACCAGCGTACTGTTCAGGACGGTCAACTTCAGCTCAATGGATTTGATATCTTGCATGATGGACTGCATCTGTCTTTGCGAGTCTACGCCGTGAACCTCTACACGACTCATCCACGCTTTTACAAAATACATATTAATCGCCAGCATCAGTATCATCATAATACTGATCACACTCGCTATGATGGTAGCCACACTCTTTTTCTGCCCGCTCAATCCTTTCTCCACGAGCTCGGTCACCGCTTTTTTAATTTCATCTGTCATAATGCTGCACGCCTATAGTAGTGTTGATTCATTGCCGTCTGACACTACTATAGGCGCGATAAATACCGGTTACAAATAATCGGCGGAAACGACGTTACTGATTGGAAGCGATATGTCCCATCAGTTTTCCGAGTGCGATCGGGGCCAGTTCCGGGTTCTGCTTGGCCCATTCCACCACCGCAGACTGTGCGCCGTCATTCGCCACCTTGCACAAAGTCGTCCAGACTTCCGCATCACTCGCCTCCTTCTGAATCGTTTGATCTGCAATCGCAGATGCTGATTTTTGGAGCGGTTTGATGTTGATCCCTTCCAAAAATTTGTTTCCTTCCATAGTACCGACTTCCTTTTTATTTAAACCAATTAATCAGTTTTCCGAGCAGTGAATCCGTCACAGTCGGAATATCCTCAGGATTTCGATCTGCACGAGCTGCCGCAACTTTCAATTGACTGTGTGTAAACATGAACCACACAGGCTCACCGTTTACCTCCATCAACACAGGATAATACTTTGCAGCTTCATTGCGCTTGCGCTGTTTGTTTTCCACAGCTTCCAGTTTCTCTGCCATCTTATCGTCCTCCTATCAAGTTACGATTTCGATTGCGAACAGCATCTGCAGGACTGTTCGACATCAGATTCTGCTGTGTATTCCTATCTTCGATCCGACGTTGCGTCTGATTCCATGGCAGTTGTTCCAGTGAGAACATAGACGATTGAAATGCGCGTGGCAATGGCTTCTGTTGCTCGGCGGCTTGCGCAGCATCTTGCATCTGATTCCATATAAAACCAGGTTGCTGCAGCTGCTGTTTATTTTGATATTGCGCCTGATCGCTACGTCGCTGCTCCGCTGCCAATGTTCCGCGCATCTGCTGCATTGCGCTCTGCTGATACATATCGCGCTGCGGATTCGTGCTGAAATACAGCGGGCCTTGCTGTGCTGTAAATGCTTCGACTTCCTGTGGCGTATACATATTCTGAAATTCCTGCGGCGTCGGTTCACGAAACCGTTGAAACGCCGTCTGTTCCGCCTGCTGAGACGGAATCACAGGCTCTGCTGCCGGCTGATTGGGACGGAACTGCGGAGGAACGTCGGACATCCGCACGACGCGCGGTTGCAGAGCGGCTTGTTGACGCGCTTGTTCCTGCTGTTCCAGAATCTGATTCATCCGACTCATATCCGCTTCCTCGATCATCTGCTGCTCCCATTGATCAGGAGAGACGACCTCCGGCACTTGTTGCTGTTGCTGTTGCTGTTGCTGCTGAGCAAGCGCTTCTTCCTGCTCCTGCCGCAGTTGTTCCTGTACGCCTTCTTCCTCTAATTGCTGCCGGTCTGTGTTCATCTCTGCAGTCGGCGCTGTGTCTGGCTTACGCACACCTTCCACAGTCGGATTCACACCTTCCGGATTAACGTCCGACTGCTGCGGCTGAATTGTCTCACCGGTACGCGGATTTCGCGGTGTAATGTTGTTTTCCTGCCACCAGGTATTCCACCACTTCGGCGCTTTTCCTCCCAGCATCCAACCGATCAAAATACCGAGAACAGGACCCCACCAGCTCTTTGTCATAGCAGCCCCTGCCAGACCGCCGAGACCAGCTCCAGCGACACCCCACCAAGGAGAATCCGGATTTCCCACGGGACCGAGCGCTTCCTTTCGCATGGGCACGGCCCACTCTTGTGTCTGTTGCGTCATATCAAACCTCTTGTTTACGTGCCAGTACAGATGCAATGTTCGGAACATCAGGACACCACCGTGTCCGAATGACATCTTCCGGATACTCAGCCTGCAGCACTGCGTATCCCTTGTCCTCCAGCCATTCGCAAATGCCCATGCGGTTCAAACACCAAATGTGCTCATTCGGCTTATAGTGTTTCCACCCTGCCAACCCACCGATCGTATCCAATGTATCATCATCCGGCGTCTCCGGGAACGACAGATAGTAGTACGTTGCCGAAATACGGAACAGATCATTGATGTCCTGAAAATGCTCCAGCACATCGAACAAACACGCGATGTCCCAATTCGTCTGATACAGCTCATCCGTGGAGATGGATTGCTCTCCTTCCACATCGTATGGGACGCAATCCCGGAACACGCGCTTACCGATTTCGGTAAACCGCAAATTTCCGGCACCAACGTCTACAACGCGAAACTCACGCAATTTCGTATAAGGAAGCGCTGCGGACAACCAACCGATCCGAAACCAGCTCATTGCATCGTTCGTAGACTGACTGTTCCGATACTGCTCACTGTAGGAAAACGGTTTCGGATTCTGCTGCTTCCAGAAACCGTACATTGTTTTTTCAAATTGTTCTGCCATTGGAGTACGCCTTTATTACCCAATCACGAATTTTCTCTGCGGTCACGTCTTCTTTCTTTATTATATCCGCAGATCCCCGGATATACGAATGCAGCGGATATACGGTATGTACGAACAATGTCGGAATTCCGATCGCCGATGCAAGCCAGTATGGTCCGGAATTACAGCCGATGAATGCTCCACATCGCTGCAGAAGTCCCGTCAGTGCGGAAATACGGGGCTGACATCCGCGCACCGTCGCATCCACAAATGGGTACTTATAGTTTTTCTTGTTGTGATACTTGTGTTCAAAATGGACTTCAATCGGCACGCAACCTGCCGCCAATACGCCTTCCCAGATGCACTTGGCTGTCAATATCGGAATACTCTGCGCAGGAAAACAGGTGCTGTTAAAATGCACTCCGACCAAAGGGCTTCGACACGCCAGAATTGGGGGATATGTGTCCGGTACAACCGCATCGTAATCAATCCCCAACTCTTGTTCGCAGCACATCCGTGGTTTTGTCATGCCTGGAATATGCTCACCACAGGGAAAATCGATCGTAAACTCATAGTCGACAGGTCCGGTAACGTCGCCATCATCAAACAGCTCCTCCTGCCCGTTGTATGTCTTCAACGCCCAGTAGACATCCGGATAAAGCGCTTTCAACGCATTGTAAACTGGAAGAAACAGGACTGTATCCCCCAGCCCATGTGCAAACAGCAATCGAACACGCAGGCCTGGACGCAGATACTCCACCAATTTCTTTCCTTGAAACTCTCGAACTTCAATCATAGCGATTCTACTCTCTGTTTGATGTTGGATCGTGTCAACAGGTACTCAATATACCACAGACACGATCCAACTGCCAGAGTCCTGCTGTGTGATTTCATCTGGGCAGAATCAACTGCGTGGCATATGGGATGCCTTGTATTTTACAGCCAATCGGGCTAACGTCTGCTGTAAGCGCTGCCACTCAGCCGGCTGTTGCTCCGATATACGAAGACCAGTAGACCACAAAGAATGGTCATCCTTCACATGGATGTTGCTGGACTCAGGAGCAATGTCGCCCAATACAAGCGGATTCATTCGAACAAAGGCGTTCGGAATCGTTTTCGCGGCATAATCCTTCGGTCGGATATTTTTCCACATACCGACCGTATTCGGTTTATTCCATCCAAGCAATTTTACTTTTGCCGCGTACAGCGGGTCTGCAGATACAGGATCCAACGTATACATTGACTGAATTGGATGCTTGACACGCTCCGCTGCTTTCAACGCTCCGCCACCTCCCATACTGAATCCTACAAGGCTCACAGTATCCTGTGGACGAAGAGAATCAATGAAGTTCACAGCAGTATCGATCTCTCCATACGGAATCACGGCAGTATTCTTCGACGCTTCTGCGGGAACCGGACGCTTCTCTTCACCGGCACCCGGCATATAAACGACATAATGCTGACCGGGTGCATTGGGATCTTTTAAAACGGCAGGCAGCGCAGGCAACTGTCCTTTCCGTTTCTTCGTATACAGACCGCCGGTATGTTCGAGGATGTTCTGTTTTAGCGCATATGTTCCCAATCCACCCAAACCGAGTGCGCCCGCTCCAATTAACGTGTTACGCAGCCGTTGCTTTTTACCGCTCAGCAAAAATCCGAGAATTCCACCAATACCCGCACCCACGCCCGCATGGGTCAACGCCTCTTTATGATTCCAGTTCTCCGGAACCGTCGTCACAATATCGCGAATTACATCTTGTACCGTCCGCATCTTAATTCTCCGGTCGAAATAATTGTGTCACTTGATTCATCAGTTGTTGTTTTTCCTGCGCGCGGGATGACAGATACTGATCAACGGACGTCGTGGGTGAAGTAAACAGCTTTCCAAGCCAGGAACGATCATCCGGCAGAATACTGTAATAACGCTGTACTTTTACTTGTCGCTCTGATTCCGGCAGATGTGCATGGCTTTTATATCGTACACCTCTTCCGATAACCTGGTCCAAACGCGCCTCATTGAAGTGCGGATCCAGCAGCTGGATCAATTTCGTCCCTTTCAAATCCAATCCTTCCGATGCGCTCCCGGATCCTATGATCACAGGAATCTTCCCGCTGTTGTAGTCGTCGACTACCTGTTTCTTTTCCTTCGCATCCAACGATCCTGTGAATGTACGATACGGAATGCCGCGTTTCTGCAACAATTCACCGTACGGTTCCACACCGCTTCCAATAAAGTTAGAATACACCAACCCTCTGAAATTCGGATCATTCTGATACATCTTTGCCAGGCGATCTGCCGCTTCCCGCAACTTCGTACTCTGCTGTTCTAATTGTTCCGGCGTTAACGGCTCAGAAAAACTGCGTGTCGTATTCGACGCCTGTCGGACGCCCGCCAAGAAACTGTTCAGTTGCTTGGCTTCCTGCTTACTGGGCGGCAGATTATGGCGTAACTTATATCGAATCTCGCTAGGAAGATTTCCTTCCAGGTATCGATACAGCAAAGTCTGATCTTCGGACATCGGTACCTCAATTGACTCTTCCACAACCTTTGGTTTTTCAACCTCTTTATCGAACACATCGACGTACGGTTCAAATGCACGGCGCAACTCTTTCACATTCTTCAGCTGATGAACAATGCCTGGTTTCGCGCGATACAATAATCGCGCCCATAACGTCGGAGGAACCTTGACTTGATTGATGTACCTCTTTTTAAACTCCGCGTCCTGTACCGGAACAATCGGTCGCTTTGCCACAATATTAATCAAAGAAGCCCAGTCGGTCACATCATTATATCCGGGCGTACCGGTCAACGCATACACACGACCAGCTCTCTGCAAGAGTTGCCGAACGTAGTTCTGCCTCTTCGTATCCGGATTTCGCAGTGCATGCGCTTCATCTACGATCAACGTACTGCCGGTTGGAATCCGCAGATTTCTACGAACTGCAGTTGGCAGCGACATGACCTGAATATCAGGGCCTCCCTGCTTGTGCGTGGCAATCTCTTTTTTGAAATTCGCAACAAGCGGTGCAGGCACCAACGCAGTAGCAGGTTTTCCAAGCGCATCTGCAATTGCGATTGCAGTCAACGTCTTTCCAGTCCCTGTACCATGCGCCAGGATCAAATTGTTGCGCAATGCTTTTACCAGCGCTCGCTTCTGATGCGGCTGAAGCGTTGTTTTGATGTCTGCCTGTTTTCGCATTCTATGATCCCTATTGTTTCTTTTTTAATATACAGCGTGCTCCCGGATTTCACAGATTTCGCCATTCGTATAAAATGATAGCTAAAAGAAAAACACAGGGAGGGGCTAAGCCCCTCCCTGTCCATACGCCAGAATTAGTTGTCATCACACGCCGACAATAGCACTTGCGCAATGTGATGCAGCACTTCGCATTGAGATCTATGTATATTCCGTATCCGCACCAATTGCTTGGAGCTCCAATGCAATGACGGTTTACGTTTTTGTACCGTCGTCGCAACTACAAGGAACGGCACTCCATACTTCTCGGCAACTGCCGCAGCCTGATCGAGCGCGTTTTTCAATTCTTCACGCGCAGTGGGCGACAGTTTAAACGTACACTCAGCTGCTGCTACTTGATCGTCTGTATCCTGATCCGTGTCATCAAACAACTCAGACAACAAGGAGCTGAGCATATTTCCTGCGGCAGACGTTTTATCGATGACGGCCCCCAGCAGCGGATGCAGACACGTCTTTTCCGTATCTTTGCCACACTGCTTCAGCGGCTCAACAGGAACATCGGGAACTCCCTGAAACAGCTGTTTCAGAGTATCAGCGAACGATCCGGACGAGTCAACGTCAATCGCCGGCGTATCCAGATCCTTGAACTTCAGATCCAATTCCGGTTCCTTGGTACGATCCGTCTTATTGCGATGCTCACAGTTGCCCACTGCATTGGCATATGCCTGCCGCTCTTTCTCATTCGCCCTGCGCAACAGAGCGACACGCGGAACCCAGATAACGTCCTGCAGTTTGATCTGATATTGCACAACGCCTTCTTCTGTACGCGGCCCATCCAGTACCAGCACAATGCTGCGCTGTTGCTTCAGCTGAACCAGCTGTGGAATACTCCAATTGTAATTAAAATTGACTCGAACCAGATCACCAGCGTGATACTTAGTCAGCTTCGGCATAAGATGCTCCTTTCTTGTTGGTGTTATCCTTTACCTCTACATTGCAGTCAAAGCTCCGCGTATACAAGACCTGTCGATCATTGCACACGCTGAACTCCATTCGAATCGTATGCGGATCCACAATGGTAGTCTTGGTATCTACCGTAACGTCAAACTGCGATGCGATCGCAGATACCGCATGAACATACTGTATCTCCGGTTCCTGGAATTCGTTGCACACACGCTGTACGATAGACTCGATGTTAAGTACCATCTGGTACTCACTCGTCGTCACATTCAGATTCTTCATAACGGACGAAAAACACTGCTCGCACAGCGATACAACCGATTCAGCAGCTTGTCCGCAGCACCGGCACTGAGTCTCCGGTTTCGGAAACAGCAAATATTCCGTCTGCGTCGGCGGGAGAAACCGTACTTGATGCTCCCGACACCAGGTATGAAATTTCTCCCTATGAATATCCGGAGCTTCCGGCATCTTGTCGAACATCTGATCCAGGTGACGCAGGACGTGTTGACGTGCGTCATCGTCATAATACTCCACAATCGTGTCTGTCGATATCAAATACAGCAATTTTTGATACTCAGTACTCCAACCATAATTACACAGGCCACGACAGACTTTCGTCCGACTGCTCCAATCGGTCTGTTGATACTGACGAATCAGCAACGTCAAATATGCGTCTACTACAGTTGTATCCTGCAACATTGTGGCAACCGTCTGTACCGCTCCCCGCATTTCAGTACAAATTCGTACAACTCGACTGCAATCTGCTGTATACGTTATATCAAAATATAAATTCGGATCAAACAGTCTCAGTAATTCGCATAGTTCAGACCTACTCGGGGCCCGATACAGTTGTCCCTGTGTATGCGCTTCAAGATCAGCAAACAATAACAAAGATTCTTGTATGTTATCCATCGGCTTGTGCCATGCACACAGCGTATGAAATCCGACAAATTTGCTGTACAGTCCGATCTCCTGCGCCTGCTTGCACAAATCAAATCGAGGCACATCCAGATCCAACGTCACCTTCATTTGAATACTCCTTCTCTTTTTCTTTCTGTCGCGCACCCCCCGGTAGCCCGCCATATATAGTATGCGTCACAATAAAAAATCGCGACACGATCGAATAACTCCAAATCCAAACAGGACGGAATCCGATATACAGGGTGCTTTGCCGTCATTTACTCGGACTCCGATTGATCACATTGGTCACAACAAGTCTTACCCCAATGCTCCTGCGTATACCACACCGGCGCTTTCCTGCCGCAGCATGGACACTCTTCCAATCGCTGCAGCTCAGGATGACACTTCGGGCAGTCCGTCGCACCACAATAGCATGGTTCCATCATTTTCATTCACCGTACCGGAGCATACCGAACGTCAGGATCTTGATAATACGCTCATATCGCCGACATTCTGCTTCTAATTCTCGTGACGGCTGATCGATGCACTGGTCCAACGTACGAGTCAACCGCCGCACAAAAAACTGAATGAGTTGTATGTACCCGGCGAGCAGCCACAATACTACAATGAAAACCAAAACCAGTTTTGAAATGATATCCATATTCATTCTATACATGCGCTCCTTCAATCTCGGACAAAAGACCGGCAATTTCCGAATCTTCGTCTAATTCATACTTCTCATGTATTACCTTCAGCAGGCTCTTCATATCCGCAGCTTTCGCAAACAACCTGCCGATTCGATCCAGCTGCTCCGACGCAGCGGACGGATCATTCCACAGATACAGCAAATCAGTCCAGCACACTAGATTTGCGATCGGAACACCGTCAATCCCATTTCGTATACAACCATCGTTGTCATACCAAAAATCATCGTCCATATAATATTTCTCTTCTTGTTGTCACGATTTGTGCTATTTTTCACATATAGCACAATCGTGACTTTTTCCGATTTTCTGGAAGGATTTGTGCTATTTCATCTCAAACCACCGCATTGACATGCCGCATAACACATTGTTCACACGGCACGCCATCGTCAATGGCGGAACTCCTGCTGATGTCAGCAGGGCATTCGGATGTTTGCATACCAGTCGCGTCGTTGCACCGGTAACAGGGGTCTCACATCCGTACTTGCAGTTCTTACAAGATTGCTTTTTCTGCACAAACACATTCCTCTCTTTTTTCATATCAATCCTTCAACTCGATTTCTGGAACCCGCTTTGTCGCACGTATCTCACACTGATATACGTCAACGAACCATGACTCCTTTACAGTAAACCGTAACGTTTGAATTTTATAGCCTGCATACGACAGCTTGCACATAATTTGACCCACTTGGTGCATCCATACTGCATACAAATTACTCCTTTCGTTACGGGCGCTCACAAATCATAAGGCCACCCTCTTTCAGCTCGAACAGTATCTGATTCAGGGTAGTCTCTGTGATCTTATTCATTTCTACAAACGGAGAATCATCCGTGGGATCAACCACGCGCACCTGACCGGCATACTGCGCCAGTGCTTTCCGAATACAATCCTTTATCTGATTGCGTACTGCTTCCGGTACATGATCGACACAATGGTAGTGCACATACTGATTGCCGTTTATATAACAGCGCACAGGAAGAAAAAACATATCCGAACCACAGTTGTTGCACCGGTACACGCCGCTGAACCAGATCGGGCTATGCGGATATGGATCTCGTGTCGTGATCGGACCGAACGTTCTGACCATTGTCATCTCTTCTCCACAATTCGGACAATGTTCATCCGCATTACCAAAGGTGTTCCGCTTAGCCCCTTCGTTATTTGCTCGGACATGCATTTCACAGGTAGGACAACAATTCGCAACCTCCATAACCGCATCATCCCACCGTTCATCTACCGGAACCTCAGGAAACAAGTCTTTAACTTCCATTCAAAACAACTCCACCCGTACATACTCAAGTTCCGAATCGCTGGACTCAACGAGGACACGTGCAAATTCCCGGAGATCCGGACTCACATCTGCATCACGCGTCAAACACCGCAGTTTCAGTTTGTTCAGCTCATACATCGTATAAGACGGATCTGTCCACTCGACAATATCTTCATACTTCGGATTTTCTGCAATCCGATTCAAATTCTCCTTGAACTCATCCTCCGGCAACGATGTGCCGAATGTCACCCGATACGTAGTTGCAATATAGGCATGCACACTCATGCTGTCTCCTCATAGATCTTCATTCATGATTCTCTTGTTTCAGCGGGCAAAACAGCTCAACGCTTTTCCGGCGATCTCCAAACTTCGTCTCTGCATAGGTCTGAAGCTCTTTGATCTGATCGACGGAATACTTCATCAACCACACAGTATCCGCATCCTGCAACTTCCCGTTGGAATCAAATTCACACCGATACTGAATACTTCCGACCTCTTCGATCAAAGATCCGGACAGGCGCAGCCCAAACTGCTCTTTCAGCATCGCTGCAAACTGCTCGAGATCGTGATCAAAGGAACTCCACATTTCAGAATCACGGAATTCCAATCTCAACTGCAACGGATGTTCCGAATTCTTATACGCGGTAAACAACGTCGTTTCTGTTTCGATTACATTCAAAACCTTATTGTATTGTTCCACGCTTTCACATGTAATATACAAAAAGCTATCCGCAAAACCGTAACAACTCATCGTTTACAATCCCTTCAAAGTTTTTGGATTTCCATGAAAAACGTTGCAATTCCATCCGCCAGCACATGTGCAGGAAACCAGCGAGATCGATATGTCACCTGATGAACTGATTCATTCTGTCGCGGCTTGCTGATGATGACTTGGTACTGATCACCCTGATCTCCGGTTCTTGCCTTCGTTTCGAGCTCCCAATCAAACGGCATCATATGATATTGATACAATTCGTCTACCGTATAAGCATCGACCACGCGGATCGGTTCGATTGCGGCAGCATTGATTGGTCCCACGGCGGACCTGCGCACCCGCTTAGGAATTACGGCTCCAACGTCTTCATACGTCCAGACAAACTCCGTAACTCCACATTGCACGTAATCCTTCAATTGCTGACAGATCTCAAATGAAATGGCCGTTTGCCGTCGAGACCTGAACAAATCAACATAGCCGCTCCCGTAACAATTAACACGACATAATTCACTGTTATCCGCCAAGTAATCTGTCACATAATATGCGACAGCATCTGCAAGCACCTGATGAATCGTCTCAGGATTCTCCTCACAACCTGATCGCTTATAATACATATCCAACAAATTTCTCACAGAATGTGCAGGAACAGACAGATTATAGGAATCCGGCACGGGCCCAGTCGTGTGCAGAAGCTGCGGGCTATTGCTGAAGGCACCAGTCTCCGGACAACGGTATGCTACCCAATACCATTCTGCAGGGCCTGCTCCCGGTTCTTCGCTGTTCGCCATACGAGTACAAACCGACATCGAAGGCATTGTGTCAAACAGCTCCTGCAACTCGCTGCTTTCCGTCAGTTTGATACTCTCAGTTTTCTTCTTCATTGAGCACTTCCTCCACGCTCGTCATTGTTTGCTTTTTCCACAACCGATACACATTCAGCCAATGATACGCCAATCCATCCAACCGTGCATAATACGGAAATACAGGTGACCGATACGTCATCTGCGGAATCCGTCCAGTAGGATGCCGTACTGTGATCAACACGTAAGAACGCGGCACATCATCTGGACTGTGTACTCGCTTCCACTCGATGTCATGCGGCTGAATGCAGGCGTTGATATCAGATTCACCATATGCTGGAATCACACAATACTGATCCAGCTCTTCCTGCGTAACAGCACCTCTGAGTACGATGCGAACCGGCGTACCGGTCAGCTGCCGTGACAACCAGACGCTTTTGCTTTTTACACCGCTGTTCGGAAACGTACGGAACAGCCTGACGCACCAATCATAAGACAACACACACTGCTCCGATAACCTGCCGGAAACAGGTCCCGTAATATCAACGTCCTGAGTTGCTGCAACATCGGCCTCCAACGTCGCCAGATACCGGGCCAACGCATTTGCCAGAATCCGGGTCGTAGATTCCTGCTCCTCCGATATACCGGTGTGCTCCCGATACAGTTGCAGCATCTCCGACACGGTATACGCAGGAGCTCGGAGCACATCCTTCGCGGCAGGAGTTGCCATCGGCACGTTTTCAATCACAGCAGGCGGTTCGGTAACTGCACCACCCGCTATTCCGTGCGCGACCCACTGATACCTGGACGGAAACGCATCCTGCCACCACGCATTCATACACTGAGAACTGATCCGCATCGAAGGCACCGCTTGTTCCAGCATATCGAACATATCCTGCGCCTCATTGTCCTTGTTGTCGTACTCCATAGAAGTCTCCTAATTGTTTGTTGTTTCGTTAATCAATATCGAATCCCTGCGCAGTATATTCATACCGCTCTATTTCTTGTATCAATTGTTCGCGCTCCTCCCCTGACGCCGGCTGAATCCTTCCGGTATGATGCAGCATATGATATACCTGCATCAACGGTTCAAACTCCATACAGACCTGATTGTAGCCACAATCGTCTTCTTTGAACATAGGAGAATATGGATTGTTCGCTATAACAGCCAGATCAACCGCGTCCAACTGGTCTTTGAAATCCGCATAATCCGAGAAACCGCGACGCAGCAAATTGTACAGAATTCGGATTAATGTAGTCGCATACTGAGACTTCGACATCAGCCCCCGTTCTTTGTACTTCACCGCCCGCAACATCGAAGACAACGGATACATCCGTTCAATACGAGCCGGATCTGTCACATCATACAGCGTGTACCATGTGCGCCTCGACAGCAAAGACCGTTTATAGTCATCTGTACAGTATGTGAGCAATGAGCCGATGCCATAGTGTGCTTCTGATGAATCCGTATTACACACGTGCATCAGACGTATATATGCTCCTACCTGTATATGCGCAAAATCGAACGAGTCGACCAGCGCTTCCAACGTCGGATAACAGTAATTACAAAACTGTACCCGGATACCGTCGCACTGAAACGTCAATGCGTTTTTTGATTCGTAGATCGGTTTCGTCTCCAAGTCCTTGCATCTGCTCAGTACAGAAGAAAACTCGGCTGTATCTACAGGAAACACGTCGATATCGTTTACCGTATCCGTAAAGCAACCGCCTGCGATATAACAAGCAGACAATTCCCACTCAGACAGCAACGGCTTGATCCGATAAAACAACCGACGCGCGGTCTCCTCATGCTTCTCCTGTAACTCCGTTTCAAAACAAAATGTAGATTCCATTGTTATAGTCTTTCTATGCGTGTGATAGTATAAACAGACCCATGCGATCCAAATACTCCATATATGAATGTTCTCGGTAATGTCCGCATGGATCTGTACGCTTCGTGAAAATACTACATAGTAGTATTCTAAAGATCGAAAATTAAGCTCAAACCTGTATATCGTTAGATTCAGCTAATAACAAGGCATGGCTCCTTACTGTCCCTCGATATCAACGATAATGGTTCGGTTACAACTGATGATGTACGTTGTCGCAACATTACTGAAACAGCATGCGTATATACGATGCAGTCGATTGTTATGCCATAATTTGTAACGTGTCGGTATCTTCTTTCCATACCCGGATGCGGTGGGGATTGTTGCCCACCGCATCCATTGCGGTTCGTCTACAACAAGATCTTTCAGCGCTGCTTCAATTCGATGCGGTGCAGTCTCTGCTTGAGATGTTCCCAAAACCATACACGCTCCTTCTGTATAAGACATTCTCTGTCCTCATCGGATTTATCCTTCTGCATCAATCGCAACAAGTCCTGACAATGCTGACGCATCACATCGACATGCTCCCGGAATACCTGGAAGAACGTCACTGTGCCATCCGGAAACCGATTCGGAATTCCCGCTTGTTCCGCATCTCTCGGAATTAAATGCCATGCAAGTTGTTCCAGATGCCAACGGGCAATCAAATGGCACCCAATCTTTGCGAAGAGTCCGGGTACTTGTAAGATCTCGTACGGACCGACATGTTGTCCTACAGAAACCCGTCCCTGTGTCCAACGAATCAAACCTGTTGTCAATACCGACACCCCGATTGAAACGCCCTGCGTTGTTCGCCACATCGTCGAATTGCGTTGCGGCAAGCAGTAAGAAACCCGACATTCTGACTGCTTATAATATTGAGACATTTGCTCAGAGTCCAGAGCGCTTCGGCTGTACGTGTTGTTACAGCACAGTGCGACGAACGGATCTGCTGCGAGCCACTCAAACACGGAACACCGATCTGTGGCAGACACCAGCGGAAGCACGCTCTTCCAGAAATCATTCAAAAACGTTCTGGTTTTCTCGTGCTGCAGTTGAGCCCGCTGTTGCAGCACTTCCGCAGATAGCGCGCGACGTCGCCGCTTATCGGATTCGTAGCAAATCGTATTACATTTTTGTATGAATTCATATTCTGCCGGAGTGGGCCGAACCGGATCGTATTCCTGCAGTTGATCCAAGATAACGCGATACGCGTATGCGCTGGTCCGATATGCTCCGCGGTGGTCAACATACCGAAGGTTCAACACGACGTCAGGATTTATCAGGCGGTCGCGTAACCGCATTGAAATCGTCTTAACGCACTCTTGTACCGAGGAAAATGAATCGTTGTACTCAAACGGCACAAAAATAGCCCTTGACATCGTCGGACATGCATACCGCAATGGCGATAAATGTTTCGAAGTCGTTGTCCGACTAAACCCTGAATCTGCAAACATATAAACACGTCCGCAGTTACAGGCGATTGTCGTATTGTACGAATAAAAGAAGGGTCCACAAGTAAAACAACTGCCTCCGCAGCGCTGTTCGTCAGAGTCACTCAAATACCAGAATCGATGACACAGTTCTGAGATTGTTATAGCCATCCTACATTTCTGTCTTTCTTACTTAATGTTGTGCTGAATCAATTTAATCATACCACACGTTTCACACTGCAACGTATGCAGCCGAATGTACTCCTTCGAACTATAGCGTAACCCCGTGCTACATCGCTCAAGCGTTTCTGTTCGGCATACTTTCCACACATGCATATGAGCCCACTTCGATACGAGCTTCGTAAGTGCACGCCACATAATGATGATACTCCTTTAATTGTTGCACGAATTGATGCATAAAAAATGCGACGGTCGCATCGATTGCCGAAGCCGTCGCTCTCCGGTTGGAGTGAAGCACAGGAGTTGTCTGGGTCATACGCTTCTCAGGATCGATGCTTGCCTGTTATATGGACTGCATAACAGTCGCTGAGAGGTGCCACCACTACTAACATATGCCACTCCAACCAAAAAATCAATGATCTACATACTAGAGCCGTTCTTGTTCTTCCCGCAACAACTGCAACGCTGTTGCCAGCTTTTCCTCCACTATAAATAGTCCGATGTATAACGGGCGCGACTCTTTGTTCGCTTCATACAACAGACGATACAATGCGACCGCAACGGGTGACACACCGACACCAGGTCGTTGCTGCGATATCTCCAGAGATTCGATCGCAACGCGGATATATCGTGCGGATGTCGCAACGTCATGCGTAACATGCGCCCAACAGATGATAGAACGTAGCGCACGCCCCAGTGTATACGGCATATAACGCAGGACGTCTTGCACAGAGATTGTCGCAGTAAACTGTAACGGTTGCTGTGCGTCACGATGCTGATTCTGATCCGAACTCTGAACAACAGGAGAGGTCTCCTCTACTGCAGCCGTCTCAGACGGGCTCACAACATTCGCGTCACTTGCTGCACCGATCCGGCGCTCCCGCGTCGTAGGCATCGGACGCTTATTCGACACAAGTGCTGCAGAACTGGACAACGCTTGGAATCGATCAGACTTACCGCAACGTGCCAGCAGCAATGCCATTGCAGTCGGTTTATGCGCAGAATAAGCGCTGATCTCCACCCACTGACCAGTACGGTCGCAGAATTGAAATCGAACCGTGTATCTGTTAGACTCATGCGTCCACCGAAGACCTGTTACCTGCATCGAGGCTGATATCAGAGACTTGAAGTATTCCTCCATTTCCATAATCAGCGGTGCGGTAATCGTATTGAGTGGTATACAAGGATCCGTTCGTTTATACACATACTGTGAGCCATCTGTCTGACGTACAAACTGGCTGTTCTCACATATGTGCGGATAGTAAAGAAACAGCGTCGTTAACGCTGATACGTGCGGGACTTTTCTCCGCAGATAAGATTGACGCTCAGTAAACGTTGTCGCAATCTTTAAATCAAGATCCATCTCTCCATATCTCCTATTGCTTTTTGCTCAGCTTCATTGTTTTTTCCAGCCACACCGCGAGCTCACGCAAAGCATCAATTCGATCACAGGAATAATGCAGCAACCAATCTGCATCCGTATAACGAACGCTGCCTTCCGCGTTCAATTCACCACGAGACCGCATCCCGTCAACTTCTGCAATCCAATATCCTTGAATCCGCAATTTGTACATAGTCTGGAGCCATTGATTCAATTGAACGATATCACTGTCAAACGATTCGCAAGCACCATCGTCCTGTAACAATATCTGAATTCTGGTTGAATTCGCAGGTCCGCCACGCAGGAAATCGAATAATCGCAGCGGTAACGGATTTATATCATCCTCCTCATCAATGCTCAGTGCGCGCTCCCGTTCCAACTGCAGACAGGCCTCCAGACCATCCGCCTGCTCCACAGAGGCACATTCGACATACAAGAACGGGTTAATAAATATACTGCTGCTCATTTCTGCTCCTTTGATTCTTTTACTTTATCATATTGTTGAATCGCCCAGACAATTGCATACATGCACCAGATCACAGACGGATGCAACGTTCGATAATTAACATCGACTATGTCAAACGTGAAACCACATTCCAACTCCGTTCCGATACAATCAAACAGCGCATCGAGAGAATCACAGTGGATGAGAATTTGATCATCCAATTCCTGCTGCGCATGCTCCAAGTCTGATCCTTGCAGCGATTGCGACTGTGCCCATGCGTCGAAGACTGCCTGGACACCGTCTTCCGCTAGTCGCTGTGAGTACAGCATAACATCAATTCCCGCAGGAGCAGCTTCGATCTTCTCGGACCAATACCCCAGCGGTAAATCACTCCGCACACAGTCAGAGCGGAAAAACTGAAACATGTCATGCAACCGGGAAAATACAAATGTTCCGCAATCTCCATGAAACAACAGAAGATTCGGAGCAGTTATAATCTCAAACGCACACATTTTGTCGAATTTCGGATTTCTACACAAAAGATGCCGGTATACACCGGCATCCCTCATGATTGTCAGTTGATGTTCGCTCACATCTTCGACAAATTGATCAAGCACTTGCTTTCTATACATGTGTACACTCCCTGTGTTTGTGCAATGCGGAATTTCCATACTTTCGATTCTTCTCAAGGAGTAACGCTTTCAGTACGGCAGCACATAGCGATTGCACCTGATCGTCTGTCAAGGCAAGCAGATTACCCTCCCAGTAGCCTAATGGCGTTTCATACATGTTGACTTTTTCAATAAATTCGTCGATCAGTTCTTCCAGGCTTTCCGGAACTTCGCAGTCCATCGGCATTTCGTCCTCGACGCACTCCATCAAATAATCCTTTTTCAGTGCATCAGACGCATAGATAGGCTCTGCGGAGTAAATAGGAAGATCCTTACTGGGTTTTATCTCCAATGTGCAAAGCATGTCCGCCAGCATCTCCTCATCATAACAGACAGACTCATCGAAAAAGATCGGATATTCTCCGCTCCATACCTTAGGTTGTTTCAGCATTGGTACACTCCTGTTTTCTTATCTTCAATTTGTTGAAAAATCTTAGCGATGTAATCCCGAAGCGGACGAACGAATTCATCGAAGCAGACGTGAAGTTGTTCGGTTTCAAGCAGCCAACTCCACGACTCCCGCTCGAACAACCACTTCCCCACCTCGTAATGAATATGATGACCATCCTCAAATGTCTCAACGTAACGATATCGATAAAGATTTCCCTCGATAAATGTATTGTCATCGTCTTTATTACTAAAGAAAAAATACCGGATAGCATCGAGTGCCAATCCAAGATACCCATCAGCATCCTGCAAGCCAGCAATCTTCCAGAGTTTTTCCTGGGGATCATTGCGGAACACATCCACGGGTTCCGGTTTGGGCAAACGCTGTTTCTGAATTTCCTGCCGGGTCAGCGGTCGAAAACGGCCGGACACAGGATCGAACATCAGCTGCCGATGAAACGTCTGTTTCGTCATTGTATAATGTTTGTTGATTCTCATAGTCATTTACACTTCTTTCTTTTAGATTTACGCAGAAACCGCTCAGATGGAATTTGATACCGTGGCGTAAGATACATATCGACACGATTTTCATACATCGAATACTTTAATGCAGGACACACTGTCGCTCGACTTGTGGTACTTCGTATCAGATGATATCCGGACGCTACAGACAGCTCTTCCGTAATATCAGACACCGTGCTGGTGGTCGTCTTATGCATTGGATTCATTGGATCAATCGTCTGCATCAAGAATAGCCGCCATTCTTACACGTTTGTATAAACGGAACAACGCATTTAGAGGTGTCTCGTCGTCACCCCATTCTTCATGCACGGCTTCCCCGCTGCATTCGAACGTCTGACTCACAACAGAGCGCTCTTCCCACAAAATGTCAGCTCCTCCGGGAATTTCTTTCAATAAATCCTCATAAGAAACTATAACTTTGCGATTTTCCTGTTGGCTTGCCGGATCGATGAATTCCAGTTTAGCTGCCTTACAATGTTCAATAAATTCTTCCCGCGTACGTGCAATCCGGCAATGATGCGCTGAAAATGCACCGATACTCAATACCTCATATTCGGGTAAATACAGCACCTGTGCTGGTTGTTTTCCATAATCTGGATGCGTTGTAAAACACAAAATCCGCATCCCTGCGTTCACAAGATCATACAAATGATCATAGTCTTTTGATGTGATATACGTGTCCATATTACTCCATTAGATAATATTGTATGTTTGCTGTTAGTAGAACCATCGGTTCAATCCCGACACATGGGAATCAACGGATTGTTTAAGTCCCCCGGCATATAGTGGGGAATCGGCATATGGGCAGGTTCCGGCGATGATTCCAATTGTCCATCCTGTACAATCGAGACCTCATAACACAAATTATGGTGATCTCTGAATGGTTCCATCCTTATATCCAAGGCTTTCCTGATAGCGGCTGCTTCAACATCTGATGCCGCTGTAATAACTACCTGAAGTACGATCTTTCGCATGGTCATCTTTCCTGTTTGTTACTTGAACGAAGTCATAAGTTTACAAAAGTCTTCAAATAAACGGATGGGGTCATTCTGATTTTTTCAATGAGGTATTCTTGAAGTTTGTGCGGCGGTATCAGATCAAACAGTTCAGTCAGTCGAGGATCATACCTGTACCGCTGAAAATATTGCTGTTTCAGCTCATCCAACATCGGATCGGCCTTGCAGGAATCATTTGAAGTACCGTCCAAGTTACGTCCGGGATAACGAGCTTCAAAGTCTGTCCGTGCCTGTTCCTGCAACGCTTTCCCGACCTGTCCATACTGTTCGGAAAGATACACCATAAGTGCTGACTCTTCTGCTGCCACCGAAGACAGCTCGACTTTCTCATACACATGACCGATATCGTCATACAACATGCCTTCCCTGTGTTCATATCCATGGTCATAATCCAAAGCATTCATGAACAGCTCCAACGTTTCTGCGCTATCTTCTTCGCCGCAGATCGTTTCGATCACATCACGAACACCTCTCAGATAATCGTTCAAATCATCATAATTAGAACGAGAGACAACAACGAATCTCGCCGCATCCAAGAAGCTGTCAAATGTTCTCACAGCACTGCGATCGCTGCTGAGTTGCGTTTCAGCTGTTTGTTTGCTTCGCTCTTTACTCATACGCTCCACATCCTCCATACTAAAATTGCCAAAAATCCGAACATCACAAAATTTATGCCAACAAGTGCAAATGCCTCAGGCCAAGTCATTCATTACCTCCTTAACGAAGAACCTCCGAGGTCCCGTAACGAAATCTCAATATCCTTGCACATGGTCAGTCATCACCTCCTAATACAAAAATCAAAATAATTCCAGCGATTCCGGCAACGAAACAAATGAATTGCAGATGCTCATTCATGACCGACATCATCGCTCTTAATCCATTCCATTCTCTGTCGCACAGGATTCCACTGTTCGACGTAACCGCGTTTGATGTATTCACGTTTCGTACTTTCCGTGATATAGCAACCTCCAAGACATCCAGCGACGACAGCAACGACAATAACCATAATAAACCCGAATACGAGCGCTGTGCCGATCACTGCCTCCCGCGTATCATCATCCATATCGATCATTTCACTTCACCTCGATTTGTTTAAATTCAATCACCCACACCCACGGGTCAGCCTCTGCCGCTCCATTTCCATACAATTGATCCCACGCCGCCAGAAACTCTGCTCGCAGATGCGTTCCGGCTTCTGTGAAGCCTTCGCGTCTGCGTTTTGCGTCCGTCCAGAATTGCCCGAACCATTGGTTCAGAGAACAGCATTCCAAGCTCTTTCATCTCTCACCCTTCACTCTCTCAACCTCCTGATCTTGCAGGGATTTCACTTCCCGTGGCGACTCTTTTATCGTAATCTCCTCTCCGGTCGTCGTAGACAAAATGTAACGTACAGACATTAAATGCGTTGCCCACTGTTCACTCACCATCGCGATGATATCCGTGCTGACGACCAGCTCATCTCCGTGACTGTCATGCAATAAAATCAGCATTTTCCCCACGCTCTCTTCAAATGTTCACATACTCTATAGGCAAATCCTGCGCTCATTTCTCATACTCAATCTTCCTCCACGCTCTCTCCTTTGATTGCTTCAATTTCATCCTCAATCTCGCTCCAGCGAATCCAATCAGAATCATCGGATTCCGCGATTCGTTGCTGCTCCTCCCGCAATTCCGCTATATGAAGAACCTCTTCCAATATTTTTATCTGCCCCTGTGTACTCATGTATTCACCTCCACATTATCCAAAGTCTATCGGATTTCCTGCGAGTGCTTCCTCGTTTATTTTTATCACTCCCCCATCATACTTACATCGAATCCACTGCCTGTTGACAATACTCAACAGCAGCCTTCGTTGCTTCATCCATGCTAAAGAACGCCTGTACAGATATCATTTCACCGATTCTGAATCGCCATACATGAGGCATAGTCTCAAATACCATTGCACTCGCCAATGCTTCAATCTCAGACGAAAAGAGCTCAAAATTGGTAATCGCATGATCCTGAAAATAGTCACAACCTTCTGCTTCAATCTGTTGCCGAAGCGTCTTATTTCTCCAGAGCTCACATCGCTGCTCCCGATAGCACCCTTTGCATTGTACTGGACTGCTCATGTGTTCCGCGCACTCAGCTCTCATAGGTTCACTCATTTTATTCTTTCCCGTATTATTAACTGTTTTCAATGTTACAGAGTTCTTAAACTCAAGCTCTCTGATATGCAGATAAATCACACGCCGCCGGGCTGGTTCCGATAGTCGCCAATCTTTACAAAAATCACGGTCGTCCCGAATAACCCGATTGGTCCGATTACACGTCGGATGACCGCCTTGAAAAATACTTGAACGGTAAGCAGAACAACTCTCACACGCAGGGACAACGCACGATGTATCACACCATATTTCCTTACTCATCCGCTACCTTAGGTTCCTGAGATTCCGCATTCAACCAGTTGAGCCAACATGTCACACACGGATAATCTATCGAACGTGAACATTCCGTCCCCGGAGGGCACTCGCATTGCATAATTCCTGCCAGCTCTTTACTGCTCATGACGCGAATGCGATCGGCGTTGGTCTGTATGTCTTCAATAAAAATCACATCCGCCCCATCCCGCCTTCGTTTGGCGTTACAAGATGGAAAAAGTCCAATACCGGCCGGACAAGCTGTTTTATCGAACACGCAGCCATCACAACCATCCTCCGATGGAACAGCTTTGTATTTCACTCTTCCAACGCTGAACTCATTTTCATTCATTCTTTTTATCCTCGGTTAACGCTTTGTCTATAATCTCCCGGATATGCTGCATCGCGAAGCATTTTTCCACTCCACGTCCGCAATCGCTGAAAAATGAGATACGTGCTTGCTCCCTAACCTTAATCAATGCCAGTTGAAGACGATCGCGCTCTGCAATCAGGTCATCATACTTTTTCGCAAATGTCCTGATTCGACCGGTCCCCGCCGCGTTTTCTGCATTCTCATTCCACCGATCAATCGCATCGCCACGGCACTCAAGCACACCATTACACGCATGACAGCCGGGACAAGGTAACAATTCCGCCATCAGTCCACCTCTTGTTTAAGATATTCAATTGCCATAGCAACTGCAGCTTCACGGGTTTCCGTACGAATAATCGCAATGTTATGCCAGACAAATTCCCACATCCCATTGCGATTACACACAGATCCCTCCGCCAACACCTCCGGGCTCTGCGCGATCCAATCAAAATTGGTCTTCGTACCCGGATCCGGTGCACCCCGATGCCGGCAGTTCTTACAAACAGCAATTCCATTCGCAATCGGAGACCATTCCAGCTCAGTTGAACCACACTTCGGACATTTCATTTACGACTCCTTTGTTTCTTCCACCTAAAACCAATATTTAACCTCCGTTAACGGATGCAATACAGATTCCACGAAGCTCATCCTCAAACCGTTCCGCTTCTGCCTCTTTATGCGAATAATGATCAGGATGGTCGCATTGAATATCTGCGGTGAATCTGCAGGAGGGAAACTTCGAGCAGCCCCAGAACATCCCATATTTACCGTTGCGTAGGATTAACGCAGCTCCGCAGCGCGGACATTTTGAATTCATTCGCCCACCTGATCCAACGCGTTCAGCTCATCTTCAATCTCATTCCACCGATCCCAATCGGGATTTTCAGATTCCAAAATCTGCCATTGTTCTTCCCGAAGATGGGAACGCTGGAGTTCTTGCTGCTTTTTATAATCAATTGTTCGCATCTCGATACTCCTATTCGAGTTTACCGTACTCAGTAACATGATGAAACTGATTTGCAAGAGCCAACGCTGCAGGATCATTCAGGAGTGATTGTACCTCTACATCGTCAATCGATTGTCCAAGCCGCATTGTGTGATATAATAACTGGCAGAACAACCGTTTGTCGATTTTTGCATGCAAAGAGTAACTCCACAGCGGCCAACACGCATAATCTAAACTTGCTCCGACCAATACCGTGCCATCCAACTCTGTGCACATCAAATCCGCGGTAACCAATATTGCACGGGTAAAATTGGTATTGATCAGCTTCGCACCGCGCAAATCTACATCGGTTAATTTCGCATCGCTGAAATCGGCGTTCCACAAGTCAGTCGTGTGTAGATCTGCGCTGCTAAAATCTGCGCCGACTGCTCGCGACCTTCCTAAATTTGCGTAGTGCAGATCTGCTCCACGAAAACAAGTGTGACACAAACTTGCTGCAAACAGGTTTGTATTAACAAGCAACGCACATGCCAATGATGCACCATCCAGATTCACTCCGTACAGATTTGCATACGATAGATCTGCATACGATAAGTCAATACCATGCAAGTCAAGCTCATGCAGATCCGCTTCTTTCAGATCTGCGCCACACAGGCTGATGCCTTGCCTAACCGCCATTTTCACTGCATCCGCTATGGTCTCGACATCCAGCTCAATCGGTGATTGAGTTTCATCCACAAATGTAAGTTTAATCATCTAGTACCACTCCTTTCTGCTTGCACGCCATTTGTATCATTGCATTCCACTGTTTTATCGCATTGAAATTCGACAACTCTTCTGAATAATCTAAGTCCTCGTCTTCGGTGCTATGTGGCCTTGATATATAATGCAGAACACCTGTCACTTCACGGGAACAGGTACATTTTATAGAAGCGGGCTTACCATACGATCCGATCAAAATGGCAGGAATGAATTTCGGATCTTTTCCGCAAATACACTTACGTATCGTTTCCATACACAAACTCCGTTAGTTCAGCGGCACCCAATGCCAACTTCTCAAATTAAACATGAGCTTACACCGAATTCCTGAAAACAACAGCGTATTAAGATCATGACAGCGTCCTTTATGCTCGTTGCACAAACACGGTCGATTGAATGGTACGTGAACTAACATGCACTTTTCACCAGCCGCTGTGCGATATAACATACCGACACGCGGTACCTGCGCCGGCACAAAACGGACAGGCAATCCATCGTCTCTGCCATCGATTGTGCACCTAATTGAAAAACACAAGTTAAATTTAAATTGAAAACTGCAAGTATTGCAACGTTCAGAATCTCGGAGCAAACACTGATACATCCGTCCATCCTCATGCCTGAAAATTTCATAGGGTTCATATGTAATAGACCCAACAGTAATGGACGAATTTATCACATCAGCAGCACGCGGTTCTCGACCAACCGTCTGTTGCTGATTTTGAATCGTCTCCCGGATATATTGAGATACATCCCGGTGTTCTTGCGCTACTTGCATCGCGGCTACCGTTTGTCTTAACGCATCAACGGCGCTTGAAAATTTATGAAACGCATCCTCTATCCGTTTATTAGCATTCATACGTCACTCCTGATTGTATTTGCGCACCAGCTGTTCTGCCATTTTGATCACATCGTTCACAAACGTCTCAATCTCATCCAAAGGAACGTTATCGTTACACTTAGGGTCTGCTTGCTCCAATCTCTTTTTGTACTCTTCAAACGTCTGATTCTCCGGTGGAAACAAGATCTCATACGTCTGCGGAATCAGATTCGCAATGGAAGAATCTCGGTCTCTGATACGTGCTCCCTGAACAAACGCTGTTTGCTGCTCTTTTTTCCGCCGTTGATCAATAATTCGATTTCTCGCGCGCATTCGTATTTTATTCAATATTCTCTCCAAATCAATCGGAGTATACGAACGCCCCATCATTCGCAGATATTCACGCTCCATTTCCACTTCGTGTTCTATTGCAGCTTCCTCTTCTGCAGTCGGCTTATAATTCATTTGCACCTGTCCTTTCAACAGAATTCAGCTCCTTCAACAATGTCTCAATTCGATCTCTTGCCGCCAATGCTTCTTGCTCCGTGCGAAAGACATTACCAAAACTTTGCATAGAAGAATCCCGATCGCCACCATCAAACGTATAGCGCGATACAGTTCCATATGCTGTGATATAGAAGTATTTATCTCCTTTTTGCGGCCACGGCTTTTCGTAGCCTTTGCCGTCGGTGGAGTTGTATTCGGTTACGGCTTCACTGATCTTGGCGAACTCGGCGGTGGTGCAAACAATCTCGATGCTATCTTTGTTAGAGAGAGAAATCCGCAACAGTACAGCCGGTTGGCGCCTCCCCATGCAGGGGAGGAAACAGACGCAAGCTCAATCCCGTTGGAGGCTTTGAAAGTATCAGGGGCGGTCTGCTGACAAAACTCGTTTCCACGATGCGTTTGTTCAACAATTTTAAATAGCACCCAGTTGCCTTCGTCCCTCACCACGCCAAGCTCAATATGTCGCGATGATTGCTCAGTGACAGTATCCTCCACCATCTCCTTCTTTGGTCCCATCGATCCGTTTGATACAGCGACGAACTTGACAGGAGCTCGATCCGGTCTGTTCGGTTCGCCGCATGCATACTGTCCGCAAGCACTCATACCCCAAAATGCACAATTATGACAACCAAGACCCCTCACACACTGATAGTAATTGCCATCAGTGTGTCTGAATATTTCATTGACTTTCTTATAAATCAATTCTGACATGCTACTCACTCCATCAACTTCTTCTGTACGATTGCAATTTTCTCACGGATGCCTTTACCGTGATCAATCACGCGCTGAATCAACTCGTGTTCCTGCCCGTCATAGCCATACTGATGTAACAACAACTCCGCAGCATCTGATAACGTCTCCATAACTTGAAACAGCGAATGCGGAGATTCCAGATCCAGGAGTTCATTCAGTGCCTCCCGTAACTGCTCATTTTCCTTATTCAGGACGTCGATCAACTTATTCGTACCAGACGTCGAGAGCTCGCATGGACGATACAGCAACTTCGCTGCGTTCCTCAACTCATCGTCCTCCCCAACAAGAATCACGCAACTTCGGTGAGGAGCATCATGCTGGCACTGTTCGCACACATCTCCTCCGATATCCGAAGCACGTGCAAGTCCAAGTTTCAAAATTTGCATCGCGCTCTAATCTCTCATTATTCCAAATTTAATTTCACATACCAATCTTTCAACTTCGCATCAGGAATTTCGAGCGGGTTATTCATCGGCTCATACAAGATAGGTCGCTCAATGGCCCGAAGTTTATCCTTAAACTCATCAATAAGCATCTGAACCTCGGCATCCAAATCCCCTTGAACTCTCAACTCGTCCGCATCAATAAAAACGCCTTCACAGGCATAAATTGGCTGCGCGTTCAAATAGATCAATTCGCGTGGATTCAATTGATGAGAATCACAAAATTCAATCAATTGCGCTTCATCGTGCACGATGTCAAATTGTGTCCACTCATACTGATCTTTCCACTCGATAAAAATCGGATATTCTCCGTTCCACTGATTCTTCGACGTTTCGCTCATATCACTTCTCCTCACCGCAACCTGTTGTTAATAATGATTCCCAATACTGTTGGTCTGCATCCAATATACGGTCCATACGTTGTATCACGTCATTACAACGTATCAAAATTCGAGTTAACTCATCAACCTCCTGTTTTCGCTCCGCGAGTTGCTGTTCCAACTCCTCGATTTTCCTACGCAATGCATCCTCGTGAGAACGTTTATTCCGAGTTTCAATCGTTATAAAACAGTTTTGATTATCGCATGCGACAGCCCACATCGAATCTGTTCCGAGACAGTTACAACTCTGAATAGATGCCGATAAACCACAAAGTGGACGCTTTTTTATTTCATAGCACATGATCTGTTCCTTCTTTCATGAACACCAGCCAATGGGTTTTCCCGCCACGTTGGCCGAACAACGGCTGAACAGGGAACAACCTGGCCACTTCCGTTACCTTGACTTGATCTTCATTCCATTTGAAGATCAGGAAACCGCCCGTCTCCAGTACCCGGAAACATTCGTTGAAGCCTTGTTTCAGGTCATCGCGCCATGTTTCTTTATCGAGTTTACCGTATTTTTGCGCCAACCACGATTTTTCTCCAGCATTGATCAGGTGCGGCGGGTCGAACACCACCATCCGGAACGATCCGTCCTCAAACGGGATGTTGCGAAAATCACCGATCACGTCAGGATCAACGTTAAGAGTCCTGCCGTCGCACAATGTCGTACAGCATTGACGGTTATCCATAAATACAACATTCGGGTTCTCTCGATCGAACCAGAACATCCTGCTTCCGCAACAGGCGTCAAGAATCTTTTTCGCCATTTGTTCAAATCTCCTTCTTTTAAACAGCATGAAGCGAAGTTTTTACAACACCTCATGCCAATCGCTGTCATGCATTCACGCTTCCGGCAGCAATGCGTCAACCTGTTCGCGTACGAATTTGACATGTGCGTCAGCATACCATGATATCGGCTCTTTGAATTCTACGAGCTTTCTGTTAAACTCGTCGATACACTCCTGAATGTCTTTCGGTAGCTCTTGATCTTCAGCCAGCAAGTCGTCATAGCAAACTTTTATGTCCGTTGCCATACTCGGACTTGCCTTATACAATTCTTTTTCTGTAAGCAACGTATCTCTTGTAATTTTCTGGTCATACAGCCAGTCGGCTAGATCGTTCGCATCTTCAAAGAATTCGTCGCCAACAAATATAGGATATTCTCCGTCCCACTCAGGCAATGCCTTCACAATACATTCATCACATCGAACTCGGGTTTTCCTGATCGGTTTTCCGCATTCAGTACAATGGACGTGGGTGCAGCTCTCGTATCGAGCAACGTGTTCATTCGTTGTATAATATTTACGCCCGGCATGATCGGTCAATTCATAAAAAGACTTAGTAACCGGCTTCAATACAACATCTTCTGGAAATATTATCATGGCTTCGCTCATTCTCCAGCTCCTTCCAGCGCACGTTTCGCATCATCTGCAATAGATCTGAAACTCGTCGCGTCGGGACCGTATTCACATTCATCCGCACAAAAATCAGCTTTGGTACCGATCAAATTCAGCGCCTCCCGAAGCCGGTCGCGCTCGGCTTCCAACGCAGGAGCGGAAGCAATTAAAACAGCATCATCCCTATAATCTACGCCAATACCGTGGCAAACTACATCCGCGTGCTTGTCGTCCGTAACAATCACATAACCTGCGAATTCTCCGGCTACGTAATGTTCTTTAATCTTCCACCGCTTTACCGTACTCATTCTCCCACTCCTTTCAGCGATTTACGCATCTTTCCGCGAGGTGGTTTTGCCTTCAAATATCGTAGTATTGAACGTGCGGTCTTCAGCATGTTTTTAGCGTAGGATTCAGGTTCAGCTCGATATACTTCCATCCCCCGTACATCGCCGGTTATTCTGCATTCTTCAAATGCTGCTATTTGAGTTTCCATTTGCCGCGGAATTTCATTGATGTAACACTGCCAATAACGACGTCGTGATGAACGTGCAACTTTCATTCTCCCGCTCCTTTCAACGCTTCTTCGCACTGTTTCCACAGCAATGCTTCATGCGGAGTCAGACAACCGTCCACGGCCTGCATCAGTCCCCGCAGTGCTTTCCGCAGCCGATCGCGCTCGGCTTTCAGCTCCTCACACCACCTGACCGCATCCTGTTGGTACTTTCGAGCTTCGCAGTGGCGATTTTCATAATCGATGAGCTGATCGCGGTTTTCCTGTTCCAGCTCCGCGAACGGCCTGATCTGCATCTTGCCGATTCGTTCAATGGCCTCTTGCGGAGTATGCCCGTCCCATTCTGGTGCCTGTTCCAGCTCTTTCACCGGAAACATATCCCAGTAGGGTCCGATATCGTAATGATACGTCGCCTGTCCGTTATCGGTTTCAATGCCGACGATGAACATTCCCGAATACATGGTTCCGTCGTGATGTTTGCGTGATTTCCACGATCTTTCCGGGAAACAGCGGCAAATCACGGAGAACAGCACCGCCCGGTGATGGTACAATTCATTGAATGTGTGATATCCGTCCGAGGTTTCGCCAGTGATTTTCTCGGATAGTTGCTGTTCCAGCTCCGCGATCCGGGCATCGCGTTTTGCCAATTGCTGATGTACTTCACATCGATTGCCTTTCACAACAGCGCAAGGTCCGTCAAAATCATTACACCAGTCTTCCTGAATCAAAAACGGGCACTTCAAGTCTTCACTCATTTCAAACCTCCTTACTCATGCCGCCAGCACTGCACGGTACAGTGCTTCTGCCAATACAGGCGGTACGGCGTTACCGATTTGTTTCTTCGCGGCGGTATCACCACCACAGAACACATAATTCTCCGGGAAACTGGTCGCAGCAGCCAGTTCACGGGCCGTCAGCATCCGATAGGTAATGTCCAGCCTGAAACTCCCGCCGTCCGGCAGCGTCAGGACACGCCCCTCTACTACTCCGAATCGATCTTTTGTAGTCACAGTATGCAACGGGATGTTCAGCGGGACCGCGCTGCCTTGGCTGTAATATTTGACAATAAACGGCTCGACCACGCCGATACTTCCGGTCGTGGCAACGGTTGAAAGCGGATTCATGACCGGCTTCACCGTTCCACCGCCATGCTGCGGGATGAAAAGCGGTTGGATCACACTGTACCGGTTTCCGGTATCGATTACCGGAATCGGTTTGTCAATCTCGTGAATCCTTGCCGATTGCCCGTTGCGCTCCGTGTTGTTGCGGCATAAAAACGGTCGAATCAACGCCACATGCTCGCCGCTCGCCGTCAGCGTCGGCAATGGCGCGGAAAGCGGAATCGCAGTCGAATTGATTGCATGGGCCGACGTTCCGCGCAGCACGATCAGAAACGGCTCGGCCCATGCACCCCAATATTTGCGGATTCCCGCTTCGATCCGCTGGAGCGTGTTTGCACAAAGTGGCTTTTTGCGGTTGAAAATACTTTCGCCGGGAATACTCCAGTCGATGATTTCCGCTGCCGAACGCCACGGTTGCGCCATGTTCTCAAACAGTCGTATTTCGGGTTCTTTCTCATGCGTCGGTTCCGGCCAATAAATCTTCTCACCGGAAGACTTCCGAACTGCCTGTACAATCAGCCGTTCCCGACTGGTGGCCGCACCGTAGTCCGCAGCGTTCAGCACCTCCATTTCAACGTTATAACCGCTGGCTTTGATTTCCCGATACCAGAGATTAAAGAATACGCCTTTCTTCCGAGGATCCGCGTTTCCAGCCCTGTACAGTTTGCCTTTATACTTAATATCTTCCTCAAGGATCGGTCCCCAATTACGCAATTCTTTGACGTTTTCGACAAACATCCGGCGGCATCTGGTCAACCTGAGGTACGGCAACAGATATTCCGGCTGACTGCGGAGCTGGTTTGAACGAGGTTTCCCGCCGGCAGCCACTGAGTGATGGGTACAACTCGGCGAAGCCCATAACACATCGATCCGAGTCGGATCGTCCTGAAAAATCTCATCCGGAAGAATTGACTCAATCGGAGCACACGCCCGCTTGAAGTCAGGAACAATTTCCGGATGGTTCGCCTGAATGGTTTTAATGGCAGTTTCCCAGTGATTGAAGCCGCGCCCTTCGTAACTTTCTCCGGCAGCGCGCAACGCGTTAATTGCGCCGGTAATTGAGCCGCCACCGCCGCAAAAAAGATCTACAAATCGAAATTTATTCATCTCAAATCATCCTTCCTCGACCTCGATGAATTTTCCCTCCTCAAGCCGATACCAAGTATCAGCCTTGATTTTTTCTCCATCCACGCGGACGGCTTTAAAATCAACAGGAAACCAACTACCAATACCATCATATTCCCATTCCGCACATGCAATCCAGCACCCGATCGCGCCTTTCGCTTTTCCCATATACCCGGTGGTAATGGCAAATGATTCGCTGCCGTCTGTGCTCGCCGCTCCGCAATTACCCGTATTGACCGATACACTCCGATAACCATCATTAGTCGCTGCGCTCTGATCACCGGTATTGCCGGAGATGCTGTAGTTTCCTTTGTTAATCGCCGCACTTTGAATGCCGGTGTTAACCGATACGCTCCGATAACCGTCATTGGATGCTACACTCCGTTTACCGGTACTCGTTGCCGCACTCCAACTGCTATTATTAATCGCCGCGCTGTAGTCACCGGTGTTAGTCGCCGCACTGTAATTGCCGTTACTGGTTGCTACGCTACGGTCACCGGTATTAGTCGCTGCGCTGTAATCGCCGTTACTGGTTGCTACGCTCAGGTCGCTGGTACTGGTCGCTGCACTCAGGTCGCTGGTACTGGTCACTGCGCTCTGATCACCGGTGTTAGCCGCTGCACTACGGAAGCCTGTGCTGGTCACCGCGCTGTAATCATCGGTGCTGGTCGCCACGCTCCGGTAGCCTGTGTTGGAGTCTGTACGTTTGATATATTCCAAAATAAAATCAACACCCGCCTTGATAAAGCTGGGCAAATCCAGCTTCGCGCCGATCCGCAAACGGTAGGAACGATAGATACTGTTGTCGTCCGTTTGAGGATCATCCATCGCCTCGACCTTAGCAAATTCATTTAAATTACCGGTTTCATCAGTTAGCGGATAAAACATCCAGACACCGAACGGATTCGAACAAAAGTGCATACCAGACTCTTCGCTTTTCAGTCTCGGCTCAGTGAACTCTGTATGCTCCTGATATTGTTTGCCCCGACAGATCATGCCGGGACTGAAACCTTTGTAACCTTTCATCGCTTCTTTCACTCGTCTTATGTTACTGTTACACTAATTGTTTCATGAAGATGTCACGCTACTACTTTTTAAGATACCGACACTGAAGATCCTGATGTGATCGAGAGCCGAACATCCGGCAGATTGGCGGTCGGTGATCGTAGATAGCACAACGGTATTCCGACGTCAGGAACGCACACACTGCGTTTCGGTCGGTCACGATCGTACTTTGCTCGTCAAATGCAATCTGGTGTGCGATCTCTCGCTGGATCAGGTTCGCATATTCGTGCAACACCTCGTTCGGAATCGGCACAGGTCCACAGCAACACGCCTTACACCGTTTCACATCACATTTTTTCTTCATCTATATCTCCTGTGACTTCCAATACACCGCATGGACTTCCGTCCAGTTGTTCGTATTTGCGCAAAACCGCAGAAAAAGAAGATCGTCCACTGCTATATGCGCCAACACGGTAATAGCCGCTCGGACACAACGACAACACTGCTTCTTCTTGTTTGTTCTTTACATCGCGAACTTTACACATCAGCGGTGCGTCTTCAAACGTCCACGGACGGAGGCGGGCCGGTTTCCATTTATCGAAGCCGTAGTTGAGGTCGCCGCTGCCGATGGTATAATTTTTACCGGGTTGAGCAGCCGTAAAACTCTTTTTGTCTTTTGCGATCTCGATAATCTTACAGAAATAATCTTCATTCTGATTACACACCCACGCACCGACTTTGCACCAGTCCGGTAATTCTGTCATCGGACGTTTAATCAAACTATGCTGCCAATCTGTTGTGTCAAAGCGCAGTCCTGTAATCTCCTTATGTCTCTTTTCGAAGTCTCCGTCAACCCAATACGCAATTCCACAGCTGGATACCACGGCTGCATTGCACCAGTCCGGACAATCAGTTCGGTTAAATATCTGTGCCGTTAATTTCAGTGTACTATTCCAAGGTGGCTCCGTGGGAACCGCTAACGCTGACAATATCCGAGCTACGACACGCTTTGCGGCCTGCTCGGTGCGGTAACAGTTGCCAATAACCAGACGATTTTTATCGATATCTACGCCGTCATACGTGCTACTTCGAACTAACAACGACGACGCAGTACCATATTCCCAGTTGACGTACCAATACTGATCCCCTTTCTGAGGCCAATCATTTTTCAACATACCAAACACTCCTTTTTACAATAAAAAAACCGCGTGTACCCAACATAAAATCAGATACACGCGGCAAACCCGTATTACAGGTCTTCGGCCATCTTCAGCAACTCTTCCTTCGATTTGCTGCGAAGCTCCGCATCGTCTTTCTCTGCAATCAGAGCAAGAATCTTCTGCTTCTTCTCAGCACGCTCTTTCTCTGCCTGCGCATTGAGTACCCGCTGTTGTTTCTCCTCAAAAATATGCTTCACGATCTTCAGCTGAACATCGAGAAGAATATTCTCCTTTGTCTGCTCCGTCAACAGGCTCTCTTCCTCGTTCGCTTTTCGCGCACGATTTAACGTTTTGTAAATCGCATCGAGATCGGACCTCGACAGCGTATACAAATCTTCCGTCGCGATCATTCCCTTGTAAGGAAAACGAACCCGGTGTTTCGCAGCATACTCAAACACATTCAACGCACCCATGTCTTGACTCCTTTTGTTTGATGGGTTTACATACGACAAGAACGCTCTTCGTCCCTGTCTGACTAAAACACAACTTTGATCACGCGCTCGATCTGCCCTTTCACTTTCACAACCAGTGAATCGCGCTTCGTTTCCGAAAATCCGATACCGGACAGTTGCTGATCACTTTCTACAACATGTGCTTTCGCGCCAAGCGCCTCAAAAACTCTTTTATGCTGCACGAGTTCCTGCTTCAAAAATTCGTTGTAGAAACCATTCGGCTGCTCTGAATTGATACAATCCTTCAACATAAAGAAGTAATGCCGATGCCCGGCACCAGCGTGTCGCTGTTCATCCCAATAATTCGGGCTGTACATCACAACAGATACCGGCACAAACTGCTCCGTAGTGACATTCCAGACAGTCTTGCTTGCAACGCTGCTGTCGATGTGACTCGTAACCGAGAACGTGCCATCCGCATTTTTCTGCACTGTTGCGACATCTACGCAGTCATAAAAACCCTTACAGCGACCAAACGGCCCATGATAGTCATAGAAAAACAACTGTCCGTCAACTTCGATCTCAGCACGGAACCCAGTCTGCCCGCCGCGATTCGTAAACCGCTGAACAAGGAACTCATACGGACCGGTGAGCATCGCATCCCGATTCGTCCACACAATATTTTCAACGGCTGCCTGTCCCCGCTGGGGATGAATGATATCAACATCTAGTTCGCCCTTCGTTATGTGTCCAAATTTAGAGCCAAAATAAATATGCTCCTTGTTGCGGACAATACAGTGCGCATCCAGGTCATTCTGATCCCACTGATTCGGATCATCATTCCACTGAATCGAGAAGCGCAGCACGCCGTCCACCTTACCGCCGGCTGCTTTCACGCGTTCCCGCAGCACACTGTCCGTGATATTACCCGTATAGGACCAGCTGAACGCATTATCCCACTTGAACATCGACTTTGCGTCGTCATGCACTGGCGCAATCAGCGACACCAGATTTTTCGCATGTCGAGTTTCAACGTATACCTCCAAGTCCGTCGCAGTCGGAAGTACATTTTTCACAAATGCGTCAATCGGCATTTCTTCCGCCCGCTCAAACTTTTTCGGTTTCCGCGCTACGTTGTGTCCCAGCGATTCCAGCAAATCAATGCCTCCGGCGACACGCGGTGCTACGTCTTTATTGAGGAACAGGATGTTGTTGGCGGTGATGTCGTCCAACGTTGCAAAACGACGCAGCAAAGACCTCGCGTATCCCAGCGCTTCGATTGTCTTCTTCGCATCATTCAGCATCTTTTCCGTGAATATGGCGTTCGGCCGCTTATAATTTGTAGGCGCAACGATCTGCTCATACCGACGCACTGCTTGTTCAAGATCCATACCGGAAGTCAGATCCTGCAGCAAAACGCCGATGCTGTGGTTTCGAATACGAGCAAGTGCCTGCCCAACCAGCATGCCACGCTCCCAGGCATACCAATTGCGCTGAGTCGCGTCCAGCGGGAGATAAGAACGCAACTCCTGCTGAAACTTGGCCAACGACGCTTTCCATTCCTGCCCCCGATACAGCGTATTCGACGCAATCAGCTCCAACACCGTATCAACGCTGTCAAGCGACAGCTCTTCCAGTGACCGCCGAAACACGGCGCACTGATCGCGATATCGAGCACGAACGCTATCCGCATCCTCAGACATGTGCTTACGAGGCACAATAGCTTCCAAGTGATCCCAGTTCTGCACAGTTCCATCCGGGTTCAAAGAATGCGTATGCCGGCAACCGAATTTATTGAATCGTGTGACAAACACGTCACAGACGGGCGCTGCCTTCACATACGCCGCCATCTGGTCTGCCACCACCTGATAACCGGGATCCGTCAACTGCAGATCCCATACGCTGTGCATGACGCCATCTTGCAACGCAACAACCATGCCTACATGCTTAATCGCATGCCGACAGGTGCTGCAATCATGCTCTGTGCGAACACGGTACAATTCGTTGCATCCTGCCGGAAACGATTTCAGATAATGATTGTACAGATCATCCGGATTCACCTGCACGGTATACAAATACTGATAACGATCGCTCATCTCCGCAAATTTGGCAGTAAACGCGTTCACAAGCTCTTCAAAATTCGTCAACATTACCCAATACTCCTAAATTTTTAATGACTACAAGTCTTACTGCATCAAAACAACAATTCGACCAATTCCTAACGCTACTTAACAACCTCCTTCCTGCAAAACTTATAAATCTCATTCCAGCGACAGCCGCAATCATTACAACTGCAGTCCTGATAGCTGATGTCTGACTGAAATTCAACGTCTCTGAAGCTAACTTGATCACTGCCGCATTTCGGGCAAAATCCGGGTTCTTCCTTGATATCACGCTTCATTATGGCTGAATCACCCGATGCATTCGCAGTCTTTGTGGTCTGATAACCGGGGAAATAGCAGATCCTTCTGCCAATCCCCAAACTGTCACATCGAGCGTGTCTCGTCAATTCACTGAATTCTTGGAACAGCCTCACAGAGTTCAGACTCTGAATCTCCGATAAAATCGCAGAATTCACGGCATGTAACGAGTCATCAAAAACATATCCGAAGCATCGCTCACCGCACATTCCCCGTCCGGAATAGTTATGATGTACCCTCGTTTGTGTCTCGATAATATGAACGAGTCCATCAGATACAATTTTCATACAGTATACGCTCCAAATTTTACCTATTGATAGTGATTGACTATATCGCTGATTTCCTGGTCCAACATATAGGCATAGTCGAAACCGGAAACCGCATCATTATCTTTCATGTACTTTCGTACACGAAGAATCGCCCGCTCCGTTGCATTAAAAGCGCCACAAATCGGCCATTTATGTGATTCGTCATGATCCCGAAATAAGCGATTAATCTGTCGAATGTTCATCTGCGTTACGTCAACGCCAAAATAAAGATACCTATAAATCATATCTGCCCCAGTACACGGATTCCTCTTCAACATCATGCTCCCCTTCCTCCCACCAAGTATGCCTACAACAAAAACAGTGATATCTATACCTGAAGCACTGAGAAATTCGATCAAATTTCCGACTAATCACATCGATGTCTTCTGATCCACACTCCGGACACATATCCGTTAACGTATACATACATCCTCCTGCATTCTTTAATTCAGCCTGGCGGTCAACATAGTATCACGCGGCGGGACAGGGAGACCCATCGCCTGAAACAACGGAAACTCCCGCCGATCCGAAACTTTCTGTAACCATTCCACAAAATTCAACGCCGCTTGTCGCGCCTCGTCGATTGTATAATCTGTTCACGATTCTTACGAATTTTCTTCCTTCAACGAGACTCTACCGAGTCTCTCCAGAAGCACTTCCGGTATGACCTACCGTGTAAATTCTGAAGCCCTCCTGACGGAGGTTCAGAGCAGCGTTTAAATCCCGATCGAGTTCGATGTGACAGTTGTCACACTTATAGACTCTCTCCGAGAGATCTAAATCTGCTTTGAGGCTATGACAGTTACTACAAGTCTTACTGGACGGGAAATACTTGTCAACTTCAATAAAGTTGTTGCACTTATACTTCAGTTGTCTCAAGATTTCAGACATACAGGAATTTTGTACGCCCTTACGGACGTACTTGTTTTCTCCCTCTTTCATGTCCTTAACGTCCAGAGTTTCCAGACACACAGTACCGTGGTTTTTAGCAATATGCGCTGTAAACTTGTGAACTGTATCGTTCTTGATATTTTGAATTCGTTGAAAAGTACGGGAAACACGAAGACGAGCTTTCTGACGGTTCTTCGAGCCTTTCACCTTACGAGCTAAAAGTCTCTGACGTCTACGAAGCTGACGTTCTAAATCCTTCAGTTTTCCAGGAGTATCGCAGATTGTACCGTCACTTGCAACAGCTAAATGCTTACAACCCACATCTACTCCTACAAAACTGTCGGACTCTGTCCTACGCTCTTCCTCGATCTCTACCGAGATCACTACGTACCAACCGTCCGCTTTTCTACGTACTGTATAAGACAGGATCTTACAATCCTCATACCGTAACGTTTCAGTCATTCTGACACGTCCGATATTCGGAAGTCGGATTTTCGATCCGTACAGTCTCGCTTTGTCATTACTGACATAGAAACTATCGCGCTGTCCCTTACGGTGAAACGTAGGATGACTTCTGAATCCCTGAAAGAACGCTTTGAACGCTCCTCCAAGATTCAACAACGCCTTTCGAGCGGAACCGTTATATACTTCAAGAGCCCAATCCGGACGCGTCTGCGTCCAGATCCTTGAAAGCATATACGGGTCACACTTCTCACCTTTTTCATAGAGCTCATTCCACCTAGCTAAACCCCAGTTATACGCAAAGCGAGCGGTACCCGCTGTCTTTGACAGCAAAATCGCCTGTGCATTATTGGGTTTCAGTTTAATTGTATGAGCTCTTTGAATCATAGGATTATAGCCGTTGTGTTTTCCTACTATTCACTATACAACGAATCTCAAAATTCTCAATCGGCCTCTTGAAGAAATCTTCAAGAATTTACTTCGATTTCGTAAGACCTCGTGGTTCTTGTTCAGATAGGTGCGCTACTACCTACCCGGCTTATCCGATTGGTCAGATCGGGGCTTCCCGTATCTTTCGATACGGCACGGGTCATATCATCTAATTCCTTTCGAAATCAGGAGCACTTCGGGCCTGCTTAGACCCTAACGGGAGCGCTTATTAGGTTGACCTCCCGATGACCTCCGAACCTTTTCCCCGGCGCATAGGACTCTTCGAGTCCCTTAGCTTGAAACAAACGTACCGGTTGATCGGCTGCTGATTACCATATCAGTCTACACTACTGACTTAGGCTTCCAGCAATTCACTTTCTTCTTCGATAGCGCTTACGCGCTAAAGGGACCTACCGCTGACACTCTTCGAGTGTGTATGTGTCATCAGCGTTGATCCGCCGCACTCGTCCATCGGATCCGCATCAGGATCCGATAGATCATATACAAAATACCGAAATTCTTCCCCGTTGTAATACGCGTTAAATTCCTCGATCTCTTCCGACATTGCCTGTTTCACTCGTTGGACTTGCATATCACACGTTAAGTCCACGTCACCAAGGCACGTTCGAATCGTTTCATCCGTTGCATAAACCCAGCCAATCTGTCCGCTGTCCCATGGGTCGCAGAACGGCGCCGTACGAAACGAAACGCTACTGTGATCGAGCACATAAAGCGGAACAATCACACGTGCTCCAAAATCAGTTTTCAATACCTCCAGATCAACCTTCGGATCTACAGAAAACCGGATAGAATGCGGAGTCTCCGAATCGACGTACCGATTCGACGGTTCCACTGCAATAATACCAACGTTACTGTTTTTCCTCGGATTGCTGGGGAACCTGTCATACTGGATCTGAATTTCACAATTCCCTACTGTAATGGAACTTACTACCTCTCTTGTCATTTCACATCCTCCTGTAAATAACGCAACGAAACCACATCATACACCCAACACCAGGCGTTTTGCTCCCAGGCCGCCCTTCCGAATCGCCACAGACAGAACTGCTGCCACGCTTCCTGCATCGTAGAAGCTACCGGTACAGCTGTAAAAGGCACATCCCCCACCCAGTATACCTTATCCTTCGAGCTTGCTCTGATCGCAGATTTACAGCCTTGCCGTGCAATATCATTATCAGACAATTCCTGCATACGCTGCAAACGCAGCGACCGTACTAAGAGAAATGTCCGCGCCTGTTCTCTGGACATCGTCGATCCGGAACGCCAGAACGGTGTTGAGTCAACGAGCTGTCCGGTTTTCGGATGAACAAATCGATCATATGGCGTTGGATTTTCACCGTCTGCCGCGAACCACGTTTTTGTTACATGCATCTGAATGTTGCCGTTCTCATCCAGCGGATGTCCACACCAATACGGCTCACGGACATAGAGAATATCGCCGGGTTGATTTGGCGCATAACACCGCCGCTCCGGCGGTTGCTTCGCATTCTGCACACCGAAATGCGGCACGCAATACCAACCTTTTCGATCATGCAACATTTCCATCGATGTCACATCCACCAAATTAGACTCTACGGGTTGTAAACAAAGGGTCTTCTCCCCTCGATACAACAGCCCGGACAGCTCTTTCGGCATCAGCAAACTGCGCATCGTACCCGCACACATCTTCACCCATGTCAGCATGAAGCACGAATGCTGATACAACAAACACGCTGGATTCTCACACATTGCAAATGTCGTTTTCCGGTCGGCAGACTGATAGTAGTACGGTAAACACTGACACAACGGGCATGCACCCGACTTATGCACTCGCTGTTTCATGGCAATCAGTCACACCTTTCTGCAACGCGATGTACAATAATTCTTCCAGATAATCGCGGATGCCGAAATACTTTCCGGTATTCTTACAGCGCACGTAAGAACGCTCCAGTATCGTCGCATCCTTCCGTATAAACATGTGCACTGGAATTACACCGTCATAATACCCAACATCGTTCATAAAATCGAAAAACGTGTGCAAGTGAAAATACGTTCGACTTTCCGTCCACCGGAACTCGTGGTTGAGTCCGTCGCCGTGCAGTGGCTGCATAATCAAAGAAACTTGCTCCAGCGTCAACGGTTCGCACAACTTATTCTTATTCTTATTCTTATTCTTATTCTTATTCATCGAAGTCAAGTCTCCCAATGCATTCGATGTATGTTTTCTTTGAACACTGCGATCCGAACTTTCTGCGCGCGGCCTTACGCAATGAGTTCCACTGCGAATGATTGCGTTCATCCAACAGATACAACGCGAGCGAGATCGCAATCGCTGTCGCATAATGTTTCTGTTCCTCCGGCTTCAGATGCTTTGTCGGCACCGGAACCGGATATGGTACGATTCCACCGGACATCTCAGCGGCATTGATGGCATCGATCAGATACTCTACAACTGCCGTGCTCGTACGAGCACACATCATAATCAAATGGCTTCGCTTCATTCTATTGTTCACTTCCACTTCCACTTTCCGCGTTGTTAATTGAACTGAGTAATACATCACCGAGATAGTCCTGCAATACTTTTTGCGTAGAATGATCTATCCTGACAGGTATTGTCAGGACTGCTGATAATTGCCGAAACTCGGTAATCAAAGGCATCAATCGACTCACATGTTTCCGATATGCTGAATGCGCCCGATACTTGTCCCACTTTCGCACATAAAGAAGCCGACATTCCTCCACCGCTCCTGCACATATGATCCAGAAATCCAGTTCAAACATTCCTTCCGTATTCGGTAGGCGCTGATAAAACCGTCGCTGTTTAAATTCCACATCATATGTGTGACAAAAGTAAAGCAAGTGAGGACGCACGTACTGATCTACAAAACCGTGAACTCGACTTTCCTGCGCTTGACGAAACTCATTAACTTGTTTCAACAACGAAAAAGACTCATCCCATGCAATCACACGAAGATCATCCCATGTCCGTGTCGGTTTCTCCATCAATGCCATGGCTCGTTTTCCTGTTTCTGTTCTTCTTGCTGACGATCAATATCGTCGGTTGCCGCATCCATTAAGTGAATGGCGGAATACAGCATTTCACGCTGATATGCGGTCAACTGCAATGTTTGATCCGCAACCATTCGGACAAGAGCTGCTTTCGATCTGGATAGCCAATACGGGCTAACCCGATGAATTGTTACCGTATATTCTCGCTTCATTTGAGTTCCTTAAAATAAACCGAAGCGTTATCCCAATCTCGCCGTTCATACGAACCGCATTTGATTTTACCGCACACACCGAGCCTGCGCAAACCACACAATCCGCATGGAAGCGACGCCTCCGCTTTCACATCGAATGGAAGAACAATATACCGCGTACTTTTCGGTCCGCGACAGATAGTCCCGGCTGGCAGCGGAGTATCAGAAAACACCGATGGCAGTTCTTTGCGCTGTTCCTTCTCCATAGCACAAGCAACTTCATCGGCAGCGTGGTTGTGCCGTTCCCCATGACGTATAAATCGATGACAAACCGGGCAGCGTTCCGTATGTCGCGTCTTCGCCTCCTGCTCCATTTTCACATCCCACGCAATTGTCACTGCGCGAACCGCGTACGGTAATTTTTTCTTATCATAACCGACACTATTCAGCGTGAACTGCACAATTCTTCGAATAAACGATGCTTTCATTCCACATTATCCTTCCCGATAACGTCTCCGGTCATGTCTTTTCCATGCACTGTTCTTATAAAAATATTCGCATCCAAGACTGGAATAAATGAGTTATCAATCATCGCTCCCGTATCCAATGCCTTAATACGAATATTCGGACCTCTGGTCGCGTTTACGATTTGAAATCTTCTGCCAGCAGGCGTCTGTACGATATCTCCAACAAAAAGCGGGCGCTTGCCTGTGCTGTCATAATGCCCGGAAAATCGCTCCACCGTAATGCGGTCAGATCTGATAATCGACACAAACGCAGACACGTCCCTACGAATATAATGTTGAATCTCAAACGTCGTCAAATACCGTTTTCGATTCTTCGACCACACCCGAAACAACGGTTGATAAATACGATGATCATTAGATTGTTCCATGTTCAGTCCATCAATTTAAATTTTCCTTTCAACGTCGGCGGTTTCGTCGACGCATCCACGACTTCATACACATCGAATTGCCGTATCACCTCCTGCGCCAGTTTTGCCTGCATGCCGGCAGTCGTACTGTAAAAGTCATCCCGAACAAGCCCCAACAACGTGATCGGCCTGTTCAGCCAGTACAGTTGCAAGTGCTTTACTTTTCCAATCGATCGTCGACGCACGCTCCAACCGTAAGACTGCCTCAAAAGCTGTCGAAACTGCGCTTCACTGATAGCACGACGTCCGTCTGCCGTCAAAACAACCTGTATCTCTTCCATTACGCTTTCTCCCATACCAACGTTGCTGTCGGAAAATGCAATCCAGGAATTTCCTGCTGTCGATAGATCACGGCACACCGACGGCCCTGGAACACATAAACCGTATGGTATCGCATCAACGGAGCCACTGCTTCATGCGGATATCGTGTTGTCGCGCACATCCATGCCCATGTTGCGTCAGGTCCCGGTTCCCGTTGCTCGAACACGTAGTACCGAAGGTTGTGCTTCCCACGATACAAATACGGATTCAATGGATCCGGTGCTCGTACACAAAGCCGTTTTGTAACTTTTGTATGTTTAAAATAATTACGCCTCATGTAACACGCGCCTCCGAATAATTCGAAACTGACCGCCCTCATTTTGCTGATATGCGCGCAGATCTCTGCGAATCCGCATCAACGGTGTCACTTTCTTCCCCGATACACGATCCGTTGTAACAGCGCTATGTGCATCCTCGCACACCAAATCTTCCCACACGCCGTTATACCATCCCTGGAGCACGATCAAATATTGATATTTTCTAGTCTTCATGCTGCTCTCCGGTACGCTGCTCAATATCCGTAAGCGGTACAATGCTCCCGATCTTCTGCAACAATTGGCGTCCTTTCGACGTTAACTCATTGGAAGACCGCAAGTACTGGGACGGCAGTTTTGCCTGTGATTCTCCACCGGCGTCCTGCTGCGTGCATCCATAATAAAAGGCGCACCCGTCCGCAATCTTATAGATCGCAGAAAGCCGGACAGAAACCTGTGCGCAATGAAGCCACTGATCGTCTTCGTGGATCAAATGAAGAAACTTCCGAAATTGAGTCAAGGAACACGGATACTGCGCACTTTCAAAACGCAGGCCTTCGAACCGAATATACTCTAGGTTGAATAAAGTAACGCGAGACACTGCTGTCACCTCAGACAGCTTAAACATCGTACCAGCACCACAATCCAACCAAATATCATGCTTCGTCATACAACAACCCCCTGTTCTGTAATTCTGTTCTAATTGCATCAGCGGTCTCGGCGACCCAGGACCACGGAAGACCGTGCTCTAACCGAGAACAACAACAAACATCATCCACAACTCGTATTTTTCGTGCAACCGGAGCATGCTCGCCTTTCACGACACGGACGACACCTTCATGTATCACAAATTGCAGCACGACAGAGGCGTCTGTGTCACAACTCTCCGCATCCATAAAAGATGCGAACAAGCTGAGATACGGAAATGCCTGTGCAATAGCCTGCCATTCATCGTACAACTCGACGGCTTCCGGCCACTTTCCAACATTATCATGATATTCGATGGTTCCATCAGGCCGACACCAACCATACGGTCCATAAACAAAACAGCTGGAAGCCCAGTCGTTGTCCAAATAATCCAACGGAATCGGTTTCACGACACTGTCCACCGCTTCCTGCACGCGCTCTCGTGTCTGTCGATCAGAACACGACACAGCTGCCAATACGCCTGATTGCTGCTGATACCGGATGGTGAATTCTTGATCATTTCCACCAGCATACGGAGCGATATCCGAAAAGAACGGATCTGTTCTTATAATAATCTCCTTTGCCTGCTCCCTTGTGACCGAAGCACCGGTAACAATCATCTGAGGCCATTTGATAAGTGTCACATCGGACAATGCCTGTCGAGCCTCTGATTCTGTTTCATAAAAAGTAAGCATCAGCGAACCTCACTATATGCGATTTCCACTGCCTCCTTCCAAGACATTGTACCGGAATTACAGTGTGTACAGAACTCTGCCAACACATCTGACTCGTCAACACCATCCCGGACTTTACAGGAATCATATTGCACATAATACTTATTATTCTTCAATTGATACACAAGAAATCTGCCGTTCACATGGTACTCAGCCTGCGCACGTGCGGCAACCGTTGCCTCATACAGATTGTCGAACGTCATTTTATTTACAGGAATCATAATGTCTCCAATTGGTTATATTAAAATCTGGACACAAAAAATGGTCCGTGTACCAGGATTTGAACCTGGGACCTCCTGCTCCCAAAGCAGGTGCGCCGACCAAGCTGCGCTATACACGGACATAGAGAAGACGACAGCGATTCATTGTGTGCTCACGGAGAATCTCCGGAAACGCGAACTTCAAGGCAATTGCCTATGGGCCGACGCAAGAATCGTTGTCAGTAACAACGCCGTCAACATGATGTTTACCGCTCGTTAGACGGAGAGCAGCTTACTGTACCTCATGAGGATTTACACAGCGCACTGTCATCAGTATCTCAGCACATTTAATAACACCTTATGTGCCAAAAGCGGGTTCAAATTCCCATGAACCACGGAGCGCCCTACTCGGATGCGGAGCGCCGCACTATTCTTCGGCGGCGGGAAATACGATGTAGTACGCTGCGCGAACTACAAAGGCCTCAGCTACGATCGGGGACAGGCTTTCCTCGTACGTCTACGACTGCGTGGTAGCACGCGACCATAACCTGTCTCGTCGGCACGTAATCTGGCTCCGGCAGCTGGATTCGAACCAGCGACCAAGTGGTTAACAGCCACCTACTCTACCGCTGAGCTATGCCGGACCATTTCGATAAAACCCCTCGAAGGTTGAGCATCGGTAAAACCGAGAGGCTTACGAGGGTATGCTCACAATGGCAGTCTCGCCCGGATTCGAACCTGAACTATCTGGACCAAAACCAGATGTGCTGCCGTTACACCACGAGACTGCAAAAAATGGTAGCGGCGGGTGGAGTCGAACCACCAACGCGCAGGTTATGGGCCTGCTGAGCTACCGCTGCTCTACGCCGCACCGTAAAGTGGCCGTGTGCGTGGATGCACGAAATATCCGTACACCAAACGCACACATTGGCCGATGTTTCGTCTTGATTCTTTCGAATCTTCCCGGATCCAAGCGCCTACCCACCGGGATGGTGTAAGCGCTCCCCAGGCATCGTCGAGCTCGACTACGATCAGACTTATCGCATACGTACTACCGTGCGTCACAACATATGCAATCAGATCGCTGAAACCAGTCCAACGTTCAAATGCCCTTACGCACGGCAGCAGTATTCAAGATACAACAAAAACAGCAAATATCAATAGACTGTTCACTGATTTTCCGACTTTTTCGATGCCAGCATTTTTTCCATCCACTGCAAGCCGGATTGCAGCACAGCACTACGCGCTAAAACCGGTGAGGACTTTGCTGCGGTAACATGGCAGTAAGCATCCGGAAGATGCGCTCGAAGTTTCGGATAATCGAACAGCACGCGATTGATTGTCGGACTTGCACGCAACACCAGCTCCAATTCATTGGCCATGGACCTTATATCTGACTGCAAGCGTTCCTGCTCTTCATAGAGTTGATACAGATCGTTTGCTGTATAAGGAATATCACATAGCGTGAATTCCATTTTCTGATAATTGATCGGAACCGGTCTTGTGCAGCAGCTCGGAACGTGAATTGTTATCACCTCTTCCACTGAATCAATCCGCAATACAATCTGTTCGAGGTTTACACACCATTCAAATGGCATCATATTGTAGACACGCATAAACGTGTCCGCACAATCTCTATCCGGATAATCCATCCGAATCCGAGTCTGAAGCAGCGTGGAAAACTCATCCTCAAGAAATTGAACTACCGAAGGTTTGAACGCGATATCCCGTGCAGACTCCAACTGTCTCCAAAAGTATCGATCGATTCTTTCTCTTCGCTCGTCTGTCAGCCGAATGATTGATGACAATTGTCTACTCATTCGAACACTCCTCCCTAATAAGAAATTCTTGAGAACGTCCATGCTTCTGCAGATAAAGGAACGAACAACTGTTTGCAAGCTGTTCTACTCCGAATTCAAGGAAATTATTCAAGCAAAACAACAGATGTTTTCCATCGCTCCATTCATGCCGAACTAGTCGCGAAACCTGCTCTTCTGTCCGTATCGTATTCCACGCTGCTGTAACTATAGCACCATCCTGCTGCACCCGACGCAAATATTCCAATACCGGTTTATCCCAGAAGCTCAGACAACGATCTGCTGACCCGTCTTCCATACAAATACCATTGGATATTGTGACACAGTTGATGCCATTGTAAGAAACGGCGCGAAACATCAACAGTCCCATACTGTGCGAATAATGCTCTTTATATTTTGAATAGACTTTATCTTGTACCTCACGATGATTTTTCACATGCAATACAGTCGCATGAAACGACAACAGCTTGTCGTGTTTTACAGCATCTCTGTAACAAACTGAACATCCATCATATTTCTCACACATAAACTCGAATCCTTTACACAATTTGAATTGGAATAAACACAACTTTTCCATCGGCTGAAACAGGTTGTTTCACCGTATGCGTACGAAGCCATTGATCCAGACGCATTCGACAAACATCCGATGGGTCCGCCGGTTCCGTCAACAAATACGTCTGCCGATTCCGCTCGTGAATCCAATACGTCGGCACCGGATCATCCAACCGAGACACCGCAAACCCGAGGGAGCGTACGTACCGTTTAAACACCGAAATCGACACTTCCGTATTCCCACCGGCAACAGGCATTGTCCATTCTGTCTTTCGCATCGCACGTTGCAGTGCCGCTCGGCAGCGATCCAATATAACCGCATACCGAAGTTCCGCACGAGGATCTCCGACATACGTCAAACAACAGTCTGCCGTAATCAGATCAAACGCAAGTACACCAATCAGCCTGAAATCATAATGCACCTTCATGAAAAAACAATGCACAATGATTCGCTGCTTTACCGCGAAATTCTGCAACTGCTGCAGAATATCCGCTGGTACATCAAATGCGCGAAATTGACACAACACACGTTCTGTGTATGCACCCTCCGAATCCGAATAGTATTGCTTCACAGATCGCAATGGAATCACGGCGCTGAATTGCGTGGATGCACGTGCCTCACCTGTAAACAGCGACTGACAGCGATCGTCAAACGAAGGTATGCCGGTTTTAATCGGAATCTCTACCAATCGCGCATACTGATCGCGCACCACATGTTTCGATGTTCGCATCATTTTACGCATTTGGCACCAACGATTTCAACAGCTCTTTTAACCCCGGATCCGGTTTCGGCGCCGGCAACAACGACTTCTTGCGCTTCTCATTGATCAGTATAAAAGCCCGCAGCTCCGGATACATCTGAAACAGCGAAGTGGTCGTCGTATGTGATCGAAAGACCTTTGTCAGCAAATTTAGCGTGTCCCTCTTATCTTGTTCAATGGACTTTTGTAACATCGTATAGCGAACAACTCGCTGCGCAGTCGAGTAGCTCAGATCTCGTGTATATGCTAAATCCTGAGCGATATATGCCGGCATCTTTATCGAATTCGGATAACACGATAAATAAACGCGTCCTGCTGGACCGAATACATCCGCCGAAAACCGCGGATCATCCACACAAGACACCGCGATTCCAGGAGACTCCAGAAACCATGATTCCGGCAACCGTTTCCAGACATCAAGCGGCTCCTCCGTAAAATTCCAATTCTCCGATGCACTGCCAACTATGCTTTCAGTCACGATATCTCGTACGAGTTCCAACACTCTGCACGACTGCTCCTCATCAATACTGTCGAACTTCTTATGCATAATGCGCTCGATCATCGTATCCCTCATCGCATTCAGCAATCTCATTTTTTACGTCCTTTCTATGCTGTTACACTATTTAATTCACGCCAGACTACTGACATCATTCTATATTGGTCCGCTAATTATGCCGCTATATGTGGAGACATAATTAGAAATGGTTCACGATACTGATCCATGATTCTTTCTCGCATTTTTTTTGTCACAAAATACACAATGCCCGACAACCTGTTTAAACGCAGGAACCACGAATTCGCCGTTCAAAAGACGGATAATATTCCCCTTATGATAACAGTGATGAATATGATCTGGGGATTGATCGCATCGATATCCGACCGCCGTATGACAGTGCGTACATACCATCAGGTTTGGAGTAATCGCAGATTCCCTCAATTCATATTGATGGAAACAAAAAAAGCCAGTCCTGTGATACAGGTCCAGCTTTTTCACGAATACCCAATACTGCTGTGAATCAGTTAATCGAACACCTGTCTCCGCGCTCCAACGTCGATACGCATCTTGAAACGCTTGGACAACCTGTTCAATTTTCCCCATTCGACAACTCCTTAATCTGTTTCACCACAAGATCAGACGGTGCCAGATCAGGTCGATATAAGACATCAGTACAGATGTATGTGGCCCAGTCTGCACTAGGACGCTCTGAATTTGCGAGTATGGATCGCGCTTTCGCGGCAAGCAACCGAACCTGTTCCTGATCTTCTTCCGAACGCAAAATACTGCAAAATTCAAACACGCCCTCACGTTCAATCGTACAACCCCACGTGTCACCAATCTCCTGTGGAGACGGAAGACGTGTCGTGATCGGACCTACTTGTCGCATCCTAACAACTTCTGACTCCCGCTCAATCACATATGACTTCAGGTTCGACTGCACACCCATATAATCAGACAGCAGAATTCTGACCTTCCTACTATCCGCTGCAGCCCATTGCTGATATGCGGAGATTCTGCCCGTTGTCACCTCCATTTTCTCGTATTTGAGCTGATAGCTGACATCGATCCACCACGCACCAATCATCTGTGTCATAACTCTATCGATGCGTTTTCTGAGCGCGTCTTGTATACGTGCAGATAACTTTAAATAACGCGAATTAAGCTGCTTTTGCCGCTCCGCGATTGCTACTAGTTCCTGCAAACACTGCTCAATTGTTGTATTTTCTGCCATCGTCCTGCTCCTTTCAAAAAGAAAAGCGCACGGGTTTCGTGCGCTTATGTGTTAATTACTTGTATATAAGTAATTCAAGTCTAATCGCCTTATGCTTCTTATGCTTCTTATGCTTCTTATGCTTCTTATGCTTTTTTGGTTCATGTATCAATACGTCCCAATCTGCAGGCAACCGCATATATAATTCTCCTTTCCGTTATTTACGCGATTATCTCAATCTGTGACTCGTTCGATCGTTAACACTTCACCCCAGCTACAAACGTCCAGAATCGTTTCTTTAGAACGAATCAGTTTGTCCGGAACGTTGCGAGAAGGATGACTGAACTTTTCTGAAATATAAGACTTGGCAAACTTTATAGCATCCTGCTCGCTAAGGAATGCTTTATCTACCTTTGTAACGATCTCAGAAGGATCTCTGGATGTATCGGCATAATCAACCGTAACGCGCACTCGATAAAAAATCATATAAAATCCTTACTATTCACATAGCGACCGTCTACATAACAATCGCACACACCAAGTTCCGGTTCACAATCCGGATGTTTTCCACGATGTATACAAAAATTGCATGATTCCACTTGATTCAAAAGCTCATCAAAATTTTCATTGATTGCCTTACAGAACTCAGGTGGACATCTTATCTGATCCTCCGCCAACTTTTTATAAAATAAAGCAATATCAGATTCCATAATACTCCATGTTTATTATATGACAATACGGTTCACTATAAAAGATGGTGGTCGCTGCAGGAATCGAACCTGCGACCTATTCCGTGTAAAGGAATCGCGCTAACCAACTGAGCCAAGCGACCACACTGGAACACAACTGAAGAAATGGAGCCGACTGTGGGAATCGAACCCACGACCTGCTGATTACAAGTCAACCGCTCTAGCCAGCTGAGCTAAGTCGGCAATCGCTGGTGGACCATGCCGGATTCGAACCGGCGACATCTTGCTTGCAAAGCAAGTGCTCTAACCAACTGAGCTAATGGCCCTCACTATTTCTCAATATATCAGAGAAACATGGATTTTCTACGTCGAATATTCACTTTTTACAGAAATAATTCGGCAGGGTCTGTGTCAGATCCGTCGAACTCTTTTGTAGCGTACTTAATATCACGTACGAAAGACTCCAACTCCCGAATAAACGAAACAGCGAAATCCGAAGGATTCAGATATATTGCGGGTGGAAATGATTCATAAAACCACTGCGTATTGTCTGAATCGATCTGTGCCTCGATAATAGTAAGTGCACCATTATCCAGTTGCATACTATTTACAGGAAAATATTGAGTACCCGCTGCTCCACGAGCTCTTACAGCGTGTACTGATCCACCAATACCGCAGTTACTGTCCTGCAACACTGCAGGATTCCCGTCTATCGATGCCTTTATCACTGCAGGAAGATTGTCGCGATTAATCTCCAATTGATCGGATCCGTCAGCAGAGCGCAATGACAGCCCAAGAACCGGCATTATATGAGCAGGAAACATTGCAGCATTTGATCTCATTAACCGCGAGTACGCCAGATACCAGCGCCTGCCTAACACCCAGCGACGATCCCAACGAAAATGGAGTTCGTAGGAATCAGAAATTCCGGGATAAATATACCCGTCAAAATCACCGACACTCTGCAATTGCTGCAATAGATCATAGAACGTCATTTCACATTCCTTTCAATTAAAGTAGGATACCGTACAAGCGCTCATAGAGTTGCTTTGTATAGGTCGCATCTGCGACGCATTTACCTTCCAACGCAGATCTGCCGGCAGCGGTCTGGATCAGCTCATGCGTTTTACCAGTGTCAGCAACGACCGCACGATCCACACCCAGTACAGCTCGCACAAGCGTGTCTAAACTCTCAGATGCTCCTTTTCCATTCGATCCGCACCATTCTCGGTATAGGTCGATATGCAGATCACGGGAAAACATGTATGAATCTGTATAAGAAAGCAACGTGAGCGCGTTCTCCGATGTATCCTGCACCCGAACATTCTGAATGGCTGCCCGTTTGAAGATGTAAGGAAGATCAAAACTGTACCCATTGTACGTAATCAATGTATCCCCTGCCAACTGCATTTTTCGCAACCATTGCAGCGTATTCCGCAAAACGTCGGCTTCATCAAACAACGTCTCGTCCCCACAACGAAACACAACAGGAGCTTCTCCATCGCTGGAAACAAACACAACACAAAACACACGTCCGGTCAACGGAGACAGCGCCATCTGTTCCAGCTGTTTCGTACGTGCCTCACGAATGTATTGCTCAATCGCCTCAGGCTTTTTATAATTGCCCGGAGCTGTTGGCATGGGCAACGCCCACTGTTGATTCAGATCGCGAACAGTCTCAATATCCATCGCGTAAAACTTATGCATTGACAACTCCTTTCACTTCCAAGGCAATCACATTACTGTCAACATTCGTCGTATCCGAATACTTCGCGCAGATGTTGATCAACACCTGCCTCGCCTGCTCTTCGTTGATGATATACCCCAGGTCGAGTTCTGCAACGTCGTATACATCATTCAACTCAATCACATGCGGAATGGATTGTCCATCTGCTGCCAACTTAAAATTCGCCATGATGCTCTATCTCCTTTAATTGAAATGAATCACAAGCCATATTGCTAGCCTGCACGTTTGGATACCAACTTACACCTGTTACTGTGTGTTGTAAATTCTGTTTACAAACACCAGTAAGCTCACCGGGTGCTGATTCAAAATGCTGACAAAATGCGCATATGTGCGGTTTCGTCAGATGCGATTTTACTTCATCGGGCATAAGACCTCCTTTCATTTGCTACCAGCCCACTCTAACACAACTTCTTAGACGGCTTTTTCATGGGATGGATTTCTTTCACAGCGTCATCGCTCCACAACTCAGAACCACAGCCGTAAATTTCCCGGATACCGTAGCCGTGACAACCATCATGGTCTGCCGAAGCGATACAGCGGAACGGTAAGCGGACATCTTTTTCCAATTTGATTGCCAGAACACTGCCGGAACCGTTCCAGGAATCATAAAGACCGCAGGTCGTATCTTTGGAGAGAACCAGATAACCGCGCCCAGTCCGCGCAGAAAGATAACAACTCTTGTTCCTTTTCTCTTCTATGTCAATAGCATCGCGGAGATTGAAATATTCTTCCAAAGTCATTTTGACCAGAAAAACCAACGCATTCATATGTGTACCGCAATTTAATGTTTCACGGTAAATCGACTTGAGCAGAGGCGGCTGAGAGTTCCCCCTGTCGGCCAGCGCCTTTTTGAGTTCAGATTTCTTATATCCCTGCTGACGTGCCAGCCACAACAAACTGGACTCCCCCGGAATCGAATCATCACTGGCGTCATAATGCCCGCCGATGTTATTGGAAGTAAAGTCATAATTCAGATCACCGGTATCGACAACCAAATCAACGCACACATCCTGGGCAAGGTAATGCTTTTCCGGATATTTCACATAGAACTGGTCGCGGATCAGCGCCCGGACTTCAGCTTCATCTAGGTTTTCAATAAGCTCTGCCACATCCTCATCTTCGAGAACCCACTTGATGATACTGTTCTCAACATCGCATTCCTGATCACAGTAGCACTCGTAAAGCAATTCCCATAATTTATCGCGGGGAGTTTTATCGTTACAAATTTCCCTCATCACCTGGTCACTGAGTTCATCGCGGTAATCTACATCGATCATCGTATAGAACATGCCGTTTTCATCTTTCAAGCAAATCGTGGATAACACATCCCTAATTGCATCTTTCAGACGGGATGCGATTTTTTCCTCAGTCTTCATGATGTTCCTGCTTTCTTTCTCTCGTCGTTTCCAATAACCCCAACAATGCCGCATCCAGATCAAATTCTGGTTTTAATTCCATGATCAAGTCAGCGGCCTGTTTCCGCCCCTCATCAGATTCGATGACATCCAACGCATCCGAATCAAAAACGTTCCATAAAATCCTGAGAAAATCGGAAGCCTGCCCTCAAGCTCGATCATACTGTACTTCTCCCAATAAAAAACCCGCAGTGCTTTTTCAACACTGCGGGTTGGTTGTCCACGAAAACGTTCAATCGTGCTTTCCGGAACTGAGCTCCAGGCTGACGATGAATTTCTTCAAATCCTTCACGTGCTCATTCTCTCCTCTAAGAATCTCGACAATCACATCGTTCGTCGCAGGATCGCAATCTGCTGTCAGCGCAATCAGTTCTTCATAGTTCTTGATCGCACACTCCTCTGCTTCCAGCTGCTGCTTCAACTGAACCATTGTGCACTGATTATCCTCTTCCTCATACTTCGGATAGGGACAATCCGCGACTGTGTGCAGATCGTTCGGATTGAATACGGGCATTCCTCCGAGCTCATACAGACGCTCCGCCAGCAACTCCGCGTGCGCTCGCTCTTCTTCTTCGTGATCCGCAAACTCTTTCTGAATCGAGTTGAACATCGGACCAAGAACCGTGTACTTGCCCCACCAATACTGATATTCGGACTGCTTCTCCGATGCCAGCGCTGCTTGCAGCTTTTTCACAATCAATTCTTTTTTGGAATTGCCCGCTTCTTCAGGCAGACCAAGTGCATCTGCGTTCATTGCATACCTCTAGTTTTTGTTGCGCAGGCCTTCATACGCATCCGGCTTACTGCGCTGATTCCAGAACGACTTCTCCCCTGGAAACATCGCAACACGTCGATCCGGCAACCCGCTCATCTCTACCGGCGCTTGCTCCGGTATCGCTGTCAGTTTCACCCGATTGACATTCGCAACAGACGGTAATTTCTGCCATGCGCGTTTGAATGTGTTCGTCATGAATTCATCTCGCCTTTACTGGTAAAATATCATGAATCACCGCGACTGTCCAACGGAACAATCGACTTTCCTCTGCGACAAACAGCTGCAAAATACTGCAACGTGTCCGGAAGTGATGTCACATCCACACGATTCGCCAACGCATCCTGCAGCTGCTGCATATAGGAGATGACTTGCTGTAGCTCAGCCATCGTCAACATCGCAATATGCGCTTTGTTTTTCGGTTTTCTCAACAAACGAGCCAATCGATAATACACCGTCTGCCTGTCCAGGTAACCGTCTTTCCACAGAAAATCAACCGCGTCATGCGCTAGCCTGCGCAAATGTCGCTGCTTTGCGTTCGCCACCATTCCCTTCGCCATCGACGTACCGGGATGACAACCGACATATGCGCCGCAACTTGGACAAATATACAAGAATCCCGTGCTCATATGGAATCCGGCAGCGCCTGCGTCACTGTAGTTCGTAGCACAGTTACAATACGGACACCACCGTCCTGTCAGAATCAACTGTTCCTTGCTGATCAGCTGCTCATTTGGATCCCATTTACCGGGAATCACGACAAACGCATCACGATCAAGCTCAGCAATCACCCAATTGGCTTCGCTCAATACCTGTTTCAATTGCCGAACCTCCGCGTCGGTCAAATCACGGATTGGAACGCGCACCCGTACTTCATTCGTGTCATTCTGAAGAACGCGCGCCATACTCCTGCCGAGATTAACGCGAAACGTTTCCAACGCATTAGAAACCGCACCAGATACAGTGACATACCGTTTCTGGCTTTCCGTCGAATACGCGAGCGAAATCGCATTCAAGACAGTTTCTGCATTGATCACAGATGCGAGTTCATGCTTTTCCGGTACTTCCAAAGCCTGCCTCCCCTCTGTCCGTTTTACGCAAATCAGTCACCTGCCTAAGTTCTTTTACAAAAGGAACCCAATGCAGTACGAACTGTGCGATACGATCTCCTTTTCGAATACGCAGTACATCTTCTGTGGAGTTATACAAGCTCACATCGATCGAACCCGTGTATCCGTTGTCGATCGTTCCAATGCCCGTTACAAATCCAGCCGCAGTCATGCTGCTTCGAGGGCGAACAATCGCTTCCAGCTTCGCATCCGCTCGAATGTGCTGACACAAGCCCAAGTGCACGCCGGTGCGTACCCTGGAGCGCTGACCAGGATAGAAAATCACATCTTCGAGCGAATACAAATCATATCCGGAATCAGAATCATGCGCCATTGTCGGCATGTAAGCACCATGATCCAACTTCACATCAAGCGCAAGGCCGTTTTGTATACCTCGCTCGATCGGATTCAATTCAAGACCGTCCACCGTCTGCCTCCTGCAGTGTCAACATCAACTTTTTTGCAATCAGTCGGCTCCACACGTGATAATAAACCACCGTCACAATGACACCGCTGATTACACCTGCGCCAAATGTAATCATAATTTCCCTCATCATTACTTCTGATAGCGCCTGTACAATACGATCACAGCCACAATAATGATAACTGCGATTATCGTACGAGGAACTACCATCAAACTGAACAAAATAAGCGCACATCCTAACAAAATGTTAGTCAGTGCAGTAGAATTCAAAGCAGCTGTTACCCGATCTTCCAATGATTTGTTACCCATGCTTCCAATTCTTTCGATAAGCCCACCGGAGCCGTTTTCCAATCCGGATAAAATTCATGCTTCATGCTGTCATATGACGTCAGCAACAAACCTGTTGCATCCAACAATACGATCGTACGCTGTACGGTCATCATATCATTGGAAACATCCACATACCCATATGCACGGACACTGGTATTTTGCAAAGACGATAGCTGGTCTGTGATATCGCTGATCGCAGCTTCGTGTCCAAGCCGTTTTTGTCGTCCGAACTCATGTAATGCTGCTGCACACTCGATACTCAGCACGATAGACTCATCCACACCGAGCTCCTTATTCTTCTCGTCAAGCGACTGGAATGTATACTCGATTGCAGCATCATCTCCATTGCTGTTCGGACACTTTATAATCGCACGAAGTTGCAATTGATGTGAATCTGCAACTGCGATCATCCGTGCAAACTCTGCTGCCTGTACAATCATACTAGAATCGGTCGAAGCCCGCATACAAACAAGCATGTCCGGAACAATCGGAATCTCAGTCCAGGAATGATCGTCATTCTCCTGTAAAATAATGTGATGAGCATCTTCCTCAGTCATTGTAATCCTCCAAATCGGCAAACTCGTTGCGATCTTCCTCCGGTATGTCATCTTCCCGGATACTCATCGCAGCGTACAGGTCCGACTCATCTTCTGCCATCTCGTCGAACTCAGCATCCACATCATCTTCTTCTTCCTCGTCAAAATCTACCGATATGGCGTACGGATCAATTGGAATTTCATGCAAATCATCGTCATCCTCGTCATCGCAATCCATATTCATCTGTTGAAACACGAAACTGCTCTCATCAGGAAACGGATTGTCCTCTTCCACGTTCACCATCAGATTCACGTCTGCTTCCTCCACATCCGGATCGGATGCCAAAAAACACTCCAAATCGATTGGATCGATGTCATCCATATGTCCGGATGGGACAGTGAGTGTGATCTCATATGTTCTGTTATAATGTCGAATGTGCACAGGCACATTCGACACTCCGATTATGTCCGATAAATACTGATCTACAAGATCTTCAATCATAGTCAACACATATTGGTCTACAAGATCTACATTCATTGATTTGCCGACAGCCATTGTAACGCTCCCCATCGTGCAATATGAATTGCATCCGCTTTATCGTTGTCTTTTTTCACAGAAAGGTTTTTTCCGATCACCTTCTCCGCCGCTCGTACCATATCTTCTTTGGAAGCGCCTCCAGACCCTGTCGCCCACTTCTTCAGCTCCTGCGTATGCACAGCAGCAACTTCGACGTTGTGTTTCGCTGCGACCAAATGAATGATTGCAGCGAAACCACAACCAAGAAACGACGAACTAAAACCTCTAAAATGCGGTTGTTCATGCACAATCAGAATCGGCTGCTGCTGCTCTACCAGCGCATCCAACCACGTGATAAACCGATACAGCTTCATACCAGGAATACCGGCAGTCACCTGAACACCGTATGCCTGAATCACGCCACTGCGATCACAGATCGCCCATCCAGCAGAAGACGCCTGGTCAATGCCTATGATGCGCTCAGTCATTTCGCACACTGCCGATCTGACCGCTACGTACAGTCTCCAGCGCACTCCGAACCATCGATTCCAGCTGCTCAATCCGTTCTTCCAACGTCGGTGCCTGTGACTGATCAGCAACACGATCCGTCAATGCAACATCGAGGCCCGACTGATCTGCGCTGAGCGCAGCTCCAATCTGATCAAACAATGCCTGTATCTGCTGCGTTAACTCGATATCGTCGATTTCATCCTCCAGCAGAAATGACCGAATGGCCTGCAACACTCCTTCGGGCGACTGCTGGATCAACGGCACTGCGACAGTTTCTAAAAAACCGAACAATAACCGATGCGAAATCCTGGTGTTGTGTGCCGGAGGTGGAACAGCACGCATTTTGTTGGACTCAGACACATAATTGATGAACGTCTGATACGCTTGTTTTACCTGGCTTGCCTCTGCCTCGGAACATCCGACAAGGCTGCAATATGCGTCGACTTTGGACAGTCTCACCGCATTATCGACTACGGACCGCAACACTCGTTCCGTTTCATTTGACATGCCCACTGTCTCAGAATAGCCTGGAAACCACTGATCGAAATGCGATCTGATCTTCTGCAATTTTTCGGCATTAATCGGCATCGTTCACCCACCCCCATAATTCTTTTCCACGCAAATCTCGCTTGATCGCACGCTGCGTATCCTCATTAAAATCAGAAATCACGTCTGCAAACGCAAACACATTAAACAACTGCTCTCCCATCGCCAGATCCGGCTCATTGCGCAGTTTCCCTCGAACAGACATCGAATACGCCAGCAGTACATTCAACATGAAAACACGAGCCAGCAGATGAAACAGCTTCGGATTGCGCATTTCGAGATTTGACAATGTCCGCTGCGCCTCGATTGTAAACGAAAGCTCTGACTTCGTATGCGCATGCTCGTTCATACAGGCTGCCAATTCAGACCGAAACGATTCCAGCTCCTGTACCATCTGCTCCTGATCGCTGGACTGAAATTGAACGCTATGCAGATGATTCAATGCCGCATCTAACAATGGAATACACAAATTCCCTACATCTGCCAACGGTCGATACCACGGATCTCCTGAAGAGGCGTTGGCTGGCTGCAGCATTTGCGCATTCAGGTGCTCAACGCCATTGCGATGCACACGCCATAACAAGTCTTCAGCCGCCGACTGCTCGGTGTCTTTCGTCAAGGATTCGGACATGAAACTACCCTCACTTCCTGTCCCTTCGGTTGTATCTGTTTAAAAGAATCGATGACTTTTCGAGTGAACGAACGATTCCCGATGTTATAAAAATTAACAGTGTCATCGAGCGTACCCAAAAAGTCATCAAGACGTTCCGCAATCGATACAGAATCCATGCTCTTCATATCTTCCAAAGACACATGAAACAGCCTTGAACTACTGATATCCAGTGCGGAAAAATGCTTTGTTTTCCCTGCCGTTATATAGCAGATTATTGTTTTTTTCACGTTTCGCTCCCTCCGTTGTTTCCGTCAAATATTCTACCACGGACAGCAGCTTTTTCAATGCTGCCAATTGTAAATATAGACGAAAAAGTTATATTAAAAGGGAAAGGAGCTCCCATGCGTTGTTTTTCTATGATAACCGGTAACATTACTGCCGGTATTGATCTGAATCGATATCCGCATACCGTTGATACCGAATCCGACCCGTTGACCGATCGCTGTACGCTGCGATTACTAACCGGAGAAGATTGGGACATCGACTACTTTATCCACTGCATCGATACTCATACTCCTTATGACATCCTGCTTTATGGATATACCTGCCTGAAGGCAGGGGACTCCGTCACACAGTTTCTCCCGGAAGATTGTTTCCTCATAGAGCTTGATACCCGTACGCAAAAACCGCTGCGATCGCACGGAGACCAAAGTATGCCGGTCGCAGTCGCTCCAAACACAGCGCTATATATCTGCTATGCCGATCAAACGGTTATCCAGATACAAGAGCAGGAATTCCTGCTCAACATCGGTGGAAGGCCAAAACTCATGACCTCTGCCGATATCGAACAAAGACGTCATCAGCAGCAAACAGAAGATGCGATCTGCGACCGGCATTATGTGCTGGAATTTTAATCGTCGTCTTCTGATGTGTATTCAGACTGCAGCAAAAACAGTCCGGACGCATATGCATTCATGGCGCGAACTTCCGGGCGCAACGCTCCGGACTGCACACGTCTGTGATAAAAATCACAAATAAATTCGAGTCCTTCCTGCTTCTTCGTCTTATCGCTTCGACTAAGGCACTGCTCGATCTTATCACCGTATAAAATCTTGGCTTTTCGACTTTCGACTGAAAACAGCGCCCGCACATCGATCAGCGAACCGAAGCAATCCGCATAGTTCGGAAATCGTTCCAGCAGCGAGTTTAACAAAGGTCGTGTCCAGTGATTGACATTGGTACTGAAAAACAACGGTGTTACACCATGTGCTCGCTCTTTGAGCTCCTGCAGTTTTGTCGCCAATTCAAACATCGCATATTCCAGCGTCATCTCACGGTTCACACGATATTCCGGAATGTTCTCATATTCCTGCGTAAATGCAGGCATAGCTCCAAAATACTTGGAAAACAGCAACGGCGGATGCCCCGGCAGATGTTGATACAACACAAAGCCGTGTATGCTCTCTGCTGTTTTACTGAGATCTGCGGTGATCATCACCAGGGAGCAGATTGATTGCTCTGCGATTCCCTCGTCACTGCGCTCTTCCAACATATCAAGAATTGTCATGCTTTTGATCTTTCGTAAACATGCGACAAGCGATTCCACATTGATCTTTCCCGATCAAACACTGGGCACAGCCGCCCTCCGGTTTTCTCGGACAATCAACGGTCAAACGCGCTCGCAACAATTTCTTATTGGCTTTTTTCTCTGAAGACGTCGCCTCATGCACCAACGGAACACAAGCTGCATTGGGCTTGTTCCCGAATAACACATAACTATAAGCGCCCGTCAGTTCCTGCGGAAGCAGCGGCTCCTTGCAATATTTTGGCTTTCCCATTCCAATATGCCGTAAAATGCGGGCCGACTCTTCGAACGACACATCCTCCAGACGGTATTCTCCTGCGAGCACAGACGTCATCAACAAGTACACAATACGCACCCGTACACTGTCTTTTCCGGTGTACGGAAACGTATTCATAATTTTACAATGCGCCCACAGTTTCGGAACACCGTCATAGCGCTGCTCTCTGACGATATCATCTTTGTCGAAAATCGGCAAGTAATGGATAATTGCAAGTGCCAGTCTCAAAATGCCGAGACCATCAAGTTTTAACGGCATGAAGTGCCCCAGCATCGTCAATGCCCGTTCATATGAAATATCACAGACACGCGCCAAGTAATCGACAAACGCCAGACAGTTATCGCTGGTCAATGTCGTCTCTTTCGGCAAATGACCAGCGATGATCTTGGCTACCCGTACCGCTTCCGCTTCAGCTTTCTGAACTGAATATGGTGTCGATGGTCTCGCCCTCCGGTATGGAGAGTTTCCTATGGATGTAGCCACGATTTCTAAGCTCCACACATGCTTCCAGCGCCCGCTCAATCATCAACTGCACATCCTGCGCAGTCGAATCCACCAGATCCGTATATTCGGTCGTCACATCCGGATCTCCGAACAGTACGTTCTCCTTGTCATAAAGACGTTGCAGCTGTTCCACCAGGTTGTCGGTCACGTCATGCACGTTTCTCCGAAGCGGCGTCAACGACGTCTTCACCGTACGAAACAACAGCATAATGTCCCGCTTATTCTGCGAGTCCTCCTGCGTCGTTTCTTCGGAGTCATCTGACTCAACCTCCGTATCGACCGGTTCCTGCTTCTCCGCGTCAATCAGCTTCTCAGCCGGTGTCCGTCCGTCATCAACAACCTCCGGCGTTAACAGTTCCGCCCGTTCATCCGCAGATTCGCAGCTTTCCGCCATCGGCAGCATCGCTGCAGCTTTACCGCACTTGGAAGAAAGCTCCTCCGCCAACATTGCATTGCACTGTTTCACGGTGACGATATCACCGTTCACAAGCGCATCCAGCACAGCTCTTGCCTGCTGTTCGTTGCCCTTACTGGTGTCGACGACCAGCTTTACCGCATTCACAGAGACACCGTTGTCCGCCAGTTTTCTCAACATCGCCGGCGTCAACAGCTGATTCACTGCCCGATAACGGTTTAACGTCGTCTCTGATACACGCAGAAACTGCGAGAGATCTTTCATCGATTTGATGCGAAATCGATCGCGCAATCTTGGAATATCCACCATCGCGCCGACAAGCCATGCCGCCGTCAACCCCACACGATTCGTTGCTTTCGCCAAGGCCTGATAGTGCTGCAGCAACTCATCCGCATCACGCAGACTGAACCAGTCAAAATCGACCCAATCCTGCAACGACACAACAGTTGCGGAATCGGCCAATGCCATCTCTGTTCACGTATCAATTGATACTTCTTCCTTCAACGAGACTCTACCGAGTCTCTCCAGAAGCGCTTCCCCTGTGACCCAGGGTGTAAATTCTGAAGCCTTCCTGACGGAGGTTCAGAGCAACACTCAGAATTTACGTCGTATCAACTGACCTCGTGGTTCTTGTTCACTACGAATCGCTACTTCGTAGCGGCTTATCTCACTGGTCAAGTGAGGGCTTCCCGTTCCTTTCGGACGGCACAGATCATATCATCTGATTCCTTTCGAAATCAGGAGCACTTCGTGCCCGCTTGGACACTAACAGGACCGCTTATTAGGTTGACATCCTGATGATCGTTGAACCTTTTCCCCGGCGCATAGGACTCTTCGAGTCCCTTAGCTTTCCGGTTGATCGGCTGCTGATTACCATAGGTATGTACACTCATACCCTTAGGCTTCCAGCAATTCACTTTCTTCTTCGATAGCGCTTACGCGCTAAAGGGATCTACTGATGACATTCTTCGAGTGTGTATGTGTCATCAGTGTTGGTCCCATCTTTCCTCCTTGAACCGACGTACGTAAATCATAGTCGACTTACGTACGCCGATTGATTGTTATAGTTTACTTCAATGCTTTGTAATCTTGCGCAAAATGCTCCACCGGCATTACCTGAATGGCGGGAACACCTGCAGCTATCGCCGGAAGCACAATTCGCGTTGTCGCTGTCTGCGGCATCGTGATATTATGCGCGACGTAAACGCCGTTGTTCTTCATTCGGAACACCACCAGCGTGTCAGACGCCGATTCATCCAGAACGCGCTTCATCTTCATGGCTACATCCTTAAACCATTCAGAATTGAACAGCGCCTCCATGTTCATCATTGTGGACAACAAAATCGGTTTCATCGATAATTCCAGCACAAACGTCAAATGCACTTTCATGCATGCTTGCACAATGCTCGGAAACTTTGACAACGTCTCGCCTTCCATCGAAGCATCTACCGCCCGCATCGTGTTGTATGCGGATGCCGGCTCAACTGCCTTCACGAAGTCTGCGAGCATTGCTCTGGTCTCCGAATATCGATTCATCTCTTTTGCCGCCTGTCGAAGACCGGATATCGGTTTAATCGGAATCGCCATTCGGCACGTCCTTCCTTGCATCAAAGAACCAACCCTGCTCCCAGAGTTGCTCCAGATTTCTGTAAACGACAATACCGAGCTCTTTCCTCAAAGCCTCCAATCGATCCGGTTCACTGTAGATTTTGGCAGTAATTTCCTGAATCGGAACACAAGTCAGACCCAGGATATCATCACTATAAAGTCCAGATTTCGAGGACTCCTTTGTATTGCAGCTGTTCACGATTCTTACGAATCTTCTTCCTTCAACGAGACTCTACCGAGTCTCTCCAGAAGCACTTCCCGCATGACCTGCGGTGTAAATTCTGAAGCCCTCCTGACGGAGGTTCAGAGCAACGCTCAGAATTTACGTCGATTTCGTAAGACCTCGTGGTTCTTGTTCACTACAGATCGC